TTCTGGTATGACTGATAGTGTTGATTCTATGGACGGATCTGGATTTACAAGTCCGTATTTTTCTAGACAACAAAATGTATCACTAATTGATGCTAAAGTAGGTAGAAATAAAAAGACTATTTTAGCAGATATGAATGGAGAATATGGTTTACCTAAATTATTAAAGTGAGCAGAATATGAGATTACAAATGCTAATAGGCGTACATCATGGGGATCAGATATCAAGTTAGAAAATATGTTTAGAAAAATGCATAATTTACTATTTGATCCTAGTGTAACAATCGTTTATGACAAAGTATTTGATAATCTCTTCTATAGAGAACCTGATAACCAAACTTATTGGAAAATAAATCATGTAGTTATTAATAATAATGTAGCTCAAGTAGAACGTATTGAAACCGATATATTTGGTAATATAATTGGAGAAAATAGTATACTCGATACAGATATTAAAATTAGTAGTATATATGATTTAGATCAAATATTTGGTGGAGCATGATCAATGGAATACAATGATACCATGAAACAATTATATTGATCAGAAAATAATTTAGATGTTGTTAATGATATTATTAATGATAATAATCTAAAAGACTATATGATTGGGTATCTTGTAAATAAGTCTGCTATCAAAGTAGGAGCTTCTAATGTTAATGGTGATGATATTTGAACTAATGATTCTGATTTATGGTTTACTACAATGTCAACTAAGTTTGGAGGAGTTCAGATGAATGCAGATCACGAACTTGATGAAGCAGAAGTTACTGAAATGACTCAGATGATTAGTGCTCTTGAACAAAATGGATTTACACACGATTTAGCAACAAAAGTATATCAAGAAATTGGTAAATTATGTCATGATGCTATTGCAGAAATTCATGAAGTTCTTGAAACAGGAGATCAACAAGCCTTATATGAAATTTATGGTAAAGCTTTAGTTAAAGCTTTTCAAACAAATAATAAAGATACTTTAGGACTTGCACAATCTTTTATAAAACTTGCTCAACAAAGTTTTAATGAAAAGAAAATCGATTATAAAATTCCTTTTAGTGCAGGTACTATTAATGGTATCTTTAACTCAACAGTTACATCTTCTTTAGTAAAAGATGCAATTAGACGTCATTATGATGGTGTTGCATCTGTATTAAATCCATCATATGGAATACAACAGTATTTTAACTGAGGAGGATATAACTATAACTACGATGAACTTTTAGATTTAGTAAGAAAGGTAGGTAGAGCTACAGATCCTCGTCTTGCAGATTTAACTATTAATGAAGCAATGCAAGGTCCTTTTGTTACTCGTAATGGAGAAAATCTTATTAACCCATTTGTTACAGAACTTACTGCTGAAAATCCTATCGATTTTGAAGATACATTAGTAGTTTATAATGATCCGATGTTTAATGGAGAAGAACCTTTATTAAACGAAGAAGGACAGAGACTATATCAAGGATATATGGGAAAGGTTACTACTGATATGTATGATATTGTAAAAATTGATAATTATTCAAAATACGATTGGTATAAAAACTTAGATAAGAGATATGCACAAAGATTATCTTTACGTCCAAAAAATCTTAAAGGCTCTGATACAATATTTATTATTGAGGGAGAAAAACATAGTATTTTTGAAGGAGATATAACTCGTGCATTACATTATCTTAATGGAACCTCTAGTACTACTGTAGAATCTCTATATGATGAATTAAGATCTAATATTAAAAAGGAACTTGGGCTTAAAGGAAAACCTGAAAAAGATTTAACTCCTGAGCAACTAGAATGAGTTAATATTATTACTACAGAGAGAATAGCTCTAATTCGTAGAGCAGCAGGAACATTAATTCCTGATGCAGGAGAAATTGATATTGACTTTATAGAAAATTCATTACATAAATCTCAGCAAAAATTATTAAATGATTTAGCTGACGGTAAGATGATCCAATGAAAAGGTATATACGTGCAACCTGAATCTGTACAAGTAATTCCTGCTCAGATTATTATGGGTAAGTTATACGCTAAACAATTAGGTCTATTGCCAGGAGATTCTATAGCTAAAATTAAGCAAAGAGGAGCTGAGTTCTTTAAAGAGAGAATTCAAGGTTATTATAACAATGATAATCCTGATCCTGAATCTTATGATATAATATTATTTGATGGAACTGGAAAAAAACTTTATGTAAAAATTGGAGACCAAAATCTAAATAATTTATATAAGGATACTTTAACTCCAAATGGAGATTTTACTATAGTTGATAATTCTGTTTACTACAATGGAAAAGAAATAGCATCTGCAGAAGGTAAGAAGTTTTATAAATATACTGATACTGCGGGAAATACACATGACCTAGTAATTGTAGATAACTTTGAAAGATTTTCTGAAATTAATAACTCTAGAATCTATAATAACTATAAGTATAACTATACATTATCTAATTACAAAAACTTAATTGCAAATCAATTTACGTCAGATAATGTTACTTTATCATATTATGATGATTTTGGAGATATTAAAACTAGAGAAATTTTAGATTACAAATCTATAAATCCTCAAGTGCTAATTCAAATGTTAAGTGATAATCAAAATATTAGATTTAGTAATAGAATTATGAAAATCGCTGATAGAAAATATAAAGCGTTTGAGCAAAGTTTAAGATTTGTAGGTACTCGTATTCCTTGTCAGTCAATGCAGTCATTCATGCCAATGGAAGTAGTTCTATTTACTGATAGTGACATAAACGAGGTCTACGTACCAACCAATCAGACATGGTTGCAAGGGTCTGATTATGATAGAGTTACGTGTCATAATAAAACCTCTTTAATTGCTGGAAACTCCTTAGAGACTTATAAACTACAACATAAAATCTAAAAATGATTTAAGTGTGAATGTTTAAAAATTATAAGTATTGGACAATCAGCAGCCGATTCTGAAAAGAAGGGTTCAACGACTATCGAAAGTATACTAATAAAGAAATATTATTAGGAATAAACAAGTAGAGTACATTATTTTATGGAAATAAGAGGATATTAAATTATGGTAATAGTAATTTAATATAAGATATAGTCTGATCTTATACGAAAGTATAAGCTAACAAAAATGATCGATAAAGTTTATATATTAGGTTATTCTATTTCTGATAATGGAAAATTACTTACAAATGCAGAAGATCCAAAAATATCTCCATTCTTAAAACAGGATGCTATAAGAAATGCAATTGTAAATGGTGTATTTGATGTAATACTGAGTCCTAAAAATCAGATTAACCTTACAATGCCTATTACAACATCTCATATGCAAGAACTTGCAAGTAAATCTGTATTAGGAGAAAGTGCAAAAATTATGAATCCTTATAATTCTGCTAGTAAATATTTAATGCAAATTCAAAATATGGTTGGTAAAACTGTAATTGGTAATGTTGCTACAGGATTAAAGAGTTTCTTTGCATTATCTAACTTATATAATACTAGATTTAAACAAGTTTATGATAGTATTGTAAATAGAGATTTTGATACAACTAGACAACTTTTAAGTAGATATTCATTTATTAAAGGTTCTCAACGTAATGGAACAGAACAATTAATTACATTAGCAAATGTAGATTTTTCTATGTTTGAAAATGATCCTGAATGAATTTCTAAATATGCAGTTCCTGCAGATATTGCAAATAATATTATTCAGCTAATAGACTTCCAAAGAAGATTAACTGATAAATCTCTTGATATGGGAGAGTTACTGAATGCTGCAACAGATAATGCTAAGGAGTTAATTCTTAAGAAAATTAATGCAGACTCTAATTGAGTTGATCTTTATGTATATAGTTTAATGCTTGGAGAGGACTTAAGAAGAATTGGAGATTTAATGGTATCTGAAGAAGTTACTAAACTTGTATCGGAATATAATACAAATCTTTGAACAGATCCAATTCCAAAAATAAAATTCATTTCATTGATCAAGCTATTGATGATCCTTCAAGATATGCAGTTTATAAACCAAATGCATCTGAAGCTGATATTAAAAAAGCAAATGAGAGAACTGAAATTTTATTTAAAACATTAAAGAAGAAAGCTAAAGGTGCAGAAGAAATTAGAATTCTAGGTAGATTATTAAAAATTAATCAAGGACTTCCTACAGATAAATGAGGAAAGTATTCTTATATTAAGGGAATTGAAACATTTATTAATGATAAGTTTAAAGATGAAATTGGAGAGAAATTTAATCTACTAAAGTTTGCTGCTAATGAAGAATACAGATTACAACAAATTGATAACTATGAAAAAGTTAAGACTACATTTAATATATTAGATGTTATAGCTAGTGTTCCACACTTCAAAGAAATGTTTAATATTCTAAGTGTTGATAATGAAGTTCTTAATCGATTATCAGTTAGAAATCAAGTTGAATCTATTGTTATAGATGAAACTACTCCTAAAAGAGGAAGTAAGTTATCTATAGAAGAATTTAGACAAACTAGAAATAATATTGATGATTTCTTAATTGATTCATGAATTAAAACTAAAAATTTAAGTTTTCAAGTTCCAGTTAATCAGAAATATAAGGTAGAAAATTCTATTTTAATTAATAAAGATGAAAACTTTATAATTAATCTAGACAGTAAGGATAATATTGATTCATTTAGAATGTATATTGAGGATTATATTATTCCTACACTTAAAGAAAAATTACCTGATAATGCATTTATTAAATATTTATGCTTTGGATTAAAAACTGATTCAGAAGGTAAGGAAAGAGGTTTTTATAAACTTCCATTTAATATGATGCAGATAGATAATAGTCAAAAGACTAAAGCTCTTTATGAACAAATTTTACGGGATTTTAATAGTTTAAATAAAGTTACGATTCCTGAGTTTGGAGCTCTAAATCCTGTTAATGCCTTTTATTTATATAACTTAATTGTTAATAAAGATGGTTTTGGGCAGGCTTCATTAACTCGTTTATTTGAGGACTTAGTAGCAAGCGGAGATAATTCATTATGGGTTGTTGATTATAATAATTGAATTGACCAACAAAATCCACAAGAACTTGCAAATACGTTCCTAAAACGAGATCCAAATGATAGTATGGCAGAAAGAGCAGAAGCAGTACTTATCAATGCCGCAAATGAAAATGTTGAAACTATTGGATTTAAATCTGAAGAAAATACTTCTTTAGATAGAGATTATAACGATTCAACTATAGATACTACTAAACCAATATTAGTATCTGATGGAAATGAGCAGTATAGACAAGTAAGATTCAATATTCCTAAAACAGATATATCTGTTGAAGAAGCTTTAAAAATTGCTAAAATTATTGAAGTTGTAGAAACAAAAGCAGATAAAAATAATGAAGAAGTTGTTTCTTACATTGATTTTGACTATTCTACGGAATGAGGTATAGCTGAAAGTGTAGCAGAGTTATTTGATGAAGGATATGATCAAAGAGTATATGCTGTAACTAATAAACTAATAGGTGAACATAACATATTAGTAGACGAGTTTAATAGTACTAATACATCTTCTAAAAATCTTATATCTAGAACTCTAAAACATATTATCTTTAATTCAGGAGCTTTTGTTAGAACTGATCCAAATCAACTTACTTTATTTAATAATGGACCAACCAAATTCTATGACTTAAAAACTCCAATGTCTACTAAGATTACAGAATTAGTAAAAAATGTAAATTCTTTACAAAATGTAAGATTAGTAACAGATCAGGATGTAATTAATGAAGATACTGCAACTAAAAATGCAAAAGGATTTATTAAAGAAGGAATAATTTATATTAATATTGATAGAGCTACAGACGATACTCTAATTCATGAATTCTCACATCTATACTTAGCAGATGCCAGAAATATGTATGCCGAGTCTTATTATAAGATTTTAGGTAATATACAGGATACTGAATTATGAAATAAAATGCGACAAAATCCTTATTATAAAAATAAGAAAGGATCTGACTTTGATGAAGAAGTTTTAGCAACTATGATTACAGACTATTATAATGGACATATTAAATCTGATGCAGAATTAGAAATTATAGATGAAATTCTTTCAATTACTAATCCTGAACTTAAAGCTATTATTAATAGTGGAGAAATCATGCCATTCTATGATAGTTTTATTCATGAAAACTATAAACTTACTCAAAAAGTAGCTACAATCAAGAATAAATTAATGAATGATGATATTATAAAAGAAGATTGTAAATAATGGCAAGAAATTGTACATACGAAATTACGATAAACGGTGAAAAGAAAGTGTTCAACTCCGAAATGGAGTTGGACACGTTTCTTGACAACTACGTTCAAAATATAGTAGTTGATAATGTTGATGCAACACTACAAGTAGATCAACAACAAGTCACTGTAGATAAAATAAGTGAAGCTATAAAAAAATATAAATCACTTGCTACAGAGTTTGAAATAACAAATGAAGACGGAGAAAAGGAAATTGCTTTAAAATTAGATAAATCAATGGGTGTTACTAAGTTCCTTACAACTTATGGAGATCCATTTGATTTAGCTAAAGTATTAGTTACAAAATTTAATCTTGAAGAGTATCTGAAAAGAGAAAAAGAAAGACTAATGAAAAAAGGCATGACTTCGAACGAAGCAGATAAATATTTGGAGGATCTACAAAAGAGTTGAACTCAACTAACCGATTATGGTACAGAAGTACATAAACTTTTTGAATCTGTAATTAATCCTGAAATAGAATATACTCCAAAATTATTAAATGAAGAGCAAGTATTGTTATTACAAAACCAATTAAGAGATTTTATAGAAGACACTAAAGAAAAATTTGGAAGAGACTGTAAATTCATTACTGAAATACCAATTGTTTCTGAAGATATAGCTGAACCTTATAAAGCAGCAGGATTAAATTCAATTAATGGTAGAATTGACTTATTAATTGTAGATAAAAATGGTAATGCTCATATTCGAGATTTTAAAGTATCTCGAAAAGCAGTAGGAGCTTGAGATGAAACTAGAAATGCATTATTAAATAATGTATGAGCTTCTACTAAAAAATTAAGTGCAGCATATCAGTTAAACTTCTATAAAGCTATGTTAGAACAACAAGGTATTAATGTAGCTACAGTAGGAATTATTCCTGTTAAACTTGATATTGATTATAAAAAAGATAATTCAGGAAATGATAATTTATCTCAAATTGATAATTTATCAGGTGTATACATTGATTCTGATAATATTATAGTAAATCCATCTAATACAATTGGAAAATATTATGATAGAGTTAGAGAAATTATTCCTATTAGACGTTTAACAGATTCATTTGATATCATTAAAACTATTGAAGAACCTATGAGTAAGTTCTTTCCTAATTATGAACTATCTTCAAAAGTTCAAAGAAAGAACGCAAACTTTAAAGTTTATAAGAAAAAACTTGTTCAGTATGTAAATTCTTCAGATCCTTATGCAAAATATGGAAAATATAGATTTTGAAATGAATTTAAAGTTAAAGATTCTACGAAAAGTAAGTGAGAATATGCAGATACTGAAGGAGAAATCGATAAAAAATTAGAGGATTATATAAAGTATATTAATGATCGTCGGGGAAATGAGTTAGCTGATATTGCACAAGATATTATTAATATTCAGCAGGGATCAATGGACATTAACGATCTTGCAAAAGATAATCCATATAAGGGTGACTTCTTACGTAGACATATTGGTAAGTACATTGAAGGAGGATGACAGTTTGAAAACAATCCTTCATTTATCTCTGCTGGTTTATTAATATTTACTAAAAATAAATTACTAGAAATAGTATCAATTACAAACAATGTTATTGAACAAAAAGTTAAGCTAGAAAAAGGGACAAGTCTATTAGGTTCAACTAAAGCTAATAGAGATGTCGATGAACATAAAATAATGCCCGCAACGAACGGTAATATTGATTTAATCAAAGTTATGGCATTATTAAATAGCGATACTATTAAATATGAAAATTATCGAATTAATAAAATTGAAAGTATCAATATTTGGCAACAAACTGGTACTGAGGAATATTTCGATAAATTATATGATAACTTTGTAGAACTATGTAGAATACATAACATTCCTATAAATCTTAAGAAGTCAAACTTTAGTTCAACTCTTGAATATGTAGTAAATACAATTACTGATATATGTGGTCCTGAAAAACTAAAACATATTGGAAATTGAGCTATTACATTTAGCGCTGATGATGTTGTTAAGGGCGGGGAATTTCTAAAAAATAGAATGGAAGAACTTAGGAAACTAGATAATGCTCAGGGATTACGTAAAGCAATACATACTGGGCAGTGAAACTTTGATGATCCTTTACAAACATCCTATATGTTACTTGGAAAGGCTCTTAATAAACTAAGAGGCTATGAAGTTTATATTGAACCTGATCCTGCAAAAATAGTTAACGTAACAGGTAGTTTCCATATTGGGACTGATATTACAAGTATTAATAATTCTCCATCATTAACTGCACAAGAAATTGGACGTATTGTTGCAGTAACAGAAACTAAAATACGTAGACAAGAATTAGCTTTAGATTCTAAGATTAGAAAAGTATTTAATGAGTTTTATAAATTTAAAGATCAAAATCGTTTAATAGGTGGAGAAGTAAAATATTTCGATAATCTTTTTAGGAGAGATGAGAATGGTAATATTACAAAAGATTTTATGTTAAAAGATATTAATGATAGTTCTTTAGCTAAAGAAGAAAAGGCTCTAATAAAAACATTTACAGAAATTGTAAACCAATTTCGTTTCGATGGAAATGCTGAACGTATTCAACAAGCACTTGAAGATGGAACTTATTATCAAGTCCCTGTAACTATTGGATCTATGAAGTCTCAGTTCCATAATAAAGGTTTTAAAGAAGGTCTTAAAATGGAGTATCAAGAAGTTACTAACATATTAAGGCTGTTTGAAGAGCAAATGAAAGACTTTGATCTTGCTAAAGATGCGCAAAGAGTATATAATAAATTTAAAATTGGAAATGATACTCGAGAACAGATTATAGCAAACCACGGAATAAATAGTCTTGAAACTCATCTTGAAGATTTATTAAGAAGTGTTATTCACACATACACTGCAGAAGAACACTACAATGACGTTATTCCCCAAATTCAAGGAATTAAAATTGCGTTACAGTATAATCAGGCAATATATGGACAGGAAGCAAAAAATCTACTAGAGTTTATTGATAAATATGTTACTTCTAATATTTATAATAAACCTATTATGGATAAGAACTTACAGCCTATTTATAAAACACTAGCTGCTATTAAAAAAATTACTACCGCTACTGCATTAGCACTTAATGTAAGATCTGGTCTTCGAGAAATGATGCAAGGAATGTGAATTCATATTAGTAGAACTATGGCTAATTCCTATGGTAAAGATCAATTTTCTGGAAAAGATTTAACTAAAGCTTGGGGAATTATTTTTAAAGACAGTCCAAGACGTATTACTACTCTAACAAAAGTAGAAGCTTTAAATGTTGAATATGGAATGGCGAATATGGATGCAGATATAGTTCAAAAAGCCTTAAGCCAATCTAGAAGTGGAATGTTAAACTTTAGTACTGATAAACTATATGTTTGTAATAGAGTTCCAGATATGTACCATAGAATGGGCTTACTAATTGCAAAAATGATTCATGACGGATGCTGAGAAGCATATAGTGTAAATTCAGATGATGAATTAATATATGACTTTAAAAAAGACAAGCGATTTGATGTGTTTACTTCTGCGGGGGCTGATGTAAATTCTGAAGCTTATAAAAGACAAGAAGGATTATATGAGGCTTATAGACAGCAATTTAATCAAGAAGGGTGAAATATTGAAAAAGGACAACCTTTGCCCAGGGCATATACTGTTAGAGAAGCTACTAGCATTAAGTCTTTCTCAGAGCTTTGTTTCGGTCACTATGATAAAAATACTCAAATGATCGCAAAACAAATGTTTATGGGAGCTATGATGTTACAATTCCGTACATTCCTTTCTGCTAAACTTGAACAATGGATTCTTAAACCTGGAACTTATGATCAAGGTAAGTTTGCAGAAAAATTTGATGAAAATGGAGTTCGTTATGTAATGATTCAATCAACAGGAGAAAATGGATTACCTACTACAAGAGTTGATCTTGAAACTAATGTTAAAGAAGGAGAAACGGCTACTCCTTATGTAGAATGGCAAGGTAGATTCCTTGAAGGTATTGCTTATTCTATGATTGACTTTGCAAAAGCTATAGGTAAAATGGATTATAATGAATTTAAAGCATTATGGGCCAATCCAACTAAAAAAGCTAACTTATATCTATTTTTAACTGATCTAATGCTTATGAGTCTAATAATGTGGATGATATATGCAGTTTTTCTATCAGGAGAAACTAAAGAAGAATTAGGAGCATTAGGACACTTAGGAGCTATGGCTTTATATACATCATTCCAAGATGGTCCAATTCAAAATATTGTTGCACAATTTGCAGGAGACTTAAATCCACCTGCATACTCTATTATTAAGAATATTGTAAATCAAAGTACAGCTGTTATTACTGGAGATAAAAATCTCTGAGAAGGAGCTACAAGTACATTTGGATTTATGAGTGATCTTAAATATATCGGAGATAAATTAGATTAAAAAAATAACCTCTATCCGCATAAGCAGATAGAGGCAAAAGAAAATCCCCTTACTCGCAATTAAGCAAGTAAGGGGATTTTTCATAGAAGTAAAACAATTTATTTTTAAAGATCAACACCTGGTAATATTATATTTTCGCTCTTAGAGTAATCAATAAATATATGCCAAACAAAGTTTCCGTTTTCGGTTATACATGAACCAATATATAATTTATTACTAGCATCAAAAGTTTGCCCAGTACCAATTATATAAACATCAACCTCGATTGTTGATTTATCATCTGTATCTATTATAGCTCAAATTGTAGGTGTATTTCTTTGGCTATCAACATATAAAATTTCTGCACTACTAGGTAACTTAATCGTTTGAGGATAAGTAAATTCTAGAGGATATTTATATATAATTTTATTCATTATTTCTTAGCTTTTTTACCACCATTACAAATAGTACAAGTAGAAGTACCTGATTTTTCTCCAATATTAAAAACCCGAATAAATTTTCCGTACTTTTCATCTTGAAACTCATGTGTAATCTTATTATCTGCGCAGTTTTTACAGAACTTAATTTCAGTAGCCATATACAATATTTTTACATTTATTAAATAATTCTTTTAATGTACCATTATTTACTAACGATATATCAAATTTATGTTTTTTATAAAGAGCATCTAATTCCCTTTCTGAAGAATGTAAACCTATACTACAACCTTTTCTTGTTACATGAATAATAAAGGCATTGTATTCTTTTACTACTTCGTTTTCAATTGCAAATCTTTGATCTGCAATTATAATATTATTTTTATTTCCACTTTGAAGTGTTGAATATATCCATAATTTATCTCCAAAATATTTACGCATTATATCTGTACCAAAATATTGTAATATTTGTCTAATAGATAAATTATATTCTATAGCTAAATTTCTATTTTCTTTTTTTAATTCTCTAGCGAATACTTTATCTGTAGGTTCATTTCCAAAAGTTCTTACTCTACTATCGTAAAGTAAAAACTTCTGAAAATCAAAATGATAATATTCTTTAAATTCTCTATCATCAAACTTGCTCTTATCTACATTCATCATGATAGATAACATTTCTTTTAATTTATCTGCATAATGTACTATCTTTCAATGCTTTGAAATCATAAACGGTACAGGAGTAAAATTTAATGCAGAAGCAATATTATAAGAATGTAAACAAGTTGGAGTATTTAATAAATAGTTTAGATATTTAGCAACTTCATCTTTTCCACTTCCTTTAAAACCTTGAATAGCTATTATATTTTTCACTTATTCTAATGTAAAATCGAAGTTCATAGGTATAGCATCAAGTTGCGACTTATGTTCAGCCCATTTCTTTTCAAAACTTTTCTTGAGTTTGTCTATAACTATCTTTCTAGCCTTTTCTTTATCTGCATCATTTGTACTACTTTTATAAAGTTTATTTATAATATCAGTAATGCCACTATAAACCTCTCTTTCAGAAATTCCTAATGTATTTAAAATTTGTTGAAATCCTATACTTTTAAAAGCAGAATTACTTGTAATAGTATTCCAGTTACTCATAAGTAGAATACCTACAGAACAAGCTGAATCTGGAATATTATATCCAGAGAGTAATTTAATACCCATACCTACAACAGTAGGATCTTGAGAGCCTAACATTCCAGATAAAGATTTAAGATCGTCCTCTGTAAGATCAGACAAATTACTACTTACAAATTTATCTAATTCTGTATCATATATTACTTTCATATAATTATTTAAAATATTATTAACTTGCTCATACTCTGAATTATCTGTAAAGAAACAGCATTTACCTGAATAAAATAATGTACAGTCTGCAGGAATAATTCCTTCAGACATTATAGCTGAAGCAAACTGTTCAAGAGGATCTGAAGAGCTAGTATTTATCGCTTTATTAATAAAGTTGTTTAAGTCTTTACTACTGCTGCTTTGATAACAAGCTCAGGTTTATGATCAATTAGATAATAAGTATCTTCTGATGGAGAATAATATAATTTAATGTTTTTATCCCTTGGAGCACCTCCTGAACTATATTGAGGCGTATATACACTATATTTTACTTTTGGCAGTATACAAACATCTGCTTTTGCAGCAGTTAAACTACGTTTTATAGTAGTAGCTTCGCTTAGTTTAAATCGAGGATATTTAGATTTAGGATCAAAATATACTCTTTTTACTCCAGTTAGACTTGTTAAAGTTTTAGAAGAAATGATAGTTTCTATACTATCATTATCTCCTAAATACATACCAAATACTTTTTCTGCACAAAAAGGACTAGTATAATAACAATCGTCTCCAATATGTTTTTTACTCCCATTAATATCATAAACAACAATCATATCTGCAAGACAAGTATTACTTATGTTATTACTATAATAGGAACTATTACTACTATTTCCTTGTCTTCTATAATAGTCGCAAACAACTATTCTTAATTTTGTATTACTTAAATTAAATAACATATTATATTAACTTTCTAGCTACTTTAGGATTCAATAATAATTTATTACATCTTGTAGGATGATTTTTTTGGAGAGTTTTAATTAAACTGAAAATCAAATCCTCAGAAAATAACATCTTATCATGCTCAATAATCTTAAGAATTCTATCAACAGCTACCTCTGTTTTACTACCTTTTGTATCAAAATATAGGTTTACAAAATTACAAAACCGAGTTGTTAAAACTGCAGCAATATCTGCACGATAGTTAGTACCATCATATACTTGTTTTGCTAATTCTCCTTTAACATAATCCCAATCTTTATTTAACATTGTATCAGGATCCATTAATTTATCTAACTTATTGGCAATAAAAGTAGTAAATAAGTTTCCAATAACGTTTTCTTCAGATGTAAAACATCCTTGGGCAATATTAAGGATTAAACCTAAAGTGTTTGTATCAGACCAATCTTTAAATCCAGAAATAGTATTAGCAAAAGTTACTAAACTTCGAGGATTAACTTTTTGTACTCCTCCCTCCTTTTTCATAATCTCAGGATAAGATAATACAAAATTGATAAAACGACCATCAATACCTTCTTTCTCAGCCCAACGAGCCCATACATCTTTATCAAAACCTAATTCGAAACTAATATATCGAGTCTTTTGGGCATTGTCCATAGAGTTAACATTATAATCACCATTATCAGGATTTGATGTTAATATAATAGTACAGTTAGGTGGTAATGACCAACTTATATATTCTCCTCTATCTATCAACTCCATGGTAGCTTGTATAAATCTAGGCATTTTTGTTACCGTATAGGCTCTTTATCCTATACTTCTACGTCTTCTTTTAGGTTATAACGTAGTTCAGACTATATCATCACTATATAATAGTGTAGCGCACTCGTGGTACTTTACTATCCATTTCTGGACTCCATGTACTAGTCGTTGAACTTTCTAATTATTACTAATTAGCTTAGCTGCTGATTGACCTCCTCAGGCTTTTCCAGCAATTCACGCTATTTTATGCGGACCTCTAGATTTTATACTTTCATTTATATCCTCCTGCAGTAAGATTCTTTCTTATAGCTCGAGATATATTACAAATTTTTAGTTCTTTTTCAGCATCTGTTTTTGAATCTCACTCTTTAATAAAAACATTATCAAGTGAATATTGAATAACAGGTATTTTCTTATATTTCTTTTTTAGTTTAGAAAGATTTTCTTTTAATTCAAATGATCATCTATATCCACCAGCAGTATAACTACGATTATTACATACACTACATATTGCAGTAGTATCTTGGTTAGTAGATATAGCTGCATCTGTTATCGATTTATAACTTTGAAGATATTTTCCTTCTAAACTATACTGATATACCATTTTTATATTAACTGGAGAATGTGTCTCATAATATTTCTTTTTAGAGATACTTATTCTATGTTTATATTCTTTATCTCTAATGATATTCTCAGGGTCTAAAATATGATTTATATAAGGTTTAATACTATTTATATAGTATTTTTCTCTACTAATTCTATTTTCCTCAAGACAAGTTTCTATAACTTCAAAATAAATATTATCAATGCCATACTTGTTATACAAATTTTGCATAGTATGATTGTGATGTTTATTTTGTTTTAAAGTAATTATATGTTGTCTTAATCTATGCTGAATATTTTTTGAACTTCCTATATATTCTTTATCGTGGATCTTTATTTTATAAATTCCACAAACTTTTTTATAAACTTTAATCTTTTGTAATGTTAGTTTTTCCATATTTTTAAATTTATATCAAAGATACTAAATTTATTCAGGGAAACAAAACTTTACAATATATTTTTTAATCCGCACGATTAAAGTCATCAAGAATTAGAATTGTGCCATTTTCATTTCGAGAAGTAGGAACCCATGCAGGAAGAGCGTATCCCATTCGAGATATATTATCTTTAATTCTATAACCCTCTGCAATATAAGAATCTAGTACATCTGCAGATACCCAAAGACATTCCTCATCCTTAATTACTATTTCATTTTCTACAACAGGCATTCCATCATCATCAAGTCTAGGACGCTCTGTACAAACATAATACTCTTTAATTGGAAAACCAATAAGATCACCTAATTCCTCTAACTGAGAAAGATTAAGTTTAATACAGTCCATTCCTCTTTCTTGAGCTAACTGAATGATAGCAGAAGTTTTACCTAAACCAGATTCACCTACTACTTCAATTGCAGTAGTCTTTTTATGCTCATTATATAATCGTTTATTATTATCAATAATATAACTAGCTAATGTTTTTAATTCTTCAATATTAATTGTATTTATATTTTTCTTCATATTTTATGGTATAAAAATAGTATGTCCTGGATATTTTTGGGTTTTATGCCCATTACTTGTAATAACCCACATCATTTGTCGCATAGGTTTGAATGTGTCTAATGGAGCATAACCGTCAGTAAAAAATACTAAGGTAGTATATTTATTTAGATTAGCGTTATAATAATCTATTACAGGTTTAAAATCTGTACCTCCTCTACCTGTAATTTTTCCATCAAACTTTCCTTTATATTCATATATTTTATGAATATCGGCATCACATTCTACAATAGTTACCATAGACCCAGTTTTATATATGTGATAGATTTCACTAAAGAAATCTTGTAATTCTGAATCACTTACAGATCCAGATGTATCAATTCCAACAAGAATATGTTGTTTATGCTTTACTTTGATTCCAGCACTTCCAACAAATCTATTAGACTCTTTTCGAAGAGATTTTTTTGTATACGTTTTAAATGAATTTCCTAATAATCTTCGGAAATACATTTTCCAATTAAATATAGGAGGATCTACTTTAAATAATGCATCAATTATTGATTGAAATTCTCTTGGAATGCTACCTCTACTTTTAGTAGTAGCTGTAGCTGCTTCTTTTAATTGATGCTCAGTTTGATTTTGCATTAATTTTTTTCCTGCTTCATCAAGATTTTGATATTCTTTCCAAGACTTATGATCATCAGCTCCTCCACTAATTCCATCAAGACCTTGTATTGTGCCTCTATTCCCACTACCTGATCCTTTCTGTCCAGATTGAGAATTTTTTTGTGCATATTTTATTAGCTCTTCATAATAATATTTTGCACCTTTGTCCTTTTCTAAGTTTTTACTAAATCAGGATATTTATCTTTTAGTTGATCCCACATATTATCAGGAACATCTTTTATATATTGATCACAAACTAAATCGCAAGCAATATTGAATAGTTTGTGGTCACTAATTCGAAGTTCTGATTCAATAAACATGTGGTTAAAACATATATGAATTAGCTCATGTTTTAATAAACCTAACTGCTGATTGTCAGTTAATTTATCTCAGTAATTAGGATTTATAACTAGTTTAGAATTTACTCCATTTCTAGAAACACAAGCTGTATCTACATATGTATCAGATATTTCTTTATTTAAATTAAGAAGAAAGAGCCCATAAAAGGGCTCTCTAATCATTAATTCTTTACATGCTTTAATGAGTTGCATATCTTAAATTTTTTAATCTTCATGTGGAAATTTATCGATTTTTTGACATCTAATATTAGATAATAAACAACCTAAAGCTTTAGCTTCATCATCGTATCCACTATATATAACTATACCTTCTTTATTTCATACAGTTACAGTATTTGTTTTAGAATTTCAATCTGCATAAAGATGTCTAAAAGAATGTTCTTGTTCTTCATCTATATGATCATACTGTACTGTTTCTTTATAATGGCTCATTTTAAATATAATTTTCTCCTTAAACTGTATATACAGTTTATCTGCTAGTTCTGCTGCTTGAGGATGAGCTCCTATTGCTCCATATAATGGACTACGTAACTTAAAGAATCCTTTCCATTGTTCAAGAGTTCCAGTCATTACTAATTCTGTTTTAAGAGCATTAGGAAGAACTGATCTTGCTTGTTGAGGAGTTCAACCTTCATTTAGTAAACGTAAATAAACATTTTCATCGTTTTCTAATGCATTTAAAAAATTACCATAATTTGAAGATCGTTTAATGTACCCAAAGTTCTGATTCTGTATATCAGCTCCTACACGATATCCAAGGCCGTCATATCAATAACTTTGACCCTCTGGGATATCTAACCAACATGGAATAATAAAAGTGAGTTCTTTTCCAAACTTATCCTTACTGTAATTACAATATCTTGTGCTTTCCTGAGCAAAGGAGAATACTCTATGACGTACTAATTCATGGGATACACCACGATCACAAATAAACTTTACTGTAATTCGTTTTTCATGATATTCAGTAGGTTCACAGAGATATTTTAGATCATCAAGCCAGTTATTTTCTACTAATACTCTAAGATTAGTGGTGACATAAATCGTATTTCCATTTACACTTCTTTGTTCATGACAAACCGAATAGTTATTATCGCCATATTTAAATAAATCATTGTATTCTTCTTCCTCTCCGTCTTCTGGTTGAATAAAAGGATTATAAAATTCAGAATCAGCTTTTAAATATACAGTACCATGTTCTAGCATAGCGCCATGACCAGATTTGATCATTCTATCGACAAATCCTTTAGCAGAATCAGGAGTTATTTTATCTTCTGATTTATAACAAGTTCTTCCTGCGAGTTCAATTTGTTTATAAATACCTTCAAGTCCAGATTCCTGTTCTATAATTTCAAAATAAGGTTTAATTAGCTTCATATTTTTCAATTTCTTTTTCTAAGTCAGATTTTGAAATACTTCCAACATGTCTTCAAACTTCTTTATCATCTTTTAATAAGACTAATACAGGAATATTTCTAATCTTATAATTAGTAAGTACTACAGGATCTGCTTCGTCTACGTCTATATCTTGTATATCAATTTTAGATTTTAATTCTTCTAAAATAGGAGCCATAGCTCTACATGGAGCACAATAAGATGCTCCGAATTTCAATAATTTTAACATAACAATTTTTTATTTTATATACAGTAATTCCTAAAGCAGTAGAAGCATGCTTTAATGATTGATAAGTAATTCCATTAATAGTAACTAATTTTCCTTTATGTACAGGTTTTTCTGATATAGCGTCATCAGTATATTTAAATATATAACCGTTACAAGATTTAACCTTACCATTTAAACATGCCCCAATTCTTCAATTTGGGAAGTTTTTTTGGACTTTTCTTCTAGATGGCCATTTTTTTATTAAATTCATATGTAAATCATATTGATTTACTGCTTTTGTAGAAACAGAGATAATAGGATCTTTTTTAGAAGTTTTATTATAACTAAAAATAAATCCACAAGCAGTTTTAGTTCTGTAATTTGGATTACAACAATTTGTAATAGTACTTTGTGTGACTTTGTAAAATTTTGCTGCTTCCGTAGCTGAAGTTCATTCTTTTAAAAACTTACCTTCTAAAGTGTATTGGTAGACTTTTTTAGAAGTATCTACTACTGCAGCTAACCCTCCATCTAGAATATTATAGCATTTACCTCCATTTCTATACTCAGATATTAAGTTTTTTTCATATCTTTCTGCCTCTTCTTGTGTTAAGTTAGAGAAAAGTATTTCATGTTTGAAATTATCCCATCCATACTTTTGTATAGCTTTATAAAAATATGGATTTCTTTTATATCCAGAACCGTTACTTCATCTAATTACTGGATTTTGTTTAGTTATTCCAATATAAACTCCTTTGGAAGGACTTGTATGTTTATAAACGCATCATTTGTTATTTTTCATAGTATATTATTTTTAATGTAATTTGATGTTACAAATATATAAATTTATATTTAAAACACCAAATTACATTAAAATTTTATATTTTAGAATAAGCTCAATTGCTTATGTTTAAATAAATATACTATCTTTTGAGCAGACGCAATATAAAATGGATAATTAATATTATTTGGAATCTTTGTCTTATCGTCAATAGTATTCATAATTGTTACTCCAGAATCAGTTAACAACTTGATATAATTATATCGACGACCATTACTATCAATTTTACACTTATATAACCAAGGACCATCAGTAGAAATATAATAACGATTAATTCTTTGAATAATTTTACCATCATATTCAACAGAATAATCTTTACTTACTTTCTGATAAGTAATAAACTTATTAATGTCTTTACATCCTCGAATTGTCTCTTCAACAGGAATTCCGTCAGCTAAACATTTGTTAATAGCTTCAGGTATAATAGTAGCATCCATACCTTTACCAAGTTTAACTTTATCAATAAACATTCCTTTAGTTTTTAACAAATCAGGATTTTTAGTTTTAGAATATCCTTCTTTAATTGCTAAATAATCATTAATTGCAAATTGGAACATAGCTTCAAAACGATCTTCTTCAAGATTAAGTTTAGTTAACTTTTCCCAATCTTTACAAACATCTTGAAACTCCTGCTCTTTATTTTTTGGGCGCAGAACAAATAAGCCATCAGTGTTAGCTTGAACAATTTTACAACCTATTGCAATTAATCGTTCGGCTAACATTAATAATAATAATTGTCCGTTAATTCTAATTTGCATAACGGTAAACGGACTATAACAAAAGTTGTGTTCATTTTGCAAATTTCCACTTAATCCGTTAAGAGCAAGTTTTAATGTTTCATTTTTTATTTTATTTCCATTATGTTTAGCCTCAATACGCTCATTTTTAATTTGGGAATAAACCTCAAGGAATTCTCTACCAAGATGTTGAGGATAAAATTCATGTTCAATTATCATACTCGGATATAGAGAAGCTACATCTATGTCACTGAGTATCTGATCATTAGAAGGTATAACTTCTTCAGGTTTATTTACTGTATGAATCCCTCCCACGCCCACGCAATATTCTAATCCATCTAGTATAAAATGTTTTTCATAACCTTTTCTACCAGGTGAAACAGTTTGACTTTTCATATCTTTTAGAACTTCTTGGAGAATCGGTGTATCAAACTTAACAATTGGAAGAATAACTTTACTTAGATCAATCATATCACAAGGAGAACGTAAATCCTTGATTTGATTTCAAGTTTGACCTGTTTTCTCAAGATATTTTTGAGTAATAATCTTCATTCCAATGTTTACACCATCTTTATTTAATACTTTTACTCCATATTCATCTTCGATTGCTAATCGTAATTCTATATCCTTTTTACACCGATTTAATAATTCCTCAGTAGAATCAACATCGTTAATATTATATTTTATCATATTAGGAATTTCAGATGCAGGAAGTCAGGTTTGGAAATCTCCTTCATATTCTTGAACATTATGAAATTGCATAGTTACTTGCATTTCCTTCAACCCAACTCTCAATTTCTGAGAATATAACATTGTAAGCAAATCCAAGGTTTCAAAATAAATTTTATATTTCCATTTACTCCAAGAAGTAAAGTTACTATCTGTAGATCTAATAATTTCATTACTAAGATTATATAAAGATTTGCAAACACTAAGATAATCAAGTGTTGACAATTTCTTATGATAATCAATAATATAATTAATTATAGGATTATCATAATGTAAATTATTATATCCACAAAATATTTTATCTGTAAAGAATTGTAGATCTGTAGTATAGTTTTTTGCTCAAATGCCATCTTGAGGTTCTTCTTGAATAGTTCAAAAGAAATCAACCAATTTTAAAAGATCATTTCGTCTTTCAGAAATTTCAAAATATAAATATTCTCCTGTTTCAGAATTTTTTACTGTACAGTGAAATACATTTGGAAATATCTCAATATCATAAACATATACAGTTTTACCTCGGATTAACATTCTATTATTTCATATAATTTATTAAAATTTTCTTCCATTAACCAGAATTCATATCCATTCCAGTTAATATAATAACCTTTGACTCATTTATTTTCAGGATGTTGTAACTGAATTTTCTTAATTCTATCATAAAATTCATATTTAGTCATAGGTTCTACCTCTACATCAAAATTCTTAACTCGAGCTTTCATTAAAACGTTCCTTAAGGTTTACCTCTTTACATATCCATTCTCCATTTTTATGTAAATAATGATACTCAATCATTATTGGATCTAAATTATAGTAATCTTCTTCAGTTGGAGATATAATTGCGCCAGATCCATCTGCATAAAAACTTGTTATATCTAAATCTGTTCCTAAACAAGATATATCTCCATTAGCAATTAGTTCAATAATATCGTTTATATCATTCCAATTATCATGTAGAGTTTTCCCAACACCTTCTGGATATCCATCAAAATGACAATAAATTGAACTAACACTACCATATGGATTTATCATTCCTATTCTAGATCTAGTGGACATAAGATTGTAGTATTAGTGTTAAATACAATAAATTTTCCTGTAGAACTATATTATTGAGTAAACACAATTTATTGTATATCTGGATATAAATATTATATATTCTTAACATTTCTTTAACTTTTTTAATCAATCCTCTTCTACAAAGTATGAAGAAGGGCCATACTGATCAATTCAACCTTCATCATTAACAAGATGCGCATGACAATCAAAATCATCATAACTCATTAATTCTTGAACTTCAGGCCACTCAATAAGTATATATTTCATATTATATTTCGTCTAATTCTTGTTTTAGTAGCTCAGGATAATATTTTCGATAAAATATACGTATTGTATCTTCACCTACTTGTAAATCCCTATTTTTATCCCGTTTAACAGCTTCTTTATATGGAATAACTATTTCCTTATATTCAATATTTGCATCGAAATTTGAGGCAATTTCTTCCCATTTAGCCCTAGTTTTAGGGTTAAGATTAGTAGCATCAATTATAACGTTATAACCTTGCTCTAAAGCAGAGGTAATAGTTGTTTCCTCAAGAGTATTAATTAACTTTTCCCAAGACGGAATCCAATAATCACCGCACATAAGTCGGAGATCGTCCCTATTCACCCGAATCCAAGTAGACTTTCCCTTCACGAACTCTTTAGACCACGAAGTTTTGCCACTAGCTGGAGGTCCAACCATTACAATTATTGTTAATTTATTTTTTGTCATAAAATTGCTTTATATACATAGGATGGACTTCTGTTAGAAAAGTACTTAAATCTTTTTGGTACTTATTTTTCATAAGTTCTTCAAGATTAGATTCTCTAGAAAACACATCTGGACGATTTACTTTAAACTCTCTAAGAATTTGTAATGCCCAATTAACTTCTATATACTTTTCTAAAGGAGTAATACTAGGATCTTTAATAATATAATTTCTAAACTTAACTAAATCAGGTTTTACATAAACATTAAGATATTCTTTTATCTTTCCTTTTTTATTAAGTGTAGAACATACATATGGTAAAAGATCCCCACAATCAGTTCTTTGAAACCAATCTTCAAAAGAAAAATATAAACAATGTTTTTCTTTATCATATTTGGTTTTAATGTTTCCAATGATAACTAAAAGATCAGTTTCAAAAAGAGAACAAGGAATTTTATAAATATACTTAATATCCTTGTTCTCTTTTAATTCCTTAATCTCTTCTTTATTCATTAGGACTTATAACTCTAGGATGTGCTTCAATAGATGAAAGTTCGCAAGGAGCATTTTCTAATAAATCATTATAGAATTTCTCTTGAGACGCATATATTGCTAATTTAGCTTTTTGAAGTTCTTCAAAGTTTAAATCAGATACGCTAAAGTAATATGCAGCTGCGTCAGTATGATTAAATGTAGAAGAACGTTTATATATTACTAATCTAAACTTTAAATTATCTAACTCAAAAAGGTTACCATAATCTATACCTGAACCCCAAAAACTAACTGCTTCGTTTTTATCAGTCCATTGAATACAATATTCATACTCGTCGCTATTAGTACTATAATAATTGCATCGATTATATACCTTTTTTGGACTTAAATTAAGTATACAGTGCCAAAAAATTTGGTCAATTTTTTCTTGAGATAAATTAAATGGTTGTTTCATTTTCTTTTTGTTTAGTTTGTTCTTTAATTACTTTATCAAAATACTTAAACATTTCTTCCTGAGGAAATAATGTTTGAAGTTGATCAAGTGTAAGTGCTGTATCTTTATTAACTAGCTCTGAATATTTATCTGATACAAATTCAAATAATTCCTCAATAGTAGCAAATTCATTTATAGAATCATTTAAAATAAAGTTCCATATTTTTTCAGAAACATTCTCTCCAAAATACAACGTTAAAGCTATATCAAGAGCATGTTCTAAATAATACCACATCTCACTACTTCTAATATCAAAACCTAGTCTCTCAAAGTTCTCTGCTTCATTTAAAGCAGTACGGTAACTTGAAATTAGATCTTTAAGTTGTTTTAGTGTAAGTTTCATTATAAATCAGTTTTATCTCGTAGACTTTTGAATACTGGAAGATTTGGAACTGCATTTTCTGTTGCAGTATATCCAAAATACTTTACCGTACCCATTTGTCCTATTAATTTGTCTATATTTTCTCGATACCATTTCTTTAAAGCTCTATCTCCCATAGGTTTAGCTTCAAACGGATATCCTTCTTTTGTTTTCATATTAAAAACAAAATCCTCTTCTCGAAGGCCATTAGTCATTCCAGTTATTTCAAATTCATCATCCTGGAACATTTTTACTTTTAGCATTCGCTTATCTCGAGCTCCACATTTATATTTTTCATTTGGGTCCCTAATAACCAAACCTTCATAACCTTCAGATACATATTGATTATGAAGTTGAATAATTGCATCCTTTCCAGATACACTTTCATGATTAACTACTACAACTTTATTAGGAGTAATAGAGCTTAAACTTATACATTTATTTAATTCAGTTAGAATTTTTAATCGTTCTTGAAAAGTTTTAGTTTCATCAACTATATCATAAACATAATATTGAAGCTCTTCATGTTTTTCACAAAGCTCTTGCAGTCTGACAATTCCACTAATATAAGACAAAGGCTTTCCATGAATATACAATTCTCCATCTAATACTACATCAGGATTATTGCTGAAAAATTGATTTAGAAATGTATAGTTACGAATATAAGTGGTTGGAGTATCATAATCTTTACCTCCTCTAGAAGAAGTATAAACTTCTTTATCCTTATAATACATTAGACATCTTACTCCATCTAACTTAGTTGAAGCATATCATTTATTATCTAATATATTTTGTTTAGATTTTGGGAGACTATCAACACTGAGAGCCAACATAGGCTTTAAGTTTCCTTTTGCGTCGGTATTTTGTTTAGGAACTTTTAAATCTACTTCTGATTCATCAGTTATATCTTTTATTTTAAGCTCCTCTTGAGATTTATACCCTTTATCTAAATAGCTATTACATAAGCTATTATATTGTAATTCGGCTTGTTCTTTAACAGTTCTTTTAACTTTACCTTGTTCAATAGTAACTAAAGGTCGTTTAACCATCTTTCCATTCAATACGCCAGTTTCTCCAGTTATTGAATAGAATTTTTCATTCGATTGAATATCAGTATGTTCATTTAAATTTAGTTGAACTACTCGAATTTTATTGTTATTGTCTCTTTTAAAGAAGTAATTTGTCATATTATCTTTGATATAAATATATATCATTAGTAGTTCGAGATAAAGCTACATATTGTAATTGTCGTAATTCCTCAGGATCTGTACATTGCAAAATATTTTCCATATCAACTAATACTGCTAAATATGAAGAAGATTGTGATTTATGTGCAGATATACAATATCCATAGTCTAAAGATTTTCTCTTTATAACTCTTCCTTCATGTACTAAATCAAAGGGAGTAAGAAACGCTTCTTGAAATTGATAATAAGCTCTCCAATCTTTGCCATTTTTACTTTTTACAGCTTTAATCCTCATATTATCAATTCGAGCTGCTAAATTAGCAATATCGTAACTACTATTATATCTTGAAATTATAGTAACTTCAATATCACACTCTTTAGAAGGATCATATAAGGTTAATTTATATGCTTTTAATCCTTGAAATGTAGTATCCTCAACTTCTCTAACTAAATAATCAGATGAGTTTTCAATAATACCTTGATTTTTATATATACAAGAATCATACCCAGTTAAGACCTCTCCAAAATGATACTCCTCATCATCATTAAAAACTAAGCGTCTAATAATCTGATTTAAAGCTTCAATCCTTTTATTAGTATATGTAACTAGTTTTACAATATGTTGATCTTCAAGATTCATTCCAACCTTAAATAGATAACAATGCTCTTCTAACATTTCTCGAATATTATTATATACTTTTAAAGATCCAGAATCACTATCTAGAGTAGATTCAAATCTACTAATTGGCTTAGAACGTAACGTTTCTAATATTTTTCCAATTGGAGAATCTGAAGATTGACGATATACTTTATCTAAAGTATATTTAGTAGAATTTCTAAATGTTTTAGATATTTGTTTTTGACTTACAGGACTTAATTGTTTTTCATCTCCAAGTCATATAATTTTACATTGATGATCTACAGCTTGATCAATAATTAATTTATATAAATCATCATTAACCATACTGCATTCATCAATAATCCAGACTGCTTTATATTGTAAATATATAGTATTTTTTTGTATAAAGTTTAACTCTTTAAGATCTAATTCAAGTATATCAACTTGTGGAGATAAACTCAATAGTCTATGAACAGTAATAGCTTCTGAATCAACTACAGAAGCTATTACGTTCTTTGACTTATTTGTAGGAGTAATTACCAAAAATGGAATATTATTATCCTTCAATATCTTCACAATTAAAGCACATATTTGAGTTTTTCCAGTACCTGCTCTACCTGAGATACATAAATGTTTAGTATCAGAATTAATCTTAATATCACTTTTAATATAGTTTAGAGCTGATTCGAGTACCTCTTTTTGCTTAGAATCTAGTTGAAATGAAAGTAATTCAGATTCTAATTTTGGTAAGTCATAGTTTAAAATCATTTTAGTTTACTCCAGAATGTCCTGTTCCTCCACCTCTGTCAGATTGATCAGAGAATTCTTTAACAGAACGTTTTACAATCCAGTTAATAAATTCAACACGCTTAAGTACTAGTTGTCCAATACGTTCTCCATCTGTTATTACAACAGGTTCAGAGCCATTATTAACAACAAGTAAACCTACTTCATCTCGATATCTTGCATCAATTGTACCTGGAGAATTAATTAAAGTAAGACCAACCTTAAAACTTAAACCAGATCTTGGGCGTACTTGTATTTCATATCCCTTTGGAATACAAACAAATAAACCTGTAGGTATAATTGCTCGAGATCTAGGTTCAAGAATAAAAGATTTTAATGGATTAACTTCGTTTTCAAATAGAAATTGGCAATTTCCTTTTGTTTTTAGCGGTTCATCTGAAGTTATTCTGTTAAAATCGACTCTAACATCACAACCAGCATCTCACTCTTCAGTATACTCTGGAAGAGTATTTTTAGAAATATTAACTACTTCAACATCGGTCATTGCATCACGAAATTCTTCACTATACTTTTTCATATTTTACTGAATAACGCTTACGAGGTTTACCCATTCTAGCACGAGTAATAGGATTTGCTATATTTTCCTTATGAGTTACTACTCTAAGATTAGACAAACGATTATCACTTCGATCTCCATTAATGTGGTCAATCTCAAAGCCTTTAGAAATCGGACCATAAAAACTTTCCCAAACTACACGAGCTCCATTAATACTCTTAGTTTTCTTATTTACTCTAACAGTATATCGAGTATAACCATTACTTAAGCATCCAACTAACTGACAATTTCTCTTACCAATAAGTTTACCACTATCAGTTACACGATAACCTTCTAATCCGTGAGCGGAAACGATTCTTTCTGTCTTCATATCTCTTAAATTTTAATCTATTAATATTTTATTATTTACAATTATACACAACGACTAAATCCACAACTCTTACATATAGTACAACCACCTTCATATATTAAATGGTCACCACAATCTGGGCAAAGTTCGTGAGATTCTGTTCCATTAACAATAAATGTTTTTATTGCTCTTTTTACTCCATTCTTCCAGGTATTTAAAGTATCAGATTCAAAATGCATACCATCAATAATCTTGACTACTTTATCTAATTCAATTCCTCCTCTTAATAGAGCAGATATTAATTTAGCATAATTCCAGTATTCTTGATTAAAGATGCGAGACAATCCTCCTAATCGATTTGTATATCCATACTTATCGACATATTGAAAATCATATCGTTTACCAAATTCATCTTTTACCTTAATAATTTTACCTTCGGTAATAGTTGAGGGAATTGGAAAATCCTCAATATTATTAATTCCTGTAAATACTTCATAAGGTCTATCATCAACTAAACCTACAAATGCAATCCAGTTTTCAGTTCCATTTTTAAATCTAATTAATTTAGCATCAATTGATTCTGGACGCTTCATTAATTCTTTACTTCCCATAGGTTTCTTAGATAAAATAGCTCCTCTTTTACAACCTGCTCTATAAACAGTTACACCTTTTAAATGATACTCTCATGCAAGTCTATAAATTCTTTCAACATCATCTATTGTAGCAGATTCAGGTAAATTTATTGTTGAAGAAATTGAAGCATCAATATATCTTTGTAAAGCAGCTTGAACTTGAATTCTCTCTGTATAAGGAATGTTCTCTGAAGTTACTACATATTCTGGAAGTTGATTTTCAGGAACTCCTTTTGAAATGAAATTATTTTGTATAATTGGAGTATATACTTTATAAAGTTTCTCTTTATCAACTAAAGATTCTGTTTTTCTTGTATAAGAAGTTGCAAAAATGGGTTCACAACCTGTTGAAATTCCTAACATAGTAGCAATACTACCTGTAGGAGCACAAGTTAATAACTGAGAATTACATAATCCTCTTAAAAGAACATTACTTCTTAATTCCTGATATCGAAGATTATTTTCCTTAGTATTAAGCGCTTGAAAGAAAGGTGTATCTACAACTTTTGTATTAAACATTGGATATGCTCCTTTACTTATTGTTAGTTCATTAGAACTTTCCAAAGCTGAAAAGATCATTTCAGTTCCAATCATATTAATCCATTTAATAGATTCTTCACTGCCATACTTAATACCTAGTTTTATAAACATATCTGCTAATCCCATTACTCCTAGTCCAATCTGTCTCCAATTTTTAACAGATTCTCTTTGCTCAATAAGAGGATGTAATGGAAGACCTTCATCAAGTACTTCATTTAATGCAACTACTGCTTTTTTAACAGTATCTTTAAATCCTGCAAAGTCAAATGTTTCACATTCTGTAACAAATTCTGCAAGATTTATACTTCCTAATAAACAACTACCGCCTGCAGGAAGTGGTTCTTCTGCACATGGATTTACTCCAGCAAAAGAAAAATCAGGGTTATTTGAGAGAAGATTTCAATTTTTAATAGCATCCCAGAATAAAATTCCAGGCTCTGCATAATCTCAATTCATCTCTGCTAATTTTCTAAAAATAGGATAAGCTTCAACTTCTTTAGTTATAACTTCTCCTGTATCTGTAATAAACTTAAGAATCAAAGTTTCTGCATTAATAACAGATTTCATAAAGTTATCACTAACTCTAACAGAAATATTAGCTTTTGTAACTTTATCTAAATTTGACTTAAGTTCAATAAATTCTTCAAGATCTGGATGATCACAAGATATTGAGATCATTAATGCCCCACGTCTTCCAGATTGTCCAATCAATCCAGTAATATATGAATAAAAATCCATAAAACTGACTGTACCAGATGTTGTTTTTGCTGCATTGTTTACTTTAGATCCTGTTGGACGGAGATTTGAAATATCAATTCCACATCCACCTCCATAACTAAAAGTACGAGCTAGCTTAGATCCACATTCAAAAATAGACTCAAGATTATCTTGTGGAGGAGCAATTACATAGCAATTCGAATAAGTAATTTTTTTATTTTTAGAATTCAAACCTCTATTTGCTAAAATTCGTCCTCCAAAAATAAATTTCTTTTCTCTGATTAGTTTTTCGACTTCAGGATTATTATTACTTACTCGTTTAAACCACGCGTCTAATGATTCATTTTCAAATCTATATTTATTATTTCAAATTGTTATTGCAAGTTCGTCTTTATTTAACCATTCTTCTATAGTCATTTATATATAATTTTATATATAAAGAGAATAAAAGAGGCAGATTACTCTGCCCCTCTATTCTTTCTTTTACTGAGTTTTACATCAGATTGTTCTACTCCAAAGACAATATATTGCCCTTTTTCTGCCTTAGTAGAAGGCATATATTCAAGTTCAAAATCAATATCTTTAGTATTGTATACAGTTTTTGCATACACATTTTCACGAAAGTTACGAATTAAACTTTTAGCTAGATTTAACGCTTCAGTTTTGTTTACTGCTTCTCCAATCACTTCATGATTACGTTTTAAACGAATTTCAATAGTTCGATAAAGCTTACAACGTCCTTTACGTCTTGAACTAATAACTTTATAAGGTTTCTTACGAGTATCTTTAGTGCCAGATTTTATAGCAATAATAATACCAGCACCTTCAAAATCAAACATTCCTTTTTGTTCAAGAAAATCTGCAGCAAATATATTCATATCTTTAGTTAGAACTGGAGATCCAGATTTTTTTCAGCTTCTGGTAGCATCTTGTACTACAGTTATACCTTGTTTAAAAGCATTAATTTTAGCTTCATCTAAGGTATAAGCCTGAATTTCTAATTTGCGCATATTTAAATAAATGTAACATCATCAGAATAACCATTGATTTCACAATATGCAACCATTTTTAGAAGTCTACAAAATTCTAATCTACCTATATTAAGTATATCTGAATCAATATTAAAAACACTAGCTCTGTTAGAGCCTGTAGTTTCAACGGCAATAATATTAGCTTGAAAAGTCCAGTCTTTAGGAGTGTATCCATATTCTTTTTTACAGAATTGAAGTAACATCCATAGGTACATTCCCATCTGTCTATGATAATGAAAATTCCAAAAACTTCCATTCATAAATTGTTCAAGTAAATGACCCGTAGTCTTTAAATCATTAATAGTAATTATTTTATTATCTTTATCAATCGTCCAATTATCAGCTTTCATTTTTAATTTTAATATACATTTACTATTATTATATTCGCCAATAATATCTATGAACAAAGCATCTTCATTATAAGCTTCAAGACCTTCAGGTCTTACTAAGTTTACTATTGAAGGATTGTTAGATAACGATTCTAAACAATTACTGCAAATTGTACGATGTTTATCATTTAAAATTACTAAATCGCCTTCTATTAAATCTTTGCAGTTTTGATAATAATTTAATCCAGATTTTATTATATTTTGGATTCTACTCTCATTTAAATTATTTTTATAATAATCTATATCAATACAGCTTTTAGTAATAGATTCTCTAATAGTATAACCTTGTTTTCTATATTTAATAATACTATCTATTACCATACCTAATTTTGCTGTAGGCTTATTATATGAATCACCTAATTTAAAAGACTCTGGTTGTAAAAATAATTCATGTATAGCTGTTCCTAATTCTAAAGATACTGTTTGTTTATTATCTATTCCATTTTTGTATTTTAGAGGACTGCCCAAATATGTTATCCTTAAAGCTCTTTATCTTTAAGTTCAATAACTTTCTTTTCGTTATTGTTCGGACTATATCTTAATATATTTTGACAAAATACTTTTATCTCATCTCAAGTAGCACTATTTTTCATTACATTCGCTTTATGACTAATAACCCAAACATTTCCCTTAATATATCCCTTTGTATTATCAATACGATCAAGGGATGGTGTTCAATCATAATAAAAATCTTTACCAAATTCAAATGGCTTCTGAAAAATAGGACATTTATCAGGAATTACAATATCTGATTCATCAATATTAAATTCCAAACCTCTTTCTGGAGCGTGCTTCTTAGCATTTGCTCACATCTTATGTTCGTAATGGTTTATTCTAGAATTTCTATTTATTTCCCGCTTACGTTCTCTATAAGAAGTATCATACAATCTTCGTTGTTTATCCAGATCTACTCCTGGATTTTCTTCAGCAAAGATCTTTGCGCATTCTTTACAATACCATTTACGTAGAACCTTTCTTGTTACATCAAACTCGTAATATGGTTTAACTTTATTACAAATTCTACAAGTAAATTCTAATGGATATTCCTTTTGAGGTTGTTTCTTAAGATATTCACATCTCTTACAAATATCTATAACTCCCGCTCGTAACTCAGGGTTATTATAAAACTCTTCAATAGGTAAATTTTTACCACAACAATTGCAAATTTTCTTCATATCAATTAAATTTTTATTGATACAAAGGTAGTAAAAGATGTTTACATTTCAAAATACATTTCCCTTTTTCGTGGCTATATTATATTCCAGATTGGTTTCAATAGCTAGTCTCTACACCTTCATAAGTTGTTAACCTTATGCTTGGCTCGGTATTCCCATCTCAGGGTTCACCGAATTTAAGGGATTTATACAGGACAGTTTTGTTTATCCTGTTCAGGATTTATATACTTTAATCTAGAATTTGATATATAATTAGAATAAGAGCTTGAGAAATATTCTGCATCACTTATTTTACTTCTATATACACTTTCTAAGACTGGACTAAGTTTTATATCATTTAAGTTAATTGTCATTTTCCTTGCGTTTTGTCGCTGGACTACAACCTAAATAATAAGCTATATGAAGCTGGCTTTTCATGTATTTAGATAACTTATATTTCTTAGCTACTTCATTTAAGATATTTTCTGCAATATCATCATCTAAAAAGTAGTTTTCAAAATGAATGTTCTTCTTGCCATCTGACATAATTTCTGCATTTTCAACTAAAATATCAAAGTCTGCAGAAGGTTCAGCTAATTTATAGGCTTTTATATAGGCTTCATGTAAGGCCAGTTCTAATTTATCCTTTAAGTTCATTACTTAATAGGTATTTTAAGATCATAAATTCTACGATGTCCTACTTGATAATACTGATTATGAGGAGCATCCATTAAATAACAGAATATTCCCGCATTAGTAATTTCTTTATAGTTATCATATTTCAATTATGTTAACTTAACAGCTCTTTATCTGTTAATTCTACAGTTTTATTTTTAGATTATATCTGTAGTTCAGACTATATCATCATCTATTTCTAGATGTCGCACGCTCGTGTCTAAATTATATTCTATTCTAACATTAATTTTTGTAATTCAATATAATCTTGTTGCAGATCTGTTTCTAACAATTTGTTAGGAAGCTTATCTAAATAAGATATACCAAATATACCAATAGAAACATTATTGTAATCTCTTATTAATTTACAAATAATATATTTTGCACTATTACTTATAGATAAAACAGGATCAACCTCTTCAAGTTTTCCTATAAAACTATCATGGATTCTTAAATAATCGGGTAGAGTATACCAACTTAGGTTAAAATCAGTATACTGATATTTAATAGGTTTAGTTTGTTTATCATAAAGTTCAAATCTCATAGAACCACACATGTAGTCATTGATCCCTCTATGATACTGTATTATCCATATTCGATTTCCCTGGTACTTATCTAAGTATATAGATAATAGCTGCTTAATTTTCTTATCTGTATTAGCACATTGTACTAATTCTAATTCATGTTTTTGATTTCTATAATTTTTATACTCTTCAAACAATGGACTAGGATTATAATATATTCTACAACTAAATAGTATTATTAAAATTAATGTTAACATAGGTTCATTAGTTAGTCGTTGAACCTTCCAGCTTTGTTAAAGGCTGGCTTGGCTGCTGATTGTCCATCTCTGGAGTTTCCAGCAATTCATGCGATTTAATGACGACTAGATTAGTTTTTATTTGTTTGCCGTTCATAGTTTTATATATCTGTAATTTATACTTCATACAATCACATATATACGGTTCTACTAAAGACTTAAATTGTTTTGCAGACTTCATAAGAACGTGTATTGATTTATTTTGATTTTTCTGGTAAGTAGTATAAATATTAAATTTGTTTAATAACATTTCTCGTAATAACTGAATATCATTATCAGAAAAACAGTCAACTGCAAATTTATATCCATAACTATCACTTGAACCATCGTCCATAAACCAAATAGCTATTCCTAAAGGAGATAATTTATTAATATATTCCTTAGAAATAATTTTTACTTTGTTCTTATAAAAAGCTTTATAAATAGGATTTAATAGTGAACTAGCTGCTAATTTACAAAATACTTGTTGATAATTTCGATTTGTCCTTTTATCAAACTTATTATGTATTGTAAAATTAGAACATCTTCGAGCTAAAATTTCATATTTATATTTACAATATTCATAATGTTCTATTTTATGAGTAAAGCTTCCATCTGCATTTTTCTGACCTTTTTATACTTACCAATCCAAGTATCTCCTAATAATCCTCCAACTATAACATCAAACTCTTCTTGAGTATATGGAATTAAGTTATCGTATCTTGAGATGCTTATACTTTTATTTAATTGATACTTATTAATCAGCTCTTTAATTAAATCTTTAGTAATTCTTTTCTTATTTACATGTCTTGGTATATTATGCTCACGTAAATACTGTTCAACGTCCTTATGAATAGTTTTACTATTCATAATTATAACGCATAAATTTTGTTCATCTAATTTTGTAATTTTGTTTTTCATATTTTTTTATTTCAAAATTACATTAATTATCTGATAATTGCAAACAAATAAAGTAATATTTTTAATCGTCAATCATAATCGTAATTCCCCTACTTTTAATTGCCTCAACTTTACTAGCATTCCAAGGTACTGTAATTACAGGAGCACATGGTAAACCATTCTTCTGTAAACTTTCCTGAATCCATTCAGTTGGAATATTTCTTGCAGTTACATAATAGTCTACTTCAAAAGAGGGTCTATGTAATACAGGAATATTAATCCAAAACTCTTTATCTGATTCTAATTCATGTAGATGTTCAGACATCTGATAGTTTGCATTCCAGTAAGGATTCATAGCAACACCAAACTTGTCTTCATAAGCTTTGTTGAAATCAAATACTACATTATCGAGATCTAATCCAACAATAGGCTTATCGATAGGAGCCATAACTCTATCATCTCCTTGAGGATATATATGATAGAATTCACATAATATCAATGCGTTAGTAGCTACTTCAGCCATTTCTAAAAGTCCCTCGTTTGTATAATCAATACCTCGTTCAAATTGATTTAAATGTTTTTTAAGAGATGAGAGAACATCCGTCCACTTCATACCTCTTTTCCATTCGTTTTCTTGGTACTTACTTAATTTACTTGTAAGAATTTTGTTGACCTCCTCAATTCCATATTGTGGAGTCAAATCGTATCTAATCTTTTGTTGTTCCATCTTTGCTAGATAATGCTTCTAAAAATATTTCACATAACTTTCCAGACAAACCTAATTGAGTTTTTGCATCAACTTGAGGTTCAAATCGAGGGACGTAATTTAATTCATCCTTCTCTTCATCATATGTAAATACAATAATGATTTTTTGTCCAGAAGCAGAGGTGAACACTACTCTACAACTATCCATTAATTAATTTTGATAAGAGTTCATAGAAAAAGTCTTTATCCATGATTACTACTTCTCCTGCAGAACCAAATACTTTTTCTTTCTTAACTTGTTTATTTCAAATTACAATAAAAGGTTTATCTTTTAAAGGACATTCTTTTTTAATAGCGTGATATTGAGGTGTATTAACAGTATTTTTCAATTGTATATAACACGGTAACTTACCACTACGATCAACTAAATCCACTTTTTTGTCATCCATACTCTTAGACTCAGATCTTGATGTAACTACATCTGTAAATCCAAGATTTCTAAGTTCCTGAGCAATTTTTGTCTCATATCTATGTCCTTTATTTCTACAGTATGCTCCTGTTTTCTTTTTCTGAGATGTAGTTTTTTGCTTTTTCAATTAATTCTAAAGTTTTAGTCCTTCCATACATTTTATAAAAATCTGATATATCCTTAGTTTTATAATGTCTAGGTATAAATAATACATGCACATCAGGAAATTTCTTACGAATTTTATTCATATTTTCAATTCCAGCAAGGTCATTATCATAGAATAAAATTATCTTGTTGAATTTAGACTTTAACTTTGCATATTGAGCTTCAGTTAAAAAACAATTTTCAGAAATTGGAGCTATTGCAGGAATTTTATCACATGAATAAAGAGTCATAACATCCTTTAAAGATTTCGTTACAACTAAATATTCTCCTCCATTTTTTGGAAGTGCATGAGCACCTTGTAATCTAAATGACTTTCAATTTGAAATAAACTTATACTTTATATTTCCAGGAAAATATATACGTCAACGTTCTATATCTTCTCGAATACCTCCATAATATCCAAATACTAATTGTCGATCTTTATGTAAACTAAATATACTTCCATTTAAAAATACATTTTTACATGAAAATACATGAAACTTTTTTAATATAGTTTTATCTATACCATATTTAGATCACCATTCAAGTTCATAATCTTCTCAAGATTTATCTTCAATTTGAATAACAGCTTGAGTAGTATCATTAAATTTTTGATTTGTATATTTAATAAGAGGTTTATTTATAGTTAAATTTTTGCGGGAAACTATTCCAAAGTCATTAGCAATTATTTGTAAAGCCTTGCCATAAGGACAATCGAATTTATACATTACAACCGAAATAAAATTTCCATAAAAGTCTCCACGAAAATCTTTAAATATTAAATCTCCTTTCCTATTCCTATAAAATGCGCAGGTAGGTTTACTATCTTGCCTTAATGGAGACTTGAACAATCCTTTTTTTACAGGAATGCCCAAGTAATGCTCCATTAAAGTTTCTTCACTAACTTTACTTAAAATAAGTTCTTTAGTGATATTTATCGGTTCTAATGTAAAGACCATTAAAATTTAACTATATTATTTTTTAGAATGGCAAGTCGTCTTCTGAGCCTTTTACATTAAACGTTTCCTTAAGATCGTCTAAATCCTTATCCCGTTCTTTCATGTTAGTAGGTTGTGCAGAGTTAGCATTCTCAATATCAGTCTTTTCTCTAGCAGTTAAAGTTAAATCTTCACCAATAACTTTTGTTTTACTACGAACTACTCCATCTTTACCTACTGATGCAACATACTTAGGCATATTAGCAAAACCTTTATAAGGAATTAACTTGATTTGAGTTTCCTTACCAACAGAACTTGCTAAGTTTTCCTTTAAATATTTAGCAAGAGCCTTAAAGCTACTTACTTCAATCTTTTCTCCTGCAGCAATTTTTGCACCTAATTCAGGATTAAGAGCATTAATGATTTGAGTAATCTTAACCATAAAGTTTTCCATTTCAGATGGATTTTCTCCATACTGAGTTGTAGCTCTCTGAGTACAATTACTTATATTACTTGGATCAAAAATAGTTTCTCGATGCTGGATACCGTCCTTTGTTTCAAATAATAAAACAAAAGCATCAGAATTACCTTCACTCTGACTAGCTACTCATTCAATACCTTTATAGGTTACATTATGAATTCCTCCACGAAGGAAAGTAGAAGTTACTTGATTTGCATTCTTTGCTACACTAAAATCAAACATTGACATATTCTTACAATTTTAAATTTTTAATAAATCTGAATTTTCTGTATCTAAATCGGTATCAGCTTTAGAAAGATCTGATTCATCAATCTTAATCATTTTAAACATACCAGGCCTACATTCCTCTATTTTAAAGAGTTGACCATATTTAGATAAAATTGTTTTTTGAGTCCCTTTAAAAGAGACTGTATTACTTTTTGTTAATTTATTCCCATTTTCAGGATCTGAAAACACTTCAGCTTTACCGATAACTGGGATTGTAAGCTCGTTACTTTTTTGGATATAATTAACTGCTATCCTATCTCCGCATTGTGCAGATAATAAACTAACGGCTTTAGGAGACATAATTAACTTACTATCTCCTATCTCTACAATTGGTAAATCTATATTATCATATTTTGAAGGCACTTTAACAACTTTAACATTTGTAACAGCCTTCGATTCTTCGTCAAATTCAAAAGATACCTTTAACATAATCCTTAGATTATATATTAACTTCTACAGGATTTAAAAGTGAAGGATAAATTCTTTCCCAATGAAATTCAATATTTCCATCTTCCTTCATTTCTCCTAATACTACATCTGCATTTCGTAAATGTTCTGGTCTAGCACCACATTCTACAAATTTATCATTTGTATTAAAACTTAGAATAGTATTTGAATCTTCATCTCTATCTAAATAACCAATAGCATCTGACTTTGAAGCAAGAATTCTACCTGCTTTTCCAAATAAGTCAATAGTCTTTGCAGTCATATCAGTATTACCGATTGCTGAATCCTTTGTATGACAAATAAGAATAATATTAGGTGCACATTTAGATACCATATCAATAACCATCTCTAATGCCTTACGAAGAGCGCTATATCCTGCTCCCATTGGTGCATCAAGTACGTCATCTCCTGTAAACTTTTGTCCTGCAGGACTATTTAAATATAACTTTAAAGCTAATGGTTTAACCATTTCTTCAAGTCTAGTAATTGTATCCAATACAATAAACTTATAAGGATATTTAGCTTCCTTAATTGCAGCACAAATTTCTTTTAAATCTTTAACAGAAGATGCTTTTACCTTTACAGCATCAATATAATCATATCCACCCCCTTCAAGGTCGATACATAATGCTCCAGGAAGATTAGCACAAGCTGTGCTTTTCAATTTTGTTATCGTAGAGCTTTTTATCTCTACTTCTATAAGTTTCCTTATAGTTCAGCGTACATTTTTATCCCATAAGGATAATGGACACTCTTGGGAAGATTATATTCTGTATAACAGGTTCACTTCCTACGCGTTACACTACCATTATATATTATTACAACAGTTAGCACGGTATTTTCATAAATTTATCATATTTACGTACAAGATAAACATTAACGCTCTTATATATAAAATCCTTAAATTTTAATTGGTTGGATCTTCCTGATAAATATAAAACATATATTGAATTTTTTCTATTTTTTATTTCTTTACAGATAGGTCTACATAGTATGTTATATTTTGCCAATATAGATTTTAAATCTTCTAAGAATATTTTAGAATTACAACATATTGAACATACACTAAATCCTGTAGATTTTATAGTTATACACCCATCTCCATCAAAATATCCACAAATGAAAGATGATTTAAATTCATCAGGAATATCTGGAAAATGATAGTCATTATGAGATTTATTTTCTATAAATCCTAATTTAGTTAGATCACTATACATTATAGTACTAGTAATAGTTAGTTTACTAGAATTTTTATATTGTTTTATATTTAATTTTTTACCTATTAAATTTTTATAGTATTCTAATATATATTTATCTTTTGTCTGAATCCCAATTCCTATTTGTTTATTGTAAGGAGTTGTACAAATATACCCATCTGCCATTAAAAATCCTAAAAAGTATGCTTTATCATGAGAATCAATTTTACTAAAGAAATTTTGATTATAGCAGTTGTTCTTAGTTATTTTGTGTTTTCTAGTTGGAGTATAAAATCCAAACCTAATTAACCCATTTATCATTGTTTTATAACTAAGGTTATAGTGTATAGCTGTTTCCTTAAGAGAGTGTGTATTTAAATAATTTGAACACTCTTGTAATAATTCATACGAATATTTTTGTCTTTTAATTTGCATAATAATTATTTTAGTTTAAAAATTAATAATGCAAATTTACATAAAGATTCTGGAAATTCCAACTAAGAATGTAAATATATGGCAAATTTTTAGAATTCACCGTTTTTGCCCATTCATAAGTATTATATTACTATAATACACGGCGAAAGCCACCGTATTTTGGTTTTGAGAAAATAATTAAATTTCTTGGGTCCTGAGTTTCTGCAGGAATTTTGTTTGTTGGTAATGTGATAGCCATATTTAAAATTTGAATATTGGTTTTTGTAAGCTATCTTTTTCTTCTGCATCTTTTGCAGCTGTATCTTTTGTTATTTCATCTTCTAACTTCTCATCTTTTCAAGATTGATATACTTCATAATTAATACTTCCTGGATCAGGAAGTTCCTCAAATCGTCCTAAACTACCTTGAAAGCCAGTACAAAAAACTTTATTTGCAACTCCAAATCGATGTTTTAATAATATTAATCCACGCATAGCAGAACCTAAAGATTCTTCTGGATATTCTTTATTAATGATAGTATATCCTCTATAAGTACTACATTGATGTTTTATAGGATTATATACTGCAACACAAATATTACAGTCATTACCTGCATTACCAGAATCCTTAACATCATCAAGGGTTGGCTCTGCAAGATCCATTTTTAATCTATTTACATCACTTGTATTTCTATTTTCTTGCATAATAAAGTCAATAGATATTCCACACTTTTCTCTAAAATAAACGCAGTATTGCGAGGTTTGATCAATTTCCTGTTTTTTAGTTCTACCATCAACTGGAGTTAATAAACCAGCATGATCAATTATTACATTTATTATTTTATCGGGATTACTTGGAATATAAATATTTCTTCTACCTTCATCAATATCTTGAAAAGTACCTCATTGTTTTAGAAGTTCTTTTATATTACCATAGAAAGTATTAGAACTTAGCTGTTTATCAAAGATAATAAGCTTATGTATGATTGAGTTTAGTCATACTCTGGACTCTTGAATATACTTATAATATTTATCAGATAGTTTTTCTCGAACGGACATTAGTGTCATATAAGAAATTTCTATTCCATAAGTATCATATATATATAGATTAAGCAATTTAGCAAGTAAAACTTTCGAACTCATTTCCAGACTAAAATATACATGTACAATATCTCTATCTGGATAATCTCGTAATATACGATATAAATCAGAATATATTACATATGAACTTTTACCTGAACCACTTTGTCCAAATATTAATTTATAAACTCCTTTTTGGAATCCACCTGTATATCAATCCAACTTTGGCAATCCAGTTTTTAAACCTAAGTTTCTACCTTCTCTACCATTGTCAATTTCAGAATATAATTCATCTACAATAGACATTAAGCAGTATCGTAAAGTTGTTCAGTACTAACTTTGCCATTAATTCCCTTATCTCGCATTTCTTTAAACTCTTTCCATTTTTGACTGGAAACAAATTCAATCATAGAAACTTGTACAAGATCTTTAGATTTAGCTCATTCTAGTATCTCTAATATTTCACGATGCTTTTCAATACTATGTCCAATAGTAGATGAATATCAGAAGTAGAATTCTGACATATTTAAGAATTTCTTTGCAATATTTTTTAAACTAACTGTTTTCCCATTAAAGTATAAATTAGTTGGATAAGCTTCCTCTAATTCCATACCAAGTTCTCCAGAAAGCTTAAAATATTGTTTTATAAAATTCTGATTAAATTCAATTTCATCAGGATCATAGGTACTTGGATTATAATTTTTCCTGATTACTCCTTTCTCTTTTAGTGAATTGAATAATTCTCGCAATCTTTCTTTGCCGCCTCCTTCATATCACTTTCGAAAATAGTTCCTATTTAATTTAGGATCTCCATTTTCTGTTTGAGCAATAAATGTTAAATAAACTAACAGTAACTCATCGGCTGTTAGTTTGTATTTAGCCATAATATTAAGAATCGTATCTAACTCCATATAATACGATAAAAAATAAACAAACGTACTACGTTAGATCTATTTATTAAAATCTATGTTCTATATCTATTATGCCTTTTTTTGGTCTAGTAGAAATCTCCTTTCCACTTAACACTATATCTAATTGTGATTCATCAATAGTTATATACTGTTGGTTTGAATTAGAGTTATTATATCAGGTTTCTTCTATAGTTCCCTTAATAACTAGTGTAAACATTTCTGCGAGTTTACCTTGTTCGAATCGACAAATTCTTCCAATCCTCTGCGTAGTCCTTGTCTTTGAACTATCTCCACTTAATATAATTCCAACACTTAACCCTTTTATATCTACACCTGCGTCGCAAGATTTTGAAGTACTTAATACACCTATAGTTTGTTGGTTAAAACTTTCTATAATGGTATTATTTTCCTTCTTTTTCTGTTTACTATGTAGAACATATCCTCGTTTCTTGAAATATTCTGCATCTTTAATAGTAGCTGAAAAAGTAATTGCTTTTTTATCACTTCTTGCATCTAATATCTTATCTGCTATTTCAAATTTCTTAGGATGAGACATTACAAAGGACTTACGTTTTCTTAACATTCTCATTCAAGCTGCTGCAAATCCTTTAACTTGAGATTCACTTCATCCTGTTTTCTTTGCATACTTACTTGCAAAACTAGGACGACTAATACAACTCATTACTGTATTAAATTCAAAATTAAATATAGAAAATAGACTTTGAAACTTCTGATTTCATTCATGATATAGAGATAAATCTACATCAATTAGAACTTTATAATTTCTATAATCAGACAATCAATTATTATCAACAGCTTCCTTTATATTTATACGATCACAAACATAAGTAAACTCAGATAATCGGTCTTCTTTTCCGTCTAATCTCTCAAATGTAGCAGTTAATCCTAAAAAATAACGATATTTTACAGCTTTAAACATATTGATGTTATTTTCACTACATGCGCAATGAATTTCATCAATTACAAATAAATCAACTGTATACTGATTTTTAACAATAGTGTTAAATATCTCTACCTTACAGACAGAAAAGAGTTGGTTTTTAGCCAACTCTCTAAGTCATTGTTCTTTTAGAACCTCTGTAGGAACTCCAATTAATACAGATAGTCTAGGATTTTTATTATATAGTGCCTTTATCAACATGCAAGTCATATAGGTCTTACCAAATCCAGTTGCAGCAACAATTGTGCCTATCCCATTACTATCTAATCAACGTCTAATAGCAAGCTTTTGACGTTCCGTTCTGTTCATCAAAGATACAAATTTTTATTTAAAAAATAAAATTTTTAGTACTAATTAATTTCCTGCAGGAGGATTAATTTCAATATTTCGAGCATCCGCAACTCGTTGAATATTAGACATTAATGTACTTCATTTATTTATATGATAATCGAGATTGTTATCTAAAAGTAATAAGATCTTATCTCTTAGTGTTTTCAGTGCAATTGTAGTTAAAGAAGAAATTTTTGGTAAAGAGCTAAGTTGAACTAAAGATCTAAATTCTGTAAAAGATAACCCTGTAGGACTAACTCTTAATTTGATATCAGGATTTAAACACAATCGTTCCTTAATAACTTCCATTCTATTTCTTGCTTTGCCGTCTTTGCCAACTTCAGTTAGCTCAATTTTTTCCTCGTCCGTTAGCCAAATTCCTTGTGCTAAAATGAATTTATCAGTAATCATTTTCTTATTAAGAACGTCAAGTTTATCAAAACAAGCATCCATAAGACGATTTACTGTTACTTTTTCAAAAATAGGAGGAACACCATTAAATATACTTGCTATTGAATCATTTAGTATATCTTTTTCAGATGCTGCTCTTTGTTTATTAATATAATCTAAGATATCTTTCTTAGTTTTGATATCTGTTTCGCATTCATGAAGAATGTATCTAACAAATAGTTCCGTATTACATGAATCTCAAGTTCGATGAATGTTTTCTCTAACTATAAACTTACCAGGATTCCAAGGACTAACGTTATATAACATCTCATAACAGTGCTTATATCATTTACGTAAGTCCTCTACAGATGCATCAACAAGTTTAACATCATTCCCACTTTTGTCTCTCCATGTTAAGGAATCAATTGATTCTAACACGCTACGTAACTTCTCGCCAAATTCTGTCTCTTTACGCATATTTAAAAATTAAATTCTTTTTGATTACATATATCTTTTTCTTTAATAAAACTTATAAAATAATTATTTGTATATTTATAAATTTCAAAATCTTTTGAATCTTTGTTGTATCATTGTGTCTTTCCTCCTTCTACATATTGAAATTGAAGATAACCTATATCTCCAATTTCAAAAGTAGAAATATCTCAGTTTGGACATTTAACAACAGTAACATATTTAAGATCATCTGTTTCTATTCGATTCAGATCTTCTACTACAATAGCTGTATACTGACCATCTTCAATAGCAACTATCTTACAATGTATTGTTATTGTCTGAGTAGTGTCGAACAATTTCGCCAATATTTAAAAGTTTAAACATTGTATTATTAATAGTCTGCATTTGGTTTTTATGAAAATGACCATAATACCAATGTGTTACTTCATTCTTATAATCCTCATATACTCGATCTAATACAGCTCGCTCATTGTCAATATCATTTAATAACTCAGAATCGTATGCTGCAAAGTCTTTTACAATTCCTCCTTTATCATTTGGATAACAAAAAGAAGGAGCGGAATGACTACAAATAATATCAATGTGTTCTTCTACTTTTGGACGATATATTACTGGCTCATCAGGCCAATATGATTTAAGACAACTCAGTTCTGCAGTTTGATAGTCACAATTATGATATTTCATATATCTAACTATACTAACACTATCATTTTGCATACGAAACTGTCTATCAATACTAATACCTCCACCTATACATAAAACGTTTAAATTACAAACATTAATAATATCATAATCTGAAACACATTTTACGTATTTAGTATCAATTAGCCTTTGTTCAAAATAGGATGGATCATCATGATTACCTCTAACCCAAATAAATATGTCATTAAATTTCTTTAATGTCTTATGAAGTTGAGGAACTACACAATTAGCATAATGCATTAGACTTTCAAATCCAATACCAACATCTCCACAAAAAATAAAAACAGAGTCCTTAATTTTGTATTGTCGAATATAATAAGTAACTATATTTCATCCAGCATGAACATCGCCAACAAAGTATAAGTCTTTAATTGTATCTGGAAGTTGAATTAACATAGATTTAACTATTAATCAGTATCGCCTTTATAAGCGTTCATAATAGACTTCTCTTTCCGAAGCCAAGAACCTTCTGATTCTGCAATATCTAAAGCTGTACGACTAATAGATTCTTCCTCAACTTGCTCATTTACAAGCATACCTGTTACAGGATCATGACCATTAAGCCAGTTAAACGTTGCCCAATCACATTCAGCAGCAGCTTGATCAACTATTTCATAGATCATTTGAGTAGTTTCAATTTCAAGATCAACAGTCATCTTGAACGGATCAACCATATCTACTATCTTCTTATCAAATTGATCAATAGTAGGATAAATATATTCTGCATCATTTTCATTTAGATATTTACGAATCCAACTATGATGCAAATACTCTTCATCAGCTCTTAATTTAAAATACTCTTCAAGAACCACAAATCCACGAACTCCAAAATAATTAGCAAAATTCATGTATATATTATGATTTTGTAATTCATGTTTAAGCTGTCGAAGTAATAACTCTTGAATTTCTTTACTTAATGTACATTCTCTCCTACTAATATCTTTAGGTCCAGTAGGATCTTTTGCAGTTTCTTTAACTACCATAATTATAATGGTTAAAAATACAAAGCATTTCTGCTATCTCTAATAAATATGAATTTTATAACTAGTCTTATGAAAATTAAAATTAAATTGATTTTCCAATAACCAATAAACATCAGAAGATATAAGAAACTCATGTTCGTTTACAACAAAACGAATATCAAAATTATCATCAGTAGTCAAATATCGAACAATATCCTCTTCGTTAAAATAGATAATATTTATACCTCCAAATAAAATTCCTAATTCTTCTAGTTCTACTGTAATTTCTCCTGATTTAGAGAGATCTAATATATTTAAATATCGGTCAACTTTTTCAGTAAGATTAATAGGATCTCCAAGTTCATGATCAATACAAGGATACCAATGATTTCCAATTTTTCTTAATTTAAAACTTTTCATCTTCTGTTAATTCTAAACATTCTGCAGCATGTTGTGCATATAAATCTGCAAGTTCATTAAATTCATTGTTATTATGTCCTTTTACTCAGACAAATGTAACTTTATGAAACTGAATTAACTTGTAGATTTCAGTTCATAAATCCATATTTTTCTTTGAATCGTCTTTTTCTTCGATTCATCTAGCCACATGGCCATTATTTATACTACTAACTACATAGCTTGAATCAGAATAAATTTCAAGAACTTGAGGAGTTTTAAAATACTTTAAGGCTTCTAAAACTCCTTTTAGTTCTTGTCTATTATTAGTAGTATTTTTAAAACCTTGATAAAGAATTTTAATTACTTTTCCATCTTCAGTTATAACTGAAGAATATCCACCTTGATTTAATGTTGGTTTATAACTACCATCTGTATATACTCTAATCATGAGAATTTATATACTTTGTTACATGCTTATAGACTCATTCTAAAGTATAACAAAATACTTCTTCATCATTATCTGATCATCCTATTATCTCTTTTAAAGCAAATACAGCATGAGTACATTCGTGTAAAGCAATATATGGATCGTTATTAGTTAGTCCAATAACAATTAGTCCATTAGGTAGTATACAAGTAATACCATCTGTTAAGTTAGACTGGTACTCAAGATGTACAGAATACATATCTTCCAAATAAGATATTATCTTACTTATATCTTCATCCTGAATAACTAAAATGTCTTTATCAAAAATTGGAATATTAACTTCTCACTTCTTCAATTTCTTCTATAATTTCACAATCGTCAAATTCATAAGACCTAATTGTGCCATCAAAATAGGCATCGTATTTAGCTAGTAAGTCTTCGAAATCTTTTAAGAAGTCTTGTTCTTTTTCCAAAGAAAGGGTTACCTTCCCTTTAAATGCTAGATCTAGGATTTTCATCAGCAGCCTGCATATAACGGTTATACTTCCGATAAAGTAATTCCTCTTCTTTATTAGTACCAACCTCTATAACCAAACGCCTAAAATCTGCAAAAGTTCCATCAAAATCTTTTACTTCAAAGAAAGGTTCAGTTTCTGCTCTCTTTTCAGCAATTTCTCGACCAATCTTTTTAACAAAAGGATCGGCAGGAACACATGTTGCAAGACCAAACTTAATAGTTTTAGCTTCCTCATCGTATATTGCAGCAATTGTATATCGCTCACTCATACGAGTTTTTTGCTGAGGTACTGCTACAGTTTCTCGAATTGGCACAATTGCTACTTCAAGAAAGGAAAGAGGTCTAGTGTAATAAAATTTAACTACTTTACTCATATCTTCTTATTTTTAAATTATCTATAATTTTCTATTTAAATAAGAACTAAAATCTTGTTTAATAGGAACATAATCTTCATTTCCAAATAATGAGGATGTAAGAATCATGTCCGCAGTAGTTCTATTTGTTGCAAAAGCAATATTGTATAATGATGCTAAACGAGTTAATGCAGATATATCAGTTTGATGCCCTTGAGTAATAAGATTATCACAAAAGAAAATTAATACATCAATTTGTCCTTGAGCAATCATAGCTCCTATCATTTGATCTCCTCCAAGTGGTCCTGAAAGAACAGGAGTTACAGCTAAATAAGTATTATAATAATCTCCTTTACCTGGCCAGTCTGGACTGATCTCATCAATATTAATCTCACTTAGTAACTTTGCGGTAGTTCCAGTAGCTATTAAATGATGTGGAAATAAAACTTGTTTATTGAACTTAACCCAGTCTACTAATTCTTGTTTTCTAGCATCGTGTGCAACTAATGCTATATTTAATTTTCTCATTTACTAATAGTTTTTGAAGCTATTTCAGCTAAATCTTTAGTTAAACCTTAACAATTATATCTTTTTTACCATATCTTTGATAGTAAGTATATAATTCTTTAGTATTTTTAACTGCAGTATCTGTTACTTTCGAATTGATTAAATCAATTAACTTACGTCTTTTTACTAAAAGCCATTCTTTATCTGTCTCAAAAGCAATATAATCTGCTTTTCCGTATAACCAGCCTGGATTTCCTCTTACATTACTAATTTCAATCCAATGAATACTACTATCGGTATTAATATCTGATCGATTACTCTTTTTTAAGCCCTTAACATCAAAAGAAAATGTTTTATTGTCTTTAGTTCAGAAAAGATCTATATGATCTTTAATATCTGTACTTCTATCAGAATGTGAAATGACCCCACCATTCCTAAGAACTAATAAATTAGCAAATTCTTGTTCTTTTTCAGCTCCTGCTTTTAAAAAAGATTGATGATTAAAACTATTGCTCATGACAAAATTTTTTAGCTGCTTCAATAGATTCAAAAATCTGATCTTCTCGAATAGATTTTTGTAAGCCATCTAAGCGATAATAAATACTCTGAGAATTAGGATGTTGATGAATCCGAATAGAAGTTACAGTAAAAGGATTCAAATTAGGTACACTTGCGTTTACAAAATCTCCATCTTTAAATTTTAACTTTGTTTTACAAAGATATACCTGCTGTCCTATTTCATATTTTTGTGTTGACCGTAATTTGCATATTCTTTGATCATATTTACGTATTTTACTTTTCTGTTTTCGAATAAGTTTTTCTAGTTCAGTAATACTTTTAACTGAGTATTGCTCTAAATTGTCAGCTATTAAACTTACATATATATTGCGAGCCATATGATTATTTTTATCAATATTCTTTATTACAGTAAGATAAGAATAAATATTAGTAGCTTCACCTTGCATTATTCTTAGCTCTTTTCTAGCTCTTCGAATTTTAATTGAAAGAGATTTTTCAGACATTTTATAATATTTTTAAATATTCTTTAGAGATTTTTATATAACCATACTTAGTTTTAACTAGACAATTATCTGTAAATTCAATTATATTAACTCTTTGATTAACTTGAAATGCAATCATTCCATCATCATCAATATAATCTATTAATGCAATAGCTTTCTTTTTCATTACTTTAGAAAAATTCTATATCTTAAAAGATTTAGCGCAGTATCTTTATCTACAATACGATCAAAGGTAAAATCAAAAATATTATGATCTTTTTGTAAATAAGTTATTCTTCGATTAGGATATATAAAATAATATCCAACTGAATTATCCGTGCCCTCTTCAATAATAACTCTCTGACCATTACTCCAATAAGCTCCTACTCCAAATAAATCTTCCTGGAGTTTACCTTTTTCTTCTAAAGTTAATTTACAGATATCTATTACAAATAATATATTTAAAGAAACATCTCTTGGAAGTGCAGCTTTCATATTAGTCTATAATTTCAACAAATCTTTGTTGTTTTGTTTTAACATAAGGGTTTTCATCAACTACTAAAACCTCTACTACAGTTTGTTTCTTAGTAAACCATCTAGGTAAAAACCATTTACGAGGTTTAATAGGTTCTCGATGAGAACTTAAAGTAATAAACTTTTCATTTTCATACTCATTACTTAGAGCAATTGTACCAGGATATTGTAAGTGTAAACAGCTCTTATTCCAACGATCAATAATACATGTATCAAGAACAAAATTAGGATCTTTAAATACAGTATCTCTAAGAATTAAAGTATCTCTTTTAGAATAATGTTCTAATTGATACTGTAAAGACTAATTTTTTTATCTTTAATACCATTATCATTAGCATTTTTTTCATAGCTAACATAAGTGAATCATTATAATAATCTAATTGTTCAATAGTTAATTTAAATACTCGATTACTTTCTTTTAAACCAGAATTTTCTGCAGCATAAGCCTTTTCGTTATTAACTGAATTATCTAATGCAATATTTAAATCATGAATTCTTTGTCCCATGAAAAATATTGTTAAACCTAAAACAGCTAATATCCCAATTTTTATTAAAATTGATTTCATTTTACTTTTTATCTATAAAATATTCTATAATTGCCAAACTATCCAAAGCAACTAATGTTCCTAAAATTAATACTCCAATTACCATAATATTCTTCGTTTTAAAAATAAAGGCACCTAGATTACTCTAGATGCCTATTGTATAACAATTCGATAAGTTTTATTAATATAATGAAGATTTCAAACTGTATAAGAGCCTGCTTCTGCCCAAGGCTTTCCTTGATAATACCTTCTTTTTAATCTATCAGAATACATTACAAAATATTGCTCATACTTTATCTTATAAGGACTATGTTGCATTGTTATATCTTATTAACGGTATAACCATAATGTTCAAGTACTTTCTTACATAATTCTAAATATTCTTCTACTGTTAAATCAGATTTAGAATAATTAGCAATAGGAATTGTAATACCTAAATTTGACAAATCATTTGTTCCACCTTTAGAAACAGGAACTATATGATCAAAACAATAATTATCTTTTTCTAAATCTATAGGAGTACCTGTTAAATAGCACTTTGTTTTTGTACCAAATTTATTAATAATATCTAAAGTCTTAATTTTATTTAAACTCTTCATTCCTCTATTTTGAAAATGTTCAATATATCTCCTTAAACGTTTACGTCATGTTCTATTAGAGATTCTTCTACCTCCATGAGAGATTCTAGCACAAAAAGTACATAGTCTAGATTTAATTCTCCCCTTAAGTGTATTACGTCATAATGAAGTAGATTTTCGTTGTTTACTATTAGTTATATCATTACAATAATATCCAACAATACTTTTGCTACATCCAAGTATCTTAGCAATTTCATTATAACTTTTATTATCACTTCTTAAAATAAGAATTTGTTCCTTTAACTTACTCATAATCAACTTATTAGCACGAGCTCTCCGATTCGAACAGAGACCGTAGGGTTTGGAGCCCTACAATACGGTTTTGCTTACCACTATAGTTTTCACTACCAGTTTTACTGTTTGTGGTCTGGACTATATCAGCTTGATATACAAGTGTGGCATTTAGTCTCTACACATTTATAGAGTAAAGTAGGATACATAGAGAAGTGTACGGCTTTAATTTTCGACCTACTAAGCACTCCGCCTATTTTACACGGCATAGACAGCCTATGTTCTCTACTGTATTTTACTCTAATTTAGCTCGGTATTATCAGCTATCCATATTTCGGGACCTTAGACTTTCTTAGAAAGCTGATTCGCATGATTTTTATCATCTTATTTCGCTTTTACCGAATTTGCCACAATTTTCACGCCAAGCGTGCTCCAATTCGAAGACCGCTGTGCTACCATTACACTAAGCTCGCATTTTACTACCTTTAGTTATACAGCAAAGGTAGTAAAAAATCTGAAAATATCCTAAAGAAGAGATTGTAATTTATTAAAAATTTCTTCTCTCTCTGCGTTTGTATTCCATTCAAAGGAAAATACACCTTCTGCATCTTCTTCAAAATTAAAAAGATCAAGTACTGAAGCTTCAATAAGCTCTTGAACAGTAGGATTATAAACTTCAGGATTTTTAGAATATTTGGCATCGAAAATTTCGTAATAATCTCTATGCCCATATTCAGCAGTAGGTTCTGGAAACTTTTTTACATATTCTGTATAAGAATATGTAATTTCATCTCCAAGTATATCTATAATCTTAATTTTAGACATCTACTCGTTTAAGTTTAGATATTAATGTATTCATAATATAATTAGATAAATCTCGAGGAAACGTATTCATATCTGTCATGACAACATAATGATTAAACATATCCTGAGGTCGGAAGTGGCTTTCAATAGCAATTTGACAAACTAGAGTATCTCCATTTGATTCAATTCTATTTACTACCTTTTTAACTTCCTCTACAGCAGGTTGTCCTCTTAAACCATATGCATTAGGTGCTCCATCAGAAATTACAAACATTAAAAGTGGTTTCGAAGTTTGCTTTCTAACCATTTTATATGTCTCTTCAATAGCAACAGAGTCTTTGTTATTAGAATAACTTTCAACTTTACCTAAAGCATAACGGTTCCTATTCCAGTGATCACGATATACATTAATAGTAACTTCTCCCATATGTCGATTATCTGCAGTATGACCATAAACATAAAAGTCACATTGCTTTAAACGTAAAAATACCTCATTAAGTAATATTGCACATTTTCTTGCAGATGCGATATTAGTTCCGCTCATAGAGCCACTCTCATCAATCAATACACAAACATCTAAACCAGGAGTAGTACGTTTAAACTTATTTGAATAGACAGTTTCTACTGCTTGATAAGCTTCAGCTAATTTATTAGTATCTAGCACACCTCTTCGCATTCCTGTTAAACGATATTCCTGTTCAACAAAGAATTTGCTAAAAGTATTAACTAAACCATTAATATGTTGTTTTACTGTATCAAAATCCGCTTTATAACGTCTTTCGTAATCTTCTTGTTTTACAATAAAAACATCATATTTTATTTGCTTACACTCATCAGCAATTTCTTTAGAATCCCACTCATCTTTAATTTCATTACTATTTAAAGAAGTATTAGAAGTAATTAAACGTCGCATTTGTTCAGCTAATTTCTCAGCTGCCTGTTTTATTTCTTCTTGAGTATATGCTTTAATAGGTTCTTGTTTCTTTTTGCCCGCAGATCCCTCATCAGAACCACTTTTGGGAGAACTTTGTGTTTTACTATTCTTATCTGATCCTTCATTATCTTTAGAATCTTGTTTTTGAGAAGACTGTTTAGAATTTTGAGGGTCAGAACTTCCGTCTGATCCTTCTTGGCCTTCACCTGAATCAGACTGTCCTTCACTAGAATCAGATTGATCTTGTTCTTCATCTCCTTCTTGTTGTTCTTCAGGCGGAGGAGGTGGGAACTTAAAGTAATCTAGTAATAGCTTATAAATTTTTTCTGCTTTATCATAAGCTTCTTTAGAATTATTTCCAAAGTCACAAAGAACTTTCTTAATTTTATCAAACAAAACCTGATGTCGATAAATAACCTTAGTATCTACTCTTGCAGGATATCTTACAATATATAAAATGTTTTGTAATACATCCATTAAATCATCCTGTTTTTCAGCTTTTTTATATAACAAATCAAAATAATAATATTTTGCTTGCCCAATAAAATTAGCATACCCAGGATAATTTTGTGTAGTATTGTATTCAATTCGTTCATCTTCAATAGTATTGAACAGATTAAAAAGGAACTTATTAGGTCTATTTTTACGAATTTCTGCCATATCTGTATATAATATGTGAGAAAATTCATGAATAGTTGTACCTAAGAATACATCTAATTTAACATTATTATCGATTTTATTATCATCATATACTTTAGTAGAAACAATAACTGTTTTTCCATCTGTACATGAAGTTTCTGCGTCTACATTTAACTGTATTCGAATATTTCTTGGAATATCCATAATATCCCTAATATCACATGCGTGACGATAGGAATCTCTTAAAAGCTTTCTTTTGTTTAAATCAGGTGCAAAGAAAGAAGAATACGATCCACTTACTTTAGTATCCCACCCTAAACGAGTAGATCCTTTATAAGTAGATGTATAATTCTTACCTTTACGCCCAAACCAGTCAGTAAATGACATATTATTTACTCATTAACAATTTTCGTACTAATTCTTGAGACTCTTTACTATCACATAGTGGAATTAATACATAATTTAATGCATCTAATGTTGACCATCCATCATGAATTAATTCTGCAATCATTAAAGTTTCTCGAGTTGATACTGTAGTTGCAGCCTCTGCATTTTCTGCCATCCTACGAAGTTTAGCAGCAATAGAAGTAATCATATCAGCATCCTGTTTCTCAATATCACATCTCTTCATGAGAACTCGAGCTTCAATGTCTGCAGGAAGATATGTAAATTCAATTAGGAAGAAACGATTCTTTAATGCTTTATCAAGAGTTGAGGTACCAGTATATTCAATACCAATATTACAAGTTGATATAAAGCATACTTCAGGATGAATAGGAATTTCACGAATATCCTTAGAACCTGCAATTTCTACAGGCAAAGTCCTACGATGGTCAAGAGCAGGAAAAAGTATATTGAGGCAGGTAGCAGGCGCACGCGACAGCTCATCTAAAACAATAACTCCAGGTTTTTGAACATCTTGAGTAAATTTAGCATAGTCGAAGATAGACTTCCCCTCTTCGAGACGATGAACACCAAGTAAGTCTGATATAGGATCATGCATGGCACCCATATCATAAATAGTACAAGGAAGTCCTAATTGCTTACAAATTAATTCTACTACTTGTGTTTTACCAGATCCAGTAGGACCAGTTAGCATTGTATTTACACGTTTATAAATATTTCGAGTAAGTAGATAGAAAGTTTCATCCTTAATATAGAAACCATCCTTATCAATAGACATAGGAACTATATCAGGATTACTCTTAATCTGATACAAGACTTTTGATTTTAGCTTAGCTTCTTCCTCTTCTATTTCTTCAGGAGTCTTATCCCTATTTTTAAGGTATTTTTGATATCCAGAATCTGCCTTAGGATCATCCGCTATTGAATATACGTCTCCAGAATAAGAATAATACTTTTGTGTTGATGCAAAATTTAGCTGTTTAGCATATAATCCAACTATACAATCAAAAGGATGTTGTACCCTATCAATTGTATACTGAGAAATAGATACAGCTAATTCATAAACAGGAGTTTTGTCAGGAAAATACTGCTTAGGCAATATTTGCCAAGTTCTTCGAGATCTAGTTTCAGTTAATTTACAATAAATTATCTCTGCCATTACTTATAATATGATAAATATTCAGAAGGACTAACAATACGATATTCTGTATTTTTAAAATCACTAAGTGTAAAAGAGTTTGTATAACTCATCATTGATCGAAGATAATGAACAAAATTCTCACACCATCCACTTAAAGGATACAAAATAGGTACTGTAACTTCTATTCCTTCTGCTGTTTTTAATTTTTGACTTCCAGTTTCTACTTGAGCTTTTTTAGTAGACATCCCATAATAAACTCGGTCTCGAGCAATATACTCTCCTCGTACCCAATGTTCTATTACTTTACCACAAGCTTCTTCTGCTTGAGCAAAGATTTTGCCTACCATTACATAATCTGCACCTAATGCTAACGCTTTAATAATCTTATCATAATTATCAAATCCTCCATCAGCTACAATAAATGGCAAAGACTCATATTTATGGGAAATACGCATAGCTTCTGCATCTTTAATTGCTTTTTCTATCTCCCACTTACGATCTACAACCTCTTTAATTAAAGAAGCCATAGCATAATGAACTCCTCCATTTGCAGAAGTAGTACATACTGATCCACCACCAATTCCAACACGTACAAAATCAATACCAGCTAAGGCATAATCTATATAAGTATCAGGATTTGCAATATTGCCTGCCATTAGTATAACATGACCTCCATATTTCTGTTTTACAGATTTACAAAGATCAATAAGCTTACGCATATGACCATTAGCAATATCTACGCATATATAAAATATTTCTTCCTCCTTAATTTCACCTAATTCTAGACCTGCAAATGTTTCAAATTCAGATAAACTTAAGGCCACAAAAGTTTTTGACATTAACTCATATCTAGTAGATAAATCTACTGAACGAGGAATTATAGTATTTATTTTATTATCCATAAATACCTGATAATTGCTCTCGTTAATTACTGAACTCATAGGAGCAGTAAACAACGGGAGCATATTATCAGCATTATATGGATTACATTGTTCACGATGTTCAATATCACTAATCCTAGCAGGTACTAAACAAATATCGTTCAATCCATATGTCATCTTTTAATCTTTTTTAGATTGTTTCTTTTCACGTTTTTCAGGGTCTTTAAACTTTTTTACCTTTTTACGATTAGGCTTAAAAGTTTCCTCTTCTTTACTAAATGTCTTACCAACTTGATAATCCCGAATAAACTTACCCATACTTATAAAAACAAAAAGAGGGAATTAATCCCTCTTATTCAATGACTAACGAACCAGGAGCAAGCCCTAATTCCTTTTCAATCTCGGTTATTGTTTTAGTAACTTTAGGTTTGCGAACTTTACGTTCCCAAGCTACTTCCATATTACTTACATCCTTTAGATTGTAATATTTACTTGTAGGCTTAAGAATACGTACAACTCTATAAGGACGATCTTCAGTAATATTATTAATATATCCTGAAGCAGCTAAATTACTTCCTGAAAAGTGCATTACTGTACCATTACTAAGTACAATTCCATACCGAATCATACCTGCATTTTCAAACTGAACGATTCGTCCAGGTACCAACTCTTTATGGAAGTTAGACTCTTTATCTTCAGATTTTTCCTCTGCAGCGTTTTCTTCTTCCTGTTCTCGTTCTTCTTTAGCTTCCATAATACACTTAGCCAAAATCTCTTTAGGAATATGCCGACTAAAAACCTGCATTAAAGGATGTTCAAAAATAGTTTTAAGATCGATCTCCTCTTTATCTTCTTCAGACTTATCGGTTTCCTCATCTTCGTCTTCCTTAAGAAATTCAAGAGCATGTGATAAATCATTAGTTGTATAGATTTTAGCATGATCTTCAACAAATTTATCAATTTCTTTTCGACCTTTAACATAGAAGAATGTTTTATCCTCCTTATCAATTAAAATTGAGAATTCTCCAAATGCAATAGGAAAAATAGGTGAGTTTCCAGCTTTGTAATCTAGACTTCCAAGAGCCAGAGCCAAAATAGGCATGTTTTCGGTTTTTACTAATAAATAACGCATTATATTAAATTTTATTTTTCTGTAGTTTTACAAACTTCTGTAATTTCATATACAGAATTTCTTGTTTTAAAATAATTTTTGCTAACAATTTCTACAACAGGAGATGTAGAGAATCCAAGTCCTAGATATACTCTATGTCCTTTTGTAATAGGTTCAATTAGCCTACCTATTTTTTCATATCCAGTATTAATTCCATTAGGATGATGTCCTGGAACATAACTACAAGTATCATTATCTGATAACTTAGTAATTTTAACGGTTTCTCCACGTTTGTAAGTAATTTTATCATAATAAATCTCTCTTACCTTTTGGAGTATTTCGTCTCGATGATCATCCTTATCGTAGATTGAACCTTCACAATCACATTGTTTTAGTAGAATTAAAAGTTCTACATTTACTTCATTAAGATTATTAGCTAGTTTTAGTATAGCTTTTTCAGGATTTGTCTGTTCAAGAATATACATAGGCTGCATATGCCAGCGAACTAATGAAATAATTGCTGTATGTAAATGTTTATCTACTTCTAACTTAACTAATAAATCTTTTGCAATTTCTGCACTTTTAATTGCATGGTTACTTGCATGATATAGGCCATCTTCTCCTTTCTTTGTTGTAAAAGCTTTGCCAACATCATGCAATAAAGCAGCATATACTAAAATTTCTCTAATTTCAGGTGATGCTAAATAATCAATAGTTTCATTTGAAATATGATCTAATGCACTTTGTACAACCATACAAGTATGTACAAAAGCATTACCCTCTTTGTGCCATATTTCATTTTGAGGTATTCGTTTTAGTTTTTCTATTTCAGGGATTAAATCTAATTTTTCCCAATGAAATGTGTTTTCAGTTGAATTGTATAATTTCATATATAATAATTTATGCACCTTCGTTTTCATCAAATTCAAGTCTGTAATAATTTTTATGAGAACATATTACAGTTCCTGTTTGTTTTTCAAGATCTACTCCAATCAAACCTATAAAATTATTACATTCTCTACACATGCCCGAACAAATATGTGGTTTAAGACCATCGCGAATAGCATGTTTTATACTTTCTCTTTCAAAATTGTCTATAGAACAAATATTACATTCTATAAATTTTTTTGTAAAATCTGTAGGAAAGTATTTCTGAACTTTATATAATATCATAGTTATATTTATTTAGTATAGGAGGCGGGAGTCGAACCCGCAATGAGCATTGCAGCTCGCCAGATTAGAAGTCTGGTCCATTATCCATTCTGGTCACTCCTACTTTTATAGTATCTATAATAATATCTGTCTCCGTTTTTATTTTTAGATTTGTAAGTATCCAACTGAGAATCGCAATTAGGACATATACATCTTAAATTATCTCTTTTATTATTAGAAGCATGACCGTCAATATGATCTAAAATAAAAACTAACTCTTTCCCATTTCAACTGGGTTCCATCCCACAAATGGCACATTTATTATTCTGTTCCTCTAATATATACTTCTTAGATGATCTAGGGTTATAATTAGCTCTCATAATAGAAGGATCTCCATTAAGAATTAATTCATATCTTTTCTTAGATTGATACTCTTGTTGACATTTACTACTACAATAAATTCCGCTATGAGATAAATATAATATAAATTCTTTTCCACAGTTCTTACAGATACCTTTTTTAGCAGTTCCTCTTCTAAAAGTTTCGCATGGATTTACTGCTCTTCTAGAAGGAACAATTATATTTAAACGTTGTGCTACTTTTCTAATATTGCTACCACTACATTTATACTTACGACCTACTTCTTCAAAACTTAATTTTTCATCAATAAGGAACTTAATTAAATTTTCTTTTTCTAATTTTCAACTTATCATATATTTTATATTTAAAATTTTCGTACACAAAGATACAAAAATTTTATTAAAAATACAAAGTTCGAATCAAAAATTAATTTCTATCCCTTGAACTACGGGAGCAAGATTATTTAAATATAATCATAAATTCTTGCTAGAATTGCCATAACTGCTTCTTCAATAGTTAATTCTGTTGGAGCTACTGTATATAATGTATACGGAGGCATCCAAGCTCTTGCACTATATCCAATAGGGAAAGTTCCTTCTTTATTCCAACACACTCTTGTCTCAATAAATATTTGTTTTTCTATAGCTAACCATTCTTGAAGTTTTATTACATCTTCAGGCCCGTTATAGCCTTTAAGACTCATTAATTTATACATTTTAGACATGTGTAATTAAATATTCATATGCTTGATTAATTTCAATAAACTTTTCCTTAGAGCCTCCTTTATCAGGATGATACTGAAAACACAACTTACGATAAGCAGTTTTGATAATAGCCTTATCTTTAGTAATATTAATTCCAAGTATTCTATAATACTCATTTATATTAGGTTGTTTTTGAGATTGATAATTCTCTCTACTTTTTCTTCGATAGTCTTCCTGTTTACGTTTATATTTAAAATATCCTTGATAAAAAGTTACATAAAATTCTGCAGATTTATAGTAAAAGCAAAAAGAATTAGACCATTCAGGTTTTATAAATTTTTGACAATATTCTTGAAACCATGTAAATTTATCTTCTTTAGAATAATACACAGAAATCTTATTAAAGGTCCTACGAATACTACGATAAAATCTATCATTATCAATAACACTAGAAGGAAGCTGCATAACCTTAATCATGTATTGTAAAACAATTTCGTCATGATTTCTTTTAGAACTTAAATTACCAAAAATTAAATCAATAGCATTATCAAAATCAATAATAGTTATCAAAGAGCCATATGATTTCATTACTTTTGTATAAGAATCTATATGGAAGAAATTTGCTTTTAGTAAGTTTACTCCTAAAGCTTTACAAATAATAATCAGAGCTTCATCATATTTATCTAACTTTACTTTATATAAGTTTTTAGTTAGAATATTTCTATTGTTAAACATCTTTTTAATAAACTTAAACATATCTATAAAATAGAAAATGCCTCCAAGATAGGAAGCTATTAGAGTGCCCTCGACAGGATTTGAACCTGCACCCTACTATTACTTCAGACCGCTTTCTAAGAGCGGCATGTCTGCCAGTTCCATCACGAGGGCAAATAGAGAGTAAATCTCTCTATTATTCTTCTAAAAATTCAGGATCTCCAATCTGAGAAGTTACTGTAGGAGATAGATTTTGAACTTCATATTCGATAATTTGATCTTTAATATCTTTTCCAGAATAATTATCTTGAATTAGAAACACGATATGTTCTACTTGTGATTGAGATAAAGTTCCACTATACTTAATAGTTTCTGCATCATCACTTCTAACTAAGATATCACAATGCCTAGAATCAGAATTTAACCAATTCTTATTCGAAGAATTAACTTCTTCAGTGTAATCCACATTTACTTGTACTACTTTCATATTATATTTTTCTTAAAATGCATTTGAAGTGTGTTGTATCCTTTAATAGGATATTAAAATCTTTAAGAATTCCTTGCTGAGTTTGAGGCATAATAAATTCGTAAAAATAATCAATAACATAGTTATTAGGAACTTTTGATAAAAACTCTTCGATAGTTATTGGAAAATAATTTTCTCTAACTTCTCTAGCCCAATTTTCAACCCATTTATATTTCATAAGGAAATGAACTAGATTTTTATTGTTACTAATATTTCCCCAAATAGATTGAAACTCAGCTAAATGTGTGGGATTAGCATTATGTAAAACTCTAGAAACATCATTAATATCAGACATTCTATCAATTGATTTTCGAGGAGTTAAATCTCGAATAGCAATATATCTAAAGTTTTCATTAAAAACTTGTCTCCAAAATTCATTTACACTTTGATTATCACCGTAACTATAAACTTCATGAATAACAGAAGAAAGTATTAAAGTAGCATTATCTAACTTTAAGGATATAACGTTTTCAAAATTATTATATAAAGAAACATTACATCCTTCAAGATTCTTTTCTGCAACTTGAAGCATTTCAGGAGATATATCATATCCAATTAGTTTCTTATCAGGAAACATCTCATGAATATGTTTTAATAAAGATCCATCAGCACATCCAAAATCAATGAACGTATCCGAATCTACAAAAGATAGAAAATATGCTTTATCTAAAAGTGATTTTCGCATATTATCATTATATACCTTTAAATTTGCTATTTCCATTCTATAGGTTCTAAGTATATTCTATAACAAATAATTTTATAAGCGTCTTGCTCTCCGTTATCTGCGCAACCATGATTACCATAATGTGGGTCTATAGTCTTATTACGACAATAACCATCCCTACAGATCTGATAAATCGAACATATACGTTCACAAGTATGACGAACGCTTGTATTATCTACTCCTACTCTCTGTAAATATAAATTGTATTCTGGTATATAACAAATTTGATGTTTATTAATTATTAGTTTACTCATGTTATTTTAAATTTGCGGAGAGTACTAGATTCGAACTAGTGGCACCCTTTTGAGGTACGTCGTCTTAGCAGGACGATGGGTTAAGCCAACTCCCCCAACTCTCCAAAAAACAAGTTTTTATAGAACTTGTTTTATATTAAACAAAGTAGAACCTGAACAATATGAAGACTTTGATCAATATAATAAGCGGTAAAGTCTTTCATATATTTCTTATATAAGCCTCTACATTTCCAGTAGTCAATAAGATAATGTCCAACTAATAACATTACAAGTTTCCAAACTGTAGCTAGCCCTAGAAAATATAAAGCAATATAAATACCTAATGCCCAAATAGCACAATGAACAAATAAAATATAATTATTTTTACATTTATATTCTGCAAGAAATGTTCCTTGCAATGGATAATCTAGAACTAAGTTTAAAAAATAAAGAATAATAAAAGTAAACATTTTATAAGTCTATTATTTTTAAGATTACCTTAATGAAAGACTCTATATTTGAATGAGAAGTGTTAAGCTCATCAAACTCCTTCTTATGTTCTAATACACTTATCATAAAATAATCAAACATACTACCAGTAACAACTCTTAATGCCTCTTCACTCAAGAGATTTCTTAAAGGAGTATCTCGAGTAAGATGAATAGTACTAAAGTCTAAACTACTTGCATAACGAGAGATATTAATACATAAAGAAGTTAGAACAATATTTTCAGGATCTGCGTACCTTTTTACTAAGTCTTCAGTTAAAACTAGTGGAAGTAAAGTCCCGTCACAAAATTTTACAAGCGAAAATAATGTAAAAGGGATACAAAACATATTTCCACTATCTGGTTCTCTATAAATTTGATTAGGAAGTGGAAAATAAGCTAACCCTTGAGGGCTTAAACAGCCTGAAAATACAAACTTGTTAATTTTTTTACTATAATCAAGCTCTAAGTAAACATACTTATACTTATCGTGATTAGTTTCATACCAACCACTTTTAGCTAAAGTGTTTATGTCTGTCATTTTGTATATATTGTTTTAAAAGTATAATTCTTTCAATTATTTTGTTGTGATTAAATGCCCATTTATAGTTGTTTAATTTTCTTATATCAATCCATTTAACCTCTTCAACTTCATTATCTTCGCCTCCAATAGGTTTAACTTGAGAAAGTAATTTATAAGGTACTAAAGCAGTATATCTAAGAGTAATATTTTGCTTATTAGCCTTTGGACTTGTTTCAACCTCTACAAATTTAGGAACTTCAGGAGTAATTACATATCCTGTTTCTTCCATAATTTCTCTGCAAACGGCATCTTCTCCAGTTTCATCAAAGTCTATATAACCACAAGGACAATTCCAATATCCTTGAAAATCAGGAGTTCCAGTACCACGTTTATTTGCTAAAATACATAAGTTTCCAAATTTATCTCTAGAAAATAGAAACATAGCAACTGCACAAGACCTCGAAATCCAGTATTTTTGATTATCTTCTTTTGAAGTTACTTGAAAATTTTTCATTATTTGCAATTTTTATTATTTTGTGCCCCCGTGAGGATTCGAACCTCATTAGTCTGAGACGCGAAATTTACAGTTTCGTGCAGATCTCCAACTCTGCTGCGTGGGCATACCTTTTTTAATTCCAGTTGCCTTTAATATGAGTCTCTTTAAGAGGTGGAATTAGTAAATAAAGTCCATATTTTAAAAGTCTAATATCCCAAGGATATAAAGAAATTACAAATGTACCTTTACGCTCTGTTGATTTAAAGTACCAACGTAATCCCTCTCTATGACTATAAACAACATGTTGAATAAAATTTTTCATTTAAGAGTTATAATCTTTAATCTGTCAGGTAAAATAGTTTCTTTACATGCATATTCAGTTCCTTCAACAAACTTTCTGCGATAGATTATTTCAAGATTAAGAGTATTAACTTCAAGAATTACACAAGAATTACTATTACCATATAACGCTTTCTTCCATTTAGCAATTCCTTCTAAATCAGTCATATAAACTAACTTCTCAGTTGGATTATCATTTTTACAATGAGTACACTGAGAACCAATATCTGGAATAAGTCCTTTATCTAAAATACTATCTAAATTTTCTTTTAAGGTTATATGATAAAGAATTCTACATTCGTCTCTTTTTGGGAATTTCTGTACCATTTTCAACAGCATTTAACCAATCATGTTTATATTGAACTGCTTCTTGAACATGTTCTAATAATTCCTGTTTTTGATAATTTTTAAACAATCTTAAGATATTCTCTCTACCTACAGGATTTGCAGATTGACTTGCAAATAATGGAAGTTTCTTTCCCTCATCAATACAACGATTTACAATATATTTAGCTATATCATAACCGCTTTCTTCTTCTCCTAAATCGTGATCAAGACAAATTGCATCAGGCCAGTCTTTTTCAAGAAATTGTATTGCTTCTTGATAAGTTTGCGCCCATATTACAAAACAGTTTCGACCGATAGGACTAAAATTTAACCAATCATTCTCAAGAGGATTACGAGCATCGTCCACCCAAAGTAATGTTTTCATTTTTATTAATCCGCCAAGTTCATTGCTTTTACAATTGCCGCTCCTAAGCATTCCCGATAATTATGGTATCTTTCAGAAGAAGCATAACACGGCTCTGTATCTCGCCTATTAATTCTATAAATAGAGTATGCATATCCATTAGGATGCCATCCGATTTCTACATGTAAAGACTCTTTATCTCTTAGTTCATCCAGAATATCATGTAAACCTGTATTTTTCATAATTATATAATATTTAATGCTCTTATAATTCCAGCTTCTAAACAATCTAGATAACTAGTATATACTTCAGAGAAAGTATCATATGGTTCATCCTCTTGAGAATCAATTTTATAAATAACAAACATCCAACCATGAGGATACCATTGTATCTCTACATGTAGGAATTTTTTCTCCCGCAGCCAATCCAAAATATCATATAAACTAGAAGAGTTATTATATAATGGAATCTTTTTATTAGCTAACTTTTTAATTTGGTCATTAATCATTTTATAATTCTTTAGTATTTCCACAACTAATACACTTACTGTATGTAGTACAAGCTAAGTTTGACATTCCAACAGAAAGTAAAGTTGAAAAGATTCTAGCTACACCAGAAGCTCCATATGCATCCTCCGTCCAAATTATATGAACTGTTTCTTTGTCACATTCTGGGCAATATGTTTTAATAGTCTTCATTTAGATTACAATGACATTTAGGATTATGAACAACTGCTACACCATGACCTTTAGTAAAACTAATATAATCATGTCCTTCAAACTTAAATTTATGTGCAGTACCAATATAGTATCCATCTTCAGATCTTATAGTTTCTGACTTAGGATCAATTACAGCATTACAACTAACTGTAATTAAACAAATTAGACAAAGTAAAAATTTCATATTTTTATTTCTTAAACCAGTTAATTATTTTATCAACTGAATCTTTAACTACATTTCGATAAAAACATAAATTAAAAAGTTTGAAACACTCTTTAAAGGTATTAGGATTTGAAGGATATCTGTACCAAAGTTCAGGTTTACTTGCATTTTCTATAGTTATATCAAGTTTAGCATTGCATCTAATAGATTCTGTATTAACTTCTTTTAAAAACTTATAGAAAATTTGTTTATCTTCTGTAGAACCAAAAGTATTAAGATGATCTATAAAAGCGCCTACTTTGACAAGTCTTATCTTAAGACTTTCATAATACATAACTGTTATTAGTTCATATAAAGCTATGAATATTATAATAAATACAATTAACATTATTGTAAGGATTTAATAATTTCTACTGCAACTTTGCCATCATATCTTCCTTTATATTCTTCTGAAAGATATTTCATAATTTTTGACATATTGTTACCTGCAGTTAATTGTGAACCAATAAGTGCAGTTAATTCCTCCTTAGTAAGAGGTTGAGGTAAATAACTCTCAAGGAAAGCATTTTCTTCGTTTAGGGTATTAAGTTGATCAACTCTATCCACCGAACATTCACTAATAGTCTGTTTATTATCTTTATACATTTTCTGTATAACATCCATAACCTGACTACAAGAAGGATCTTTACTAATCTGTTCACACTCTCCAATGATAGTATTTAACAAATTATAAATTACCTTATTATCTCGCTTAATCTGCTTAAGCTCTTTTAATTTCTTTAATGTCACCATATTTTTTAATTCTTGCAATATTATTAATTCCAGCCATATGATGGTTACAACAATCTACTGAAAATTTTTCAGTAATACCTTCTATGTAATAACTCCATGCAGGACCAATTACAATAGCATTTCTATTACTTTGATCAACAAATATAAATATTTGAGCATCTGTAAATGCTTGTCCATCTAATCTACAGGTTGTATCAGAAAAAGTTTGAGTAAAGGAAATAACGCTGTCATATTGAAACGATGCCCATTTATATTCTTCTAATAGTTCTTTACAAAATTCTTTAAAAGTCATTATTTCATTAACTTACTGCCCCTTGGAGCACATTTTTCACAATAAGGACATATCCACCCTGTACTTAAATATTTAGCAGGTTTTCCACAACTTATACATGTATGATAAGAAATATCTTCATACTTATTAATTATAGTCTGTATTTCTTCTGGAGCTCCTGCATCATACCAACGAAGAGAACCGTACTTCTCTTTAATCTGCATAATTCTATAATTATATAAATAATTATGCTTTTTAAGAGCTTGTTTTATTTCTTTACACATTTGAATGCCAAATGCTTTTCTCCAACCAATTGGCATACTATTAAGTTCTGTATAAGTTGGAATAAAACAAATTTTAGGAATTATATTTTCGTAAATATAGTTTAGAATAGTATAGATCTTGACACTTTTGGTATCAGCTACAAATTCTAACTTCTTATAACTAAATCCATAATTAGTATTAGTAACTTCCTTTTTATGTATATGATAATATAAAACAGGTATATTATTGAAGGTTGATTTACTTACAGTAATTCCTGAAATCTTAAAATTATCACCCACATACTTTTGTATATTAAAATCATAAGGTTCTTTCAATATATCACTATAAAATCTTAAAATAGTATTATTACGTATAAGCCTTGCTTTAAAATTGTATTTATCCTTGAAGATTACTTGCTTTGTAATAGTAGTACATTCTTGAGGATCTTTATAAAACTTATAAGTTAAACTGATATCATAATAAGACTTACTATAGTATTTGTATACTAAATTAGACATCCATCTTATATAAACTGTATGTTTATCTGAAAATCTATTTCTTGGATATAAGAATGGAAATCTTATACACAAATATATTGCATTAAAAATTTTAGATAAGGATTTCATGTTTTTAAAATTTATTAGAGTGGGTAATTACTTTTTATAACGATACTTTCTAGTACTATTTTTATTTCTGGAGCCAAAATGTTCTGTCATAGCATGATGATTAGGACATAAAACCTGAAGATTTTGCTCTTTATTATTAGTTGCATCTCCATCTATATGATGAATTTGCAAAATAGATAATCCAGTATAAGGATTAATAAAATTGCATCTACACCCTGGAATTTCACAAGTATAATTAGTCTTATCTAATAAATATTTTCTTATATGATTTGAAAGACCATCTGTACCAGACATTCCTGTTTCTTTCCCGTCTTTCCACCTTTGAATATACTCCTTATATTTAAATTCAACTTGACAAATAATACTACAATATTTATTTCTTGCAAAAATTTCCTTTCCACAATTTAAGCATTTACTAGTTGCATTTTTGACATATTTACCACTAGTTATAGCACCTCTTTTTATATTTGTATAACTAGTTGCACAAGAGTGAGAACAGAAGTTATTTTCTCTTTGATTTCAAGGAATAGGTTTTTTACATTTTTTACACAATTTAGGATTTTTTATATAATCTGTTTTAGTAAATCGTGTAAAAACAGGAATTTTTAGTCCTTCCTTAACTCCTCAAACTCTTAAATATTTTCTATTATAAGTATTATCGTGAATTTCTAATTTTTTACAAATTTCATATAAACTTTTACTACTAATTCACGCAAGTTTAATTTGTCTATCTGAAAGTTCTTTAATAGTTTTCATCAATATTCATTATTCACTTTAGAGCGTCGTAAGAGATTCAAACTCTCCCCTTTAGATTGGAAGTCTAATATGCTATCACTAACACCAACGACGCAAACCATTAATATTTATTCTAGCATCATTTCTCTAACTCTTTGTTGATATACAGAAATAATATAAGAAATTTCTCTTCTATGAGGACTATGCTCCCAACGAGTAGCTTTATCTAATTTAAAGATAATATTCCACTTTACCTTTTCGCTCCAATTCAAAACACATTTCTTTGAATTTCAGTTTGAATAGATTCAGCACAAGCTTCTAATTTCTTTAAATCATTATTACATATTGATAACCAAAGTTTTCTTTCTTCTGTCATTTAGAACTAAGTTTTACTTTTCGCAAAGCAATTTCTTGACAATCCTGAATAAACATTGCAATTTTATCCTTATATTCCCATTCCCAAGTATAATCTAAACGATCTATTTTAAAAAACAAGTAAGCCATTACTTCCTTACTCCATGCTTTAAATACAACATATTGAGAAGGTTTTTGAACAGATTCTGCACATTTTCTTAGTTTACATAATTCATTTTCATACATAGATCTGTACAGCTTTTCAATTTTGTTCATTTTAGTATTTTTATTTTAAGGATTATATAGATTATTCCAGTTATCATTAACGATTCAAATAAATATCCAAGAGAAATTAAACTACCTAAAGCCGCTAATACCCAAACTAATACAGCTGTAGTTAAATGCCGAATATCATCAATTCCATTCTTAAATATTATACCTGCGCCAATAAAACCAACACCAGAAGCAATTTGTGCAGCAACTCTAGACGGATCTCCACCTATTTTAATTGAGATATATGTAAAAACAAAAGAACCTAACATAATTAATATACAGGTTCTAATTCCAATTATTTTAGATTTAAATTGTCGTTCATATCCTATAAGAGCTCCACATACCAAAACTGCAATTAGACCTGTAATAAAAGTAAACATTAGACTTCTATATTTTTAAATATGTTATACAATGATAAGAAAAAGGTATAGAGTATAAATAGTATATTCATTCCAGGAATAAAAAGAAATAGACAAAGACTACTATCACCATCACTATCCCTAAACTTATCATTCCAATATTCAAATATTTTTCCAATAGCAATCTTTTCTTTATGACTTACTTTATAAGCAAAAAACAAAAAGAAAAGCATTAATAAATACAGGAATAATATAACATAAAATAATAACAAAAAAAAGTATACATCCTATCGAATTTTTATATTACTCATTAAATTTATAAAAAATATAATAAGTCCTGCTAATAATATAAAAATATTAGCGAGAGGAACCCAAGTAAAAATTACTAAAGGATTTCCATCAGCTGCATCATAATATTCATACATATCTCCTATTGTTTTCCCACAATCAGTGCGCTTCTTCCAAAAATATAATCCAACGATATGAATTAAAAATATAGGAAGTAAATAAAATAAAATGAAAATAATAATTATCATTATTTATACTGTTTTATATTTTCTATATATGTTTTCTGTTCCTCACCTGTAGGACCAACCATTAAGTTAAACTTTGTTGTTGCACATGAGCTTAACAATATTAATATCAAAATTAGGATTATTTTCTTTATATTTTTCATTTTCAAATCCAAAATCGTTAAGTTTTTCAACCATTTTTCTAAAAATAGTTATATCAGTAATTCTTGATTCAATAATTTCAAATTGTTCTGTATCAAAAATACCATATACTCGCATATAATCCTCACGATCTTTTGCTCTACAGTAAAATATAATTGCAGTTTCATCGTGATTATAGTCAACTGGACTTACAATTATTTTCACTTGTAATCCTAATTAAATTAATACAATTTCTAATACCTTATCTAAAGTATCTATATCAATATCAGGATAAGCTGTTAATATTTCCTCTCTAACCTGTTGTTCCCATCGACTATCGATAAGATCAGATCATCCATTTTGTTCTAAAAGTAACAAAATATCCTTTACTTTACTTTCCATCCAATAGTATTTATAAAAACTTGTGTAACTAAATCAAGATTCATCATGATTTGTTCATGTACATCTAATTTAATTTCTCTTTTAGTTACAGGCCATCCTTTAACAATCATTTCATATTCACATCGAGACCAGAATTGATATAAAGATTTACTTCTAACAAATTCTTTAATATCATCAAAAGACTTAAATTTAGATTTATCTTTTTCTTCTTTCCATTCTCTTACAAAATATGGAATAACATTATATTCTTCTATTGTTTGTGTATTAAAATTCCATATAAGTACGTTAAATATATTTCTCATAACTTTAAAATTTTGTGTAGCGAGTCTCGGATTTGAACCGAGGTCTAGAGCTTATGAAACTCTCGAGGTAACCATCTTCTCCAACTCGCTTAGAGGTAGAAGCAGGACTCAAACCTGCGATCGTGGTGTTGCAGACCACTGCCTTATCAACTTGGCTATTCTACCAATCGTATTCTATAGATATTATTCATATCATATTCTATAGTTAATTCATCTACAATTCGTTTTGCTTTCATAAGACCCATAGTCATCTTATAATCAAGATTTTTAATAAAAATTCTATCTTTTATTTCTTTAACTTTTATCAATTTCTGATTCGGAGGAAATTTTAAAAGAATAAAAAATAGACTTCTTGTAAGATAATTTATTACTACACGTGGAGTAGATACATCTCCTTCACTATATAGTGGAATAGTTTTAACTAAAAAATTTGGAGGTATAATCATAATTTTTTGATTTAAGGGATGCATATAGGATTCGAACCTATGACTTCTGGCACTCCTTGCCAGAGCTCTACCACTGAGCTAATACATCCATTAATAAAAACAAGTACTAAGCATATCTATTATTAAGATTTACAGGCAGTGCACGTGTTACCAAACTTAATAAGGAAGACGATAGTGCGGAACTGAAATGAGTCGAACATTTACCTCTGGATTTTCAGTCCAGCGAGCGCACCTAGCACACCGCAGTTCCAAAAATCCTAGTATTTCTACTAGGATTAGATTCATAGCAGGGCTCTTCAGCCCCGAAAACTTTTTTCTTTAACGTCTGATTTATAAGCTCTTAACAGATTACAGTACTCTTTCTGTATAGAATCCTAATCTACAGAAGATTGTGGACCGTAGGGTAATCGAAACCCTGTTTTCTGGTTGCAAACCAGATGTAATAGCCACTATACTAACAGCCCTAATTATATATAAGCACACTCTTAAGGATTCGAACCCCAAAGAACAGTTTTGGAGACTGTCATGTTACCAGTTACATCAAGAGTGCTTATTTAAACAAATAAATTCGATAGTCTAATTTAATATAACGTACTCTAATATTATCTTTTCGTTCTAAAGGAGTACATGCAATATCGACACAACATGTCTTACCATTTATTCTATTATACTCACGAAATATACAAGATTTACCTTTAATAACACTCATATAACACGATGATTCTCCTTGTATACCTAGAATAACCTGATGTAATCGATATCTATAACCAAATAATAGAATTATTTGAGAAACTCTATGTTTTGCTGACATAAACTCTATGATCTATTTTAATATACCTAACTCGAAGACCATCTACTCTATCTATACATTTAAAATCACTACAAGCCTTTCCTGTAAAAGCACATGGCTTTCCAACAGAAGATTCATAACAAAATCTTTTTATAGGTGTTCCTTCAGGTACACATTGAATAATTAAAGTTTTATATCTAATTATTTTCCAATATTTTAATACAATATCTCTACTCATCTAGTCTAATTCTATATATGATTCTTATATACCAGAAATTTTCTTCTTTAGATTTTATACAAACTAAGCTACATCTACGACCAATCTTATATAAATTACATCCAATATTCTTCTTATTATCAAAACAATAGAAATGTTTTTTACTTCGAATAGCCTGGAATATATAGTTATTTATATATTTAAATAGTTGATTTAACTTGATTTTGTTAAGTTCTGTAAGATCTTCTACTGTTTTCATATATTTATTGCGGAGGATGAGGGACTCGAACCCCCACGCCGTTTTAAGCGACCTACACTTTTCAAGAGTGCTGCCATTAGTCCAACTTGGCTCAATCCTCCGTATTTTAACACAAAAAGTTAATAAATTTGTAGCAAATTATTTATCATCTAGTATAATTCTATATTTGATTTTTATATACCAGAAATATTGTTTTCCTTGTACACATGCTCTATAACAAAATGGCTTATTAAAACTAGTACGATACATAAAACCACACTGGTTAATATTACTAGATCCACCCTGACAAAATCCTGCATTTCTATTTTTAATAACTTGATATATATTATAAGTTGGATGTTTGAATAACTTATTTAGTTTAAGTTTTCTAAGTTCTGCATAAGTATTTATCTGTTGCATAAGTTTAATATTAGCTGGAACGGTGGGGCTCGAACCCACGTAACCCAAATTAACAGTTTGGTGCTTCAACCACTCAGCCACATTCCAATTATATTTTATATTCTATCATAAGAAGCTTCTAAGAATACACGATAAGAAACTCTCCAAAAATAATATTTAAGACAACTTTTATTGAAAGCAGGTAAAAACAAAATACAATAATTGGTTGACTTATAGCATTGATTATTACTACAATGGTTTTGTTTTAGAGATCTAACTGCTTGTATACAACACTTTATTTCAGGAAAATATTTAATCTGCATAGATCCTATATTTAATCATATTATAACGTCTGTTACTACATCCTCCAAATTTCTCATTAAAAATCTCACATCCATTTGAATTATGATGATATTCAAATCCATAACATTTTTTATTAGGGGTAATATGACATAAATAACCTCTTCTTATAGATTGTATATACTTATTTTCAAAACGTTTTATCATTTGTAATTCTGACTTAAAAATTGTGTGAGCTACAGGGACTCGAACCCTGACAACTACATTAAAAGTGTAGGATACTAACCGATTATATTATAAGCTCTGCCTAAGGATTACACTCCTCTTTATAATTATTCATCTATAAAAATTCTATGTAAAAGTCTAATATGTATAAAGTTTTTATGTTCTTTGTTCCCTGAAGCTGTACATTTTAAATTTTCACGTTCTTCAAAAGAGAGATTTGCTTTAACAAAACATACATGTTCTGTTTTATCTCCTAAACAAGAATATCCACATCTTTTTTGTTTACAAGGATATTCCTCTTCAAGACTAACAGTTACTGTTTGTAAATATTTTCCTGGTATAAATTTCCAAATCTTATATTCTTTCATAATTTTCTCTTTTAGTACCTACAGAAGGACTTGAACCTTCAACCGCTTCCTTATCAGAGAAGTACGCTAACCAATTGCGCCATGTAGGTATTTAGTAGAAGTTATTATTATTTTAACTAATCTACTATATCGTAAGTATTCTTCTATCTCTCTAGGAAGCTGGATCTACCTAATTTCGAGAGAAATACTTCTTAATTCTTATAGTTTGGGGTTTATAAGATAAGGTCTAACCATTTGTCCAGATTCGTATGTTTAAAGAATACTTTTAGGTGTCCGAGGAGATTCAAACTCCCGATCTCAAGTGCCACAAACTTGCGCTTTAATCAACTAAGCTACGGACAACATATAGATTAATGTTCCCATGGATGTTTTTTATCAAAAAATCCAGTTTCTTTAATGTAACTACCTATAAATAGGCCAATTATTATAGGAACATAAAATCCTGCAAATACTATGTACCATTTATCTCCAACAGTCCATGGTTCTCCATCATCTGTTCCAATAACAATAAACGCACAAAGTAACCAATAAATAAATATCCAAAACATCATTAGAATCCAATTTTACGTCTAGTCTTATGTTCATAAGACTGAATATCAAGATTATAGATATCTGCAAGAGTCATACCTTTACTTGCCTCAGGTTTACCTAATTCCTTAAGTATTCTATTAGTCTTCTCTAAAGAGAGTTCATCAAACTTGTATTTTGCAGCAAGTCGACCCTTTCGCATCAATGCTTTATCAATACTTGTATCAGGACTATTAAATGTAGCAATAAACTTAATATTTAAAATATCTGAATAAATACCATCAGTCATATTAAGAATATTACTAATACCATTTGTAAATACATTTTCAGAACGATCTTTAAGAAGCTGTTCACAATCCTCAAGAATAATTACTGAATTCTTATGATCAAGAATAAAGTTTAAGAATACAGGATCAGATAAGCTATTCATCATAGAGTTATTAATAATAATAAATTGCTTATCAAAATTATTAACTAAGTGACGAATCATATAGGTTTTACCAGTACCTTGAGTTCCATGAAGAATAACTAAACCAGATTTTGGACTATTTAAGAAGTCAGAAATATCTTTATAAACAGGTTTGAAATCATCATTATAGTGTTTATCAAGGTCAACATTAACATCTCTAATCTTACATTCAGTTAAACCATAATCCTGACCATCAAAAGTAATTAAGTTAACTTTTGTTGTAGAAACTACTTTTTCTGAACATTCTTCAAATAAAGATTTAATATCCTCTATAAAGTTACCTATAAGAGCTTTATCATAAAAATAAATTAACATTCTAGAAGAATAATAATTCAAAGCGCATCTATACTCTTCACAAATTCCACTAAATTGTAAGGCAGTAGGTTGACTTACATAAAATGGACGATCCAATTCTTCAAGTACCTCTTCAGAAACTTCAGGTTTGACTCCAATTACATTATCTTCCCATATACAAAAGTTAGTAAACTTTTCTTTAAACTTCTTTAAGAACTTATTTTCATTTAACTTCTTTTGTTCAAGGTTACAGATTACTGATACACAATTTGGATATTGTTTATATTTATCTACTAACCAAAGTGTTGGAAGAAAGTTTCCAGAATTTTTATTTACATGATCTAATGTTATCATCTTATATACATTAATTATTAGTAGAGAGTGAGAGAGTCGAACTCCCGATCTCCTGAATGTAAGTCAGGTGCCGTGAACCACTTGGCTAACTCTCCATTTTACTATTTACATAGATTCTGTATTTAACTTGAGCTTGTATTATATAATCACTATACTCTGAATGATTCTCACAAGTAAAACAACACCTTATTTTTGCTGAGTTATCTCCTCGAGATCGACATATGCAATAATTACCAAATTGATCAGGATCTGCACAAGACTTACTATCTGTAGGAGTTGTTTGAATTATATAACCATCAATAAATTGAATACAGAATGGATTAGGGTTATCAATAAAAGATTCCATAAATTAGTCGAGTATGATTGTAACGCTCAATCCCCTAGAAATCCCAAATTTCTCGTGCTACTTCCACACCCCATACTCGAAAACTATCCTTTATTCAAGGATAGCAGTTAATTTTGCAAGAACACTTTCGTTCTTTTTGCAGATTGTCTCAAGTGCTTCTTTCTCAGTTTGAGCAGCTTTAATTTCCTCTTCTTTAGCAGCAATACCTTCTTTTGCCTGAGTATTAACTGCATTAAGTCCATCAATTGCTGTTTTAAAAGCATTTAAAACATTGTCTACTTTCTTCGACAGATCTGTAGATGTTGTACCTTTTGAATTAAACATGTTTAATAATTTTAAAAGTTAATATTGTGAGAGAGTATTTACATACCCCCCCCCAATAATAGAGGCCCCTAACGGTTACGATCCGTTCTCCTCAGGTTACAAAACTGACATTTTTCCAAATAAACTAAGGGGCCATTAAAATAAAGTTCTTAATCGTGCTTACAGCAAACGTCTTTACACACGAATAACAAGCTCTCCCAAATAGGGTATATTTGCAGCTAATAATTAAGAACTTCGCGGTCTTAACGAGAATCGAACTCGTGTCTCCAGCGTGACAAGCTGGAAGGATAACCACTACCCTATAAGACCATTATTTATAAAGTTATTCTATATTTAATACGTATATATACTCTACTTGGACAAGGATAAAAAGAACAATCTGAACTATATTGAAAACAACAAGGCAATTGCTTCTCAGAGAAACAACTATTCCCTTCCTTACATATTTGTATATATTTCTTCTCACTAAGAAAATAAATCTTTTTAATCAAACATTAAAAAATCTTGAATAATTAATTTTCTAATAGAAGTCTATAATTGCGAATAATTAAATTTCTGAAAAAGGTTGGACCCCATACCCAGTTTTGAGTATTTGCAAGATAAACTACATCCTTGGGTTCATACTTTAAAGTATGAATTTGATCCGTATATTTTAGCATTTCGTTAACTACAAAGGGGTGTACAGTTTTATTATCTTTTAAGACCTCCTTACTTGCAATTACTATTTTATCTCTAATTTTTAGTCCATGTTTATGAAAATATTCTGAGCGTATTATCATATATCTTATTTATTAATCCCACCATTCTAACATATAGTTATATCTAATTTTATTATATAAGTAAAGAGCCTTTTGTTGCCTTAATAATTCTCTTCGATATACTTGAAGTCCATCATATCGATCAAGATATTCAATTCCGAACCGAAATGCATTATTAATATTTACATATTTAACAAGTTTGAATTGAGGTTTACTCATTTCCATTTCAACAACTTCTAAAGCAGAATCTTCTTCTTGAATAATATCAATAAGTTTAATACATATAGATATCCAACGAATATCGTTAGTGTGATCTGTATGAGATTCATCTTTAAAAGATTTAAGCATTAACTGTAACTTAAACTTTTCTAAATCAAGAAGATACCCATAATCAAATTGATAATCTGCTGATAATATTTTTCTATAAATATAGAGATTTCTAAAGAAGTTCCTAATTTTATACCACCACTCTTTCATATATTTAAAATTTAGTTGCCCCACCAGGGTACGATCCTGGAACTTTGCCTCCAAAGGGCAACGTCTTAGCCTATTAAACGACAGGGCAATCAGTCTGATTTCATCAGAAAAGTGTACAAATATAAGGACAAAAGTTAATATATCCAAATATTTATACACTTATTTTTAAAAAATTATTACAATAAAATTCTATAGTTACGAATAATTAGCTTATGAACAAAAAGACTTGAGTATCTATACCAGTTATGTTTAATTTCAAAGTGCAAGTCTTCTCTGCCATACCAACCTATAACACCAGAAACTGTTAAGAATTTATTACAGTCTTCAGTCATTGCTGAAACAAATTTAGGACCTATAGGAACATTTTCCTCAACAGCGTTTTTATCATACCAGTCTTTAGATTTTACTAATACTTTATCATTTTCCTTTAATTGATCTCAGAATTCTCGATTAGAATGCAATTTTTTCATCATAATAATCAATATTATGCTCAGAATTGATTTCTACTTTTTCACTACCCACGTAGACAACAAATGTAGTTCCTTCTTCTATAGCTTTGTTATAAATTTCAGAAAGTTCCTTTTTGTTCTTAATACTACAGATATGATTATCTTCAGTATCATAGACTTCGTAGTCTATAGAAAATACTCCAAAGAGATCGCTTCCTATAAAACTCCCAAGAAATTCTTCAGCTTCATAGAAAACAGTTTCTGCAGAACTTTCTTCTTCATCAGTTTCTGCAAGAGCAGCTCGCATTGTTTCTGTATTATGTTCCTTTCGAGATATGTGAACAATACACTTATCTAATTCAGGAAATTTCACTGTTACAATATAAAACTCCTCCTTTTCTTCTTCATTAATATTTTTAAAGAACTTCTGTTCTATTTCAAAATCTGCAGGGTTTTCGATAAGAGGATTTTCATCATCGTGCATCCAAGTAAGTCCTTGTTCAGAATGAAGTTTGTTAATTACTGCCGTTACCTGTTCCTGAGTTTTACAGTGAATTACGTCAAAATACTGTACTATCATAGTTGTTTTAAAATAATTTACATTTTATTTATTCTTTGGTTTCGATATCTATCTACTTACAACACCACCACGTGAAGGTAGAATAAAGGTGTCATAGGAGAGCATATGCTCTCCATAGCACTTAGTCTTGCATTTCAATAAGTTCATCTACTTTCTTCTCAACGCGATCAATACCAGTAATTTCGCGAATTGATTCAGCAAATTTAACTTCAGGAGTTTCAGTCATATCTTTCTTCTGAGCAAGACCTACTTGACGCAGATAAGATTCAACTGCTACTTTAATATACTGAGGTAATACAACCTTAGTATCATCCATAAAGATCATATCACTCTTTACAGATTCTACAATCTCAGCCATGAATGCAGGAGCAATGTTCGAATCTCGGATCTGCTTACATACTGCAGAGAAATCTCCCTGAAGAGTATAATCTCCTACAAAAGAACGCTCAATGAACTCTTTAGCAGTAGCTTCATCTAAAGCACCTAAAGAGATAACTTTGCCAATACGCTTACCACGCAGAAAAGTCGGCTCAATAAGCTCAAGATGATTAGTAGTAAACAGAGTAATTACATTCATACCCTTAGTATCACCACCATCAAGAGTATTAAGAATATCCTGCATAGCAGCATCTCGTTTACCACGAGTTACCTGATCGATATCCTCAACAAAGATAACAACTCCATGCCCAGTTCCGTCGATTACTTTACAAAGACGAATAGTCTCAGCAAGTAATGTAGGATCTTTCAGATATACACTTACCCAATTATTCTGAATAGCTTCCTGAATAAGCTTAAAAGCAAGCAGAGTTTTGCCAGTTCCATAAGGACCTTCAAACAGTGCACCATACTTCAGAGGAATTCCTCGTTCAGTACACTTCTCAGGATACTTGATACGAGATTTAAGAGGACGTAATCCGAGAGCTGTATCTTCAGAAAGAACCATCATTTCACGGTCAATATTTGACAGATCCATGACAAGAGGATTGTTGAGATCAGAGATCTCTAATGCCTGACTCTTATAAATAGAATCAGTTGCAAGAAGTTCTTTTGTCCGATCGATAATGTCGTCCATCAGAGTAGTAAACCTGAACTGACACTTACCCTTGATATAGAGATGGTGATCATTACCATTATAAGAGATAGAAATAACACTTCCTTCTCCTAAATCCGCAAGTTCAATATCTCCATACGGAACTTTAACACGACGTCCATCAGCAAGGATAACTTCAATAGTATTAACAGTATCATCACCTCCTGAAGGGTTATCGTTTTTAGCTGCTGATACAATTCCAAAAACTTCCTGGATTGCACGATTCAGCTGATAAACTCCATCATTCATAAAACACAAGATCTTATGATTGAATGTACCCATACGCTTCGACTGCTTAATCTCGTTTTCAACAAAATTTAAAGCGTCCGAATAACGCATACGAGGATCAGACATTACCTGAATAAATTTCTCTTTTTGCTCCTGCTCATACTTAGAAACAGTACTTCGCATTACGCTTTTAACTCCTACAGGATTTCCCATTTTTAATTTTATTTATATTTTTTATTACAGTTTGACAATATTCTTTAGTTGTAGTTAAACAACCAAATGTAACAAAATGTTCTTCTTTTGTTATAGTAAGAGATTTTTCCTCAATTTTTTTCTCTTGAGAAAGGACTATCATATAATCTTTTTAATAAAGAATATTTTACAGCAGTGTTCTTACAGAAAATTGTATCTTTTTCTTCAATGTAGATTACAGGATATCCTTCAACTTCTCCTACAATATGTTCTTTAAGATCCATATTTTTATTAGAAGTCTACATAATAATCGACTAAATCATCCATAAAGTAGGATGCAGGACGATTGGTTATTTCTGCCAGTATTTCATACTGTTCAGGAGTATAGTCTGTTACTCCTAAGATTTGTCTAGCTTGTTCAGGAGTGATGTCTAAGCTAGTAGATTTAGTGTGATTTTCGAAAATTACAAGTTTATAATGCATAGTGTGTAAAAATTAAACGTCTGCACTCTCGAGAGGAATCCAACCTCTATTACAAAATCCGTAGTTTTGCGTCCTATGCCTTGAACGACGAGAGTATATTGTTACTTAGTGACAACCTGTCTCGATTTCATGACAGCCTCTACTCCGAGAGATTGCTCTAGCGAGTTTTGTTATTAATTTCTTCATTTGTTAACCAATGACTTTCTAATTTTCCATTCTCATATAGAACTCCAAACTTATGTTTTTCATTCTTAATTCGTTTACCAACTACTTTAACTAAATCAGAAAAAGTAGCTGTTTTAGAGGGTTCAACAAGAAAACAACTTCTTTTAAGGAGAATTTGTATATCGTGCATTAAACTTAAAGAATCAAAATAATGTGTAATATCTGTTTGACAGCCATGAGTATAAGGAGATGATAACTCACAATCTAGGAATATATTTTCAAAAGATACATACTTATCACTATTTTGTAATTCGTTTAGCTTGATTGTTTTAACATGATATACATTTGATAATAATCTTATTGCTTTAAGAACTTCTATTTTATTATCAATATATCCTTGAACTAAATTAAGATTAACGCGAATTTTATTCCGAATTTCAGGATTTATGTGCGTTAACATAAATAAAGTTTCAAGTCTATCATGTTTTGAAGAAGCGTGTAATACTACATTATTGATTCTGGAATCATAATGTTGAAGTGATACATTTAATCCATCAATTAACTTTATAATATCTATTAATAGATTTTTAGTATCAAGATTTATATCTATACTTATGGGTAAAGAAGTTGTAACATAAATTTTCTTTACTTTAGTGTATGAACGAACTAAATGTACAAATTGATAGAGTTTCTGTAAGTCTAATAAAGGTTCTCCACCTACTATAAGTATATTTTTAAAATCACTATCAAAAACAGATTTAGCTAAGGCAGCTACATCTGTTTTTCCTAATGACTTGATTCCAAATTTTTCAATGCAGAAAGAACAATTATTATCACAAGCCTTAGTGAATCGAATATCTAATGACTCGTAAATTCCATCGCAAGAATTACATTTCCAATTTATCATTGTTTTCTATCTCCATATCTCAAATATGTATAAACTACTAAAAATATAATAATAATAGTTAGACATAGAAATAAAGATACGAATATTATATTTGTTAATGAAAATCCAAATAATATACTAACAATATAACTGATGTAACTTACAAAGACATAATATATTATCAGTCTATGATAGATACAAAACTTAAATGTTAGTGAGAGTATAAGTAATCCAATTGCAATTAAAAGATCAGTAATTGAACTGACCAACCCAATCAACAAAGAACTAACTACAAAATATTCAGCTAGTAGCAATACTAAAATTTTAATTGCAAGAAGTACAGGAGCTAATCTAATGAAAATTATGCTAAGTTTTCTTAACATTATAATTTCTTAATAATACTTAAAAGTAATCCAATCTTAAAACAAAGACTTGGAGAAATAGTATAAATAATTGCTTCTGTAGGAAATACATTAGGAATAATTGCACTCCAAGAAAAATAAAGAATTAATGCTATAATCACAGCACGTAATATAATCCAAAGTAGTATAGCTACTATAGAATATATAGTATAATCAGAAGTTTTCATTATAATATAATATTAAGTAATAAAATTACTACAAATAACATAATAAAATATGTAATTAAAGTAAATATCCGAGAAAGACATCCGTATTTTGTACAAATGTCATAAGAAGTTAACTTATCCATATACGGTATTTTACATAACAAGTAATATCCTTAGGTTCTATATATCTTCCACAAATAAGATTTAATTTTTTAGATTCTTTAGAAGTAAAATTACATTTAACAAGATGAGATATTAGATCCTTAGGAATCTTCCAACTTAAACTAGAACTTCGAGCCAAAATAACAGTTCCACCTTCATCTATACCTAATATCAAGCATATCTTGTTTTTTGCATACCGTAATCCACGGGCATATTTAATCTGTACTATTTTATCCATATACGATATTTTGTAATCTCATATTCATCCCCTACAACAAGTACGCTTCCATATCTTAATGATTTTTTCTCTAGGTTAACAAAATCCTTAACTTCTGGAAGCCACTCATCAAATTCCCAAGACAAAAATTTATTACTTCCAACTATAAGTCTACTTGGAAGTGCAAAAGGATTATTGTAAGTTCCTACGACCTCACAAATTCTAAATGACAATCGTTCATCATAGAAAGAATCTATAATTTGAACTATCTTACCCATATTCTATAAACTATTTGTATACACATATCACTATATACTATTACATGCCCATATCGATAATTCATAGAATATGGAATAAAATCTTCTTTATGTATAGGTAACCATTTTTTAAATTCCCAAGCTAAACGTTGATTACTTCCTAATACACTTAGAAAACCTTCCATAGAATTATATACTCCAACTTCTAAAGCTATTCTATATTGTTTTAGATTGTATAGATGTACGTTATGATATTGAAATATCTTTAATTTACTACTCATAAATTTCAATTTTAAAAAATACTCAGCCACCTAAGTAGCTGAGTATTAAATAGTGGAGCTGACGCGAATCGAACGCGTGTCTCCTAATTCTCCTAATATCAACTTATTACGTGTGTTAGTTTTGTTTTAATTGGAACTACCCAATAGGGGTACCCGAAGGTGACCCATCCACCAGCTCATTTTTAAGGAACGAAGCCAAACCTTGAAAGGAAGTGTTGTTCTCGCCAGTTTAAGAGTGACGAACCTCCCATTGATTTACGCAGCTATTAAAGCTACTCCTTCAATGTCGCCAAACAGCGCCGTCTCAACCTTGTTGATAATGCGCGAAAAAATGTTATTTGCGTTTATTGTTTGAATCTGTTTTACGAGTATGAATCAAACTCGACACGATTGATATTACTTGACATTAGGATCAAATACCTAGCAGCCCCGAGCAGGGAGAAATTAACCATCACCTCCCTAGTAGGATTCTTTTTTAAACTTGTGGAACTCCAAGCTTGTAGTCTAGAGTATCCCTACTCTAATTATAACGGAGATTAGTGTGAAAACACTAACCGCGGCTATTATTTCACGATGGAAACTACATAGCATGTTCTTTATTTCTGCGGAACCTAACATGAAAAAACCGACCGAATTGCCCCGTATTCTCGATAGGCTCAAGATCCTTGTTTAATGTCCTAGGAAAGACGATAGGGATACTTCAGATACGCGTGAAGTTGCCTGAACATCGCGGAGGGCTATTTCTTGTGGGGATCTAATAGCCAATCTACCAAACTTTTAAGATTAGTTTTAACTCCCTCAGTCTTAAGTATCACTGAGTTACATACCCTTACATATAGTCGAAGGAAAACTACCCATTTTCTATACCGCAGGAGTCAGCAGGTATATAAAGAAATAGTCATAGGACTAAATCCTAACAGAGGCAAAAGTAAAAACAATGACCATGACGAAATACTTCTCAAAGCTAAAAACAAAGTCAATTATATTTATATTTGAAGTATTTCACAAGTTTGTACAATACTAATAATGCTTAGCATACATGTGCTTTACTAGAGCAAGTGTTTGTCTATATTTGTATTATCCGCAACACGCGTATAACACACAATATATCTTGTAGGATTTAGTCCTATGTAAAAGATAGAGTATACTGATGAAAATACAGTATAGCATCTATCTACCTATTAGAGAGAACTTAAGAAATCATAAGTATCTTTCAGTTCATTCGGAATTATAATCCGAAGTTTACCAATTTTACTTATTTCCTCATTTTTCCAGGTTGTAAACTGCTTATTCAAAAGCTCTATTTCATTTGAATATTGCTTGAATTTAACTGCAGTTTCTGTATCAAGTTTTGCAGTTTCTTCTGCAACACGTTGATCAATAGAACCTTTAATGGCATTGAGACTTGCTTCAACAGCACGATGTTGCTTTTGCAGCTCAAAGTAAAGTTCTTCAACTTCTTCCTGTTTTACTGATGCAACATGACGATAAACTTTATCATCTTCTACTAACGCAGGATTTGATATTGCATCAAACAGCTTTTCACGTGCTTCATGAATAGCACCACGAGGATGAATCTGCTTACCAATGATAGCAGCTTCTGCCCCAAGAGTGTAATAACGATTACGCTCCTTGATATCTAACTCTCCTAAGATATCTTCAAAAGAAGGATACTTAGGACTAGCGGGATATTCAGGAAGAGTAATACTTTCCTGCTCGCACCAATCCTTAAAAGAAAGCTCTTTTACAGCACGATGCTCAGCATCTTTTGCTTTAATTGCCTCTCGCATATATGCAATAAATGCATTGATTTCAGCAATTTTTCTGATCTCTTCTTTTAAAGAAAGTACTTCTGCAGAATTTAATCCTTGCGAGAGAGTAATGCGGTTGTCTGCACTTAATGTTTCTACAGTTGTAGTGATAAATCGAATGTTATCAAGACGACTGTGAGCAGATGCAACATATTCTTTACCTATGTTGCAGAGATGATTTGCAGAAGTAGCAGTAATACCATCTGCTGCAAAAAAGACTTTATTCTTTTCAGTCATATGTTTAGTATTTTTCTATTTGTTTGTATAAAAGATATATAATAATTGCAATAAGAATCATAATATATCCAACACCTAACCAAATAGACGCTTTAAACATTATATATCCTATTAAAACAATTATTAAAAGAAAGAGTAGCAATACAATTGCTAATAGTACTAAAATGTTGAGGGCTCTCATATTAAAGATCTTTATAATCGCAATACTTAATCTTTGTAATAATTCTCTTACCTCTGCGATTTAATAGACCACAAGGTGCTTTAAGTACAAGACCCTCAGCAATATAGTCTTTATTTTCTGCAATTAAAGACTTGAAACCTGCTTTTACAAAATCCTCAGCTTCTTTAATAGTCATATAACCTACTAAAGGAACAATTTTAAGATTAAGCTTTTTAGCAATATCTTCACATGCTTCTCGAGTTAACCAAAGAGATTCACCTGTAGATGTAAGAATTCTTATATCAAACAAAATGAAATCACAATGATCTTTAATATAGTTTCCACCTTTTTGAATCTTTAGGCCATACCCTTCTCCAAAGATTTCTACTTTTTCAGGATAAACAGTTTCTCCTATTTCTGTTTGTACTCCGAAAGCTTTATATAAGAGATCAAACTGAAACAATTCCTCCATTCGCTTATGTAAGTGAGTGGGAATGCTTGCATTTTCAGTTTTGCCTCGAATTTCAATCATTCTTAGACCTGGATGAAAACAACAAGACATATTAGTTCCATCAATCTTTTCAGTAGCTTCCCATTTAAGATCTTTAAGAACTTCAAACTCAGATTCCGAATATTCTCCAAGAATTATCGGTTTCTTAGGTTTTGTCATATCTCTTTTATAGAGAGTATTGATTTTTTGATAATAACTACTCATACTTAACTTATTTCTTCTATTCCATACTTTTCAATGAACTCTATATTTCGAGTACACATTCTTTTAATCGTTGCTATATGATGAGCAAGATTTCCAGAAGTTATCTTAACACAAACTTCAGATATACCAATGAAATTATGATAAAACATAGTTTCTCCTTGCTCTTTCTTCATTTTATCCGCCCAATTAGATGCTAAGAAACGAATCGAATTAACTTCATGAGAACAATTGCCTGTTGTTACTTTATCACATTTATTTTTGAGAGCTTCAAACCAGTGAATTATATCTTCTTTTGTTATCATTTTACTAAAAATTTTGTGTCCATCCTGAGTCTCGCTCTCAGTTCCCCTGTATTACCAGGCCCTATCTAACATCTTACTTTCATCTTTCGTTCGCGACCTCCAGATTATCCTCGAAGTATGTCTCCTTCATGTACTAGAACTAAATATACGGTACACTATCTTTCCAATGAAAGGTGAGACGGCGAGCTAGTTTAAATTAAAGTTATCTTACACATGAACCTTCTTAAACCTCAGCTGAACACCTAAGAGATTTAAGGAATTCACTTCCACCTTCTACCTGTCCGTGTTCAGTACAGAGCGGTACTTTCCTTCTACCTCAGATAACTTTAATATAGTGGGCCCTACCAGACTTGAACTGATAACCTACTGATTATGAGTCAGTTGCTCTAACCAATTGAGCTAAGGGCCCTAAAATAAGTACTGTTCTTCGTTTTGAGACTTAACATACTCTGATTCTCAGTTCTGATACCTCTCGGGAGCTTTAACGCGTATTAGGAAGATGAACCCTCATCGCTCGGCTTTCGCTTAGTACTTATGTGATTACATTAGAGCTAGAATTATTGCTGCAAGTGCAGCTACTATTAATAGTCCTACTCCTAATATTTGATTTCCATCAAAATCTTCTTCCATAACTTAATAGAAATTTAATAATTAAAAAGTTAAGGTGTGCTAACATGGGCTATTATTCAGCCTAGTACTGGGCCATGTTCTCTATACTACTATACACCAGTAGACTAACCTTCCTCCTTAACTCTACCTATTCCCACGCCTTCCAATGGGTAAACAATAACAGCCTGTATGCCTACAGGAGAATCTACACTTTACGATCATGTAGTTTAATTCAGGTTTGTGGGTATGAGCCACTCTATCTGGTATCGTTTAATCAACAAAATTCAACACTTGTGGAATCAAGTTTTAGTCGCGTTTTCTGCATAATACTTATTGCGTAAGCATTAGAGGCTCTGCTTTCTCCTAACGAATTCGTTTGAAAATAGGTAAAAAATAGAGCCTACACCTCCGATCAAAGAGATGTAGGCAATGTTTATCGTCCTTTTAGAACTTCATAGTTTTAGTATGGGTTCCTTCTCTTATATATGGTTTTTCCATATATTTAATAGAGAAAACTGTAACGTTCTATTACAGGGACTACACCTTTGGTGAAGCAGGTAGGATTTTCTGCCTAACGGCGATAAGTGCGGGGAAAGTATGCTGCATTGTGGCGAACCTTTCGGAACACACGTACATAAACAGGTTTACCTTTATTATCCTTTACAGGATTTCCCTCCTCATCGAGAAGAACTTCTTTGAAAGCCATCGTAATAGTCTTCATGTTCATTTTTGCCATCGTTTCTTTTTATTTAATGAATGATATTTTTATTCTAATTCCTTTTCAACTAAGTAATCAAAAACTTGTTCTAACTGTTCTTTAGTTAAATCGTTACACCGACTCACTTCAACTCCAAGAATAGAAGTAAGAGTTATGTCTTTATTACTATCAAGTGCATCAAGAACATAATAGTACATCCTTTCATTTACAACTGCACCACTTGCAAGTTGTTTACCTCTAAACTTTAACATATTCTTAAACATTATACTGTTAAATTAGAACAGAAGAGAGGAATCGAACCCCTATTTTAACCTTATCAGTGTTACGTTCTACCATTGAACTACTTCTGTTTGTTGGGAGGATTGCCGTAGGCTCCTCCCTAGCCTTAAAGAACTTAATTCGACATCTTATCTACAAGATCCGATACCATCTTAAGTCCCATCGCATCCATGGCAGCATTGCCATTACTAGTGTTTCCACCAGCCATAACAATTTTAGGAAGTTCCAGCTTCGATAAAGCTTCAGCTACACCAATCTTCGTTTGCATCTCAATCTCTGCCTTTTCCTTAGGACTAAGACCTGCACGTACTAATGCTGCCTGACGGAATGCTTCTGCATCACCTTCAGCCTTCACTTTCTTTGCATTTTCCATAGCTTCTTTAGCAGCAAGTGATGCTACTTCATAAGCCTGTTGAGCCTTAGTTACCTCGACTGCTTTTACTTTTTCCTGCTCCCACTTTGCAGTCATAGCAGCAGCTTTACCAAGCTCCTCTGCCTTAATTGCATCCTGTTGAGCAGCAGCGGCTTGCGCCTTTGCAGTCTGGATATCCATGTTTGCTTTCTGTTGCTGAGCAATCTGCTTCTTAACTGTTTCAGAATAGTCAATTTTAGAAACTGCTACCTGACCGATCTCTAAACCATAGTAGGCAAACGGCGAAGATTCACTACGTTTGTATCCACCAGCAGAGAGAGAATCGGGGATAAGAGTTGCAATATTAACCAGCTTTTTATCTCCTGAAATTGCATCCAGAATCTCAACTCGCTTTACAGAAGTTTTGTATACACCATTATTGAGCTGGTCAGTGATATACTCAATAAGGTCGTTCTTCTTTTTCAGCATAAGATTCAAATGCAGACATCAGAGGACCAGACGCATAAATAACCTTGGTAACAGTAGGCCGAACGAGGTCATTAATAAGCCTATCCATACCGTTATAATCCGTCTGAATACGTGCTAGATACTTAGGATCAGTAGGGAGTTTAACTCGAAGTGAACCATACACCATACCATCCGACGCATCATTAAAGATCACGGGAATAGGACTTCCCATCTGTTGACCAGCATCGTTGTCAGATCCGAACCAGAGCTGCTGAGTCTTGTAATAGACCGTCGTCTTACCCCACCACTGCCAGTGGAAGCCAGGCGTCGTCCAATACTCCATGTTACCCGTAAGGGGGTACTGGTTGACCACAATAGTTTCGTTCTTCACATCCTCTCCAATCTTACCGAGAAACACAACGCAGAAAACTGCGAACACTGCCACGAAGACAGCAATAATCTTTTTTAAATTCATATGATTTTATAAAGTGATTAATGTTTTCTTTTGTTTTTAAAGCAATCTATTAATAATATCAATAAACAGATTACAAGAATTATAAATAGAGGCGCCATATATTTTCTACCTCTTAATAAAGTAATAGAAAGGTATAATAGCCTTCCATGTTATCTTACGATTAGTTATTTTCCATACATCTAACAATTGAAAAACAACTGCAGTATAATAAAAAATAAATAAAAATTCTAAGAGAATAATTGCAAATCTAAAGAACCACATAGTTTAATCGTCATCTTGGAGTACTAGCAATACTAGAATTATTATTAATACTATTTCCATTAGGTTGATAAATTTTGATTGTTTGAGGGCGTACATCAATGATTAATGTATCACGACGATGTGTAAGATTACTATTAACTACCTTTTCTAAAGAATCTACCTTATATTCAAGATAGTTAATCTCTTTTGTAAACTTATCTGTCCAGTCTTCAGTAATTCTACCTTGAACTCCAAAAAAAGCAAAATTTACTATAAAGACAAAACCTATTATAATAAATATTGCAAGAGCTCGTAAACTTTTATTTTCCATAAACTAATACTGACAAGAACACTCAGGAGAATGAAGTAAAAATTTTTCTCCATAGTTTGTAATATACTTATGCCCATGATACATGAATTCATAGTATTCACAAACAAGACTTCCTCTTTGTGTATAAACTTTAAAGGAAGTTGCAGTAATCTTTTCTGGTTCTTTTTTCTGAGAATTGTTGTGGTCTACTTCACAACAAGATACTGCAAATACACATAATGCGAGTACAATGAGTAACTTTTTCATATTTTTACCATAATTATTTTCTTAAAAAAAATAAAAGAGATAGACTGTACGTTTGGATCATCTAAAATGTGACCTCACAATGGTTACAACCCTACAGCTAGGTACTGTTGCCATATATTCTTTCGAATCTTCAGACTTTGCCACCTATCTCTATTATTTTCTAGGACCTATAACACCGATCAAAGTGTTATAGGTAAAAAGTGATAAACATTCCAGCTAGATAAATTCTAATTATGAGCTTATTGCACCAGCTCTTTAACCTTCGTATCATCCGTGTGCAACCTTCGATATTACTTGTACAGGCATGTTTATCAATAAGAGCAGATATTCATTTGGCTATCAATCATATGACCTCTCATATGCAATTGACTGCTACATCAAACGTTCGTAGTTACAGCTACTAATAGTTTCTATTTTCCCAAACATCATTTAATCTGTACATTGCTTGACGTCTGTTTGCTCTTATAAACTACTAAGTGTAAGTTTCCTTGCGACAACTTAATCTTTTCGTTTTTCATTGTGACTACGGTAGGCTCCGCCCCTACTCTACTGACCTTCTCGGGCCAGTCTTTTACTGCATTCGTCTCTTAGTCAACCACCTTAAACATAGATCAAGCAGCCTACTGTCACTATGCACCTTCATCTACTCATAGGCTTGATCAGAAGGATTTAAAAAATTAGAGGTACTTACGTATGCAACTTCCCTCCGCCCGATACTAGGATCTCTTATGATCTGCTAGCCGTTGCAGCCTCTGCCAAGGCATCTCTGTTTTACTTAATCACTGGCAGGATCATAAGCTTATCAGATAGAGATTTTTGTAGAACTAAGCATCTACTCCCATTGTTATCAGTTATATAATATTTAACACATTCTATTAAAAATACCACTCTGTAACGCATGCCCTTGCAGTGGTATTAATTTCGTTATAATAAGCTGGCTTTCCCTATTAAAAGATCTCTAAACCTAAACTACAGAATTTAGAAGTAAAGTTATTCAATTAGAGATATCCTTGCTGTACCTTTTGTATTTACACATTTGTTAATCTGGGATAATATAACTCATGCTAACTAAATACTCATGGCCTCGACTCAAGTTATTCTACTCCTTCCCTCTAAACTTATAACGAGTGGACTCCCTTAGTAGACAAAGGACTCATCAATAGATTAACCACTTCTATTGACCTGCAGTTTAACTCTCCGAATCTCACGGAGTAATCCATGCAACTGTACATAGATCTTGTTCTTTTATTATACGACACAAGTCATCGTAGAAGAATTACAACTTCTTCAAATGGTTCACCCTAAATAATTACAGAACTTATTCCTTCAACACTAAACTGACAGACCATGTTGAAGTTAGGATACGGCTAGTTTTAATTATTCAGAATTGCCTTAACTCCCCTCAAATTCATTATAGGCTTATTATAATTGAATTATGGGTTTATCCATAATAGTTTAGGTTTGTGTTAACCCTCTTAAGTCCGTAGGCTATTTTTCTTGAGCTTCAATAGCATTATCATCGACAAATTCATCTACTAAAGATTGCCCAATATCATTCGTCTCAATATCTTCCATGCCTAAGCGTATTTAGTACAAGATATAATTGTTATTTTACTTGTAGAATAATTTTTGTGCTTTTTGTATTGCTTCCTCATCAGAAGTTGCAATAACAAAAGCAAAACTTTGAACTGGTAAATTATCCTCGTTATAAAAATAATATTCTACACAATATTTACTTCCTACCATTTTTAGTTGTAATTTGAATGGCTCTATATACACCATAAATAATAAGAAGTGTATTGATAATGGGAGTCAATAAGATAATAAATTCTCCTGTCGTAAATAAGTTAAAAATTTGCGACTTGAAAAGTTCTCGATCTTTAAAGTATACTGCAATTATTATCATTACAATAACTACGAGAGTTATTTTATATATAAACCAAAACATAATTTTAATTTTTAATTTTGGATGTGAAACAGGACTCGAACCTGCGACCCTCAGCTCAACCTGCCGCTCTACCAACTGAGCTATTCACATCTTTTCACTAACCTTCTTACTATATGTTTTACTGCAACAACATCATAATAATATCCGTTAGCGTCCCAAATAGGTTGCAGCCTATATTTTATTAAAAATCTGTATCTCTTATTTGGTCATTGATACAGTTCGAACTCTCAAGGATGCAAGTATTAGAATCAATTATGCTGCCTTATGTTATCCTAACAGAAAAATTCTGTACAGCAGTGGAATCATCTAAATTCACCAAATCTTTTACTGAAGCCTGAAAGTATACGTAATTTTATTCAGTTACCTGAGTTTCTACCTCTGCAGGAGTCTCTTCCTTCTTAGGAAAATGAGTAATCTCCTTTATAGTGATATTCCTCGTAATCTTATCCTTGATATAGATTTTCTGAACACGAGTATGTGTTCGATAATCCTCACGTTTTGCAGCTTCGAGTGCCTGAATACGAAGCATGCGTCTTACCTGTCCAATCGTTGACATCTTCTTTCTTTGTTTTAGTTATAGATTCGAGATTTGAGTGTTGCAATCTCACGCTCCATGCGTGCGATTTCTTGATCGTAGGGAATAGTTTTTCCCGTAATCAAATTCCTTTTGTCTTCACCTGCTTTTTTGAAAGCTTCATACGTAACTTCCAGGCGAGCAAGAGCACCTTTGCGACGGACATTCAGTCCAGGTTTTCCACCCTTCATACTGTTAATTTATTTATTATTAATTATAGATACAACTTCCTACATTATTCTGTAAAGACTTTTTCGTATAAACAACAAGTCATTAACAAATCATACAATCTGTTAATGCAAATGTGAAGAACTTGATTTGTCTCTGTATTTACAACAAAGCCTTTAATTTGAACAATACGAAAAGGAATTCCTTTAATGAGTACAGCTTTATTAGAAGCTGTTGTAATACAAGAAATAATCATAGTTAATTAACCCATCTGATTTTTATACGAGGATTTTCTAAAGGATCATAAAAGATACTTCGAATCTGACCTTTGTAGTGATTCATTACTTCAATACAGTAGTTATCGAATACTTCAGCAGGAATCTTTTGCATACCTGCTTCTACTCGATAAATATTATCGAGTGAATCAAGTTCATGCATTACAGATATTGTAATCTGATTACGTTCGAACTCAGAAATAGGAGCTACTTTAGATACTTTTACTCCATCCTGAGGAAACTCTGTAATAGTTACTACTTGATCTTTAGGTTTAGAAACAAGTAATAAACAGGAAGTCAGAATAATTCCCATGAAGAGAATTAATCCTATAGCTTTACCTAAATTATTCATTTTCTTAAAGTTGTTATGGCGAGGCTGAGATAGTGACCATCACCGACCTACGTTCATACAAGGACGCTAGGCGACCCTTGTTAATCACACCTTCGAGTGGTAGTAGGCATAGAGTAAACTCTATTAACGTGCCGATTAACAAATAAAAACCAGAAATTATCGCAACAGAGCACTATATGCAAGTTCCCACTCCTTACGATTCTCAACGCTCGGAACCTGAAGATTACCGATACGTTTGAGATACGTTTGAATATTAGGAATCTTGTTCCAGACATGATAGAAAGCGAGAACAATGTCTCGTCGAAGGACGATCTTATTGTTCAACTTTTCTGCGATCTGAATGAGAGCAGCAGCTTTCTTACATGCTTCCATGTACTCTTCGTTAGAGATCTCCAAGAGACCGTTGTTGAACTTTCTCGAAGAGTGCGAACCCTTGATCAGTTGAATAGCTGCCTTGAATTCGAACTCAGGGAAAGCTTTCGTGAAATCCTGGAGCTGCTGATAGCCATGAAGACCTTTTTCCAGATAAGCTTTCATGTAGTCAGTGATTACCCAGTTTGCATGTCCTGCATTGAACTTGATTGCGAGATTCAGAGGAGATGCATCCGAGTTGATAATAATCACTCGAATTGCAGTTTTGTTCTGCGGATACTTCTCTTTCAGCATACGAAATGCTGCGAGACGATTCTGACCATCGAGAACTTCACCGTCTGCAGAAACATAGATAGGCGGCATCCACTCTCCATCGAGAAAAGCTTTGAAGATTCGATTTACATGAGCTGTTCTCAGAGTACGATTCCCTGGAATGAACGAAAGATGTTTTACGTTTTCTACGAGATAACACTTCTCAAAGGGAGTACGACTCGAAAAAAGATCTTTAGACATAATTACAATTTTAGATATTGTTAAACTTAAAGGATTTTAAAAATCTCCAGGTCATGGCAACCACACTATCGCTCGCTGGATTAAAATCGTAGTTTTCATCTAACTAATGCCAACTGAAAAGTTATATGGAACTAGGTGTGTTATATAATCAAATGCAAACAGGGGTTTCTAAAAATGGATCTTAGTTAAGCTCAGAGAGGTAGCTCACTCTCACTAAGATCCAGCTACTAACTATGGAAAATACATATTATTCTTCAAGTTCATCAACTAACTTAAACTGAAGTGCAGTTTCGTAGTTCAACCATACGCCTTCTTCATTTTGTAAGTGCATGACTCTTTCAACTTGTTTTTCAGTTAAAGCTGACTTTCTTTTGAATATAGTTTTAAGTATTTTATTAGAAAATGCAAGATCTTCTTTAATAATACCTAAAAGTCTGAAAGTAATTGCATTACTTGTATTAATCCGAGGAGTATGAATAAGGATTTCTGCATCTTTATCCATATATCTCTTTTTCCTGCTTGAGCAATAATAGTTGCTGCAGAAGCCACTTGACCATGACAAAAAGTAGTAACTGGAATGCTAAGAGAAAGAAGATAGAAGTAAATAGCTAAAGCTTGATATGTACTTCCTCCAAGTGAATTGATGTGAATAGTTAATTCACGAGGTTCGTGTTTGATTACTAACTTAGTAAGTTCTTCAAGTGTAGAGATGCGATTCTTTCGAATTCGCAACCATTTTCGGATACCTATAGTGCCTTCAAAATATACTTCCATTACTCTTTTAGTCAATTTTAGATTTCAATTTTATGTACTCGGTACGGGATTCGAACCCGTGATTTCAAGAATGAAAATCTTGCGTCCTAGGCCAACTAGACGAACCGAGCGAATCCGATTTTTATAGAGATCGGATTCGCTCTTTAAAATGAAAAAGTGCAATTACAGACATTTTAGTGGTATAGCTTCCGATCAAAGAAGCTATACCTAAACGACAGATTCCAAAGAGAGTTCTGCCTTCTCTCCAGCATGTAAAAACTTTAATAATAAAGAATTACAATTACTACTGTTACGGTTAATCAACATATAAGATTACGATCATCTGTCGTACTACAGTCAACATTACAGATCAATCTTACTAGCTAGGTAAGATAATAATTCTTATATGACCTCTAACTCGAGGGTTTTCTTCTTTTCTTGTCTATATAACTCACTCAACTTTCTAGACTAGCTAATCTGAAAGGCAGACATTACGAGCTAACTGGTTATTGTCTATAGATAAATTTCGTCCCTATTGAAAAGAAGTTTGGTAATTCTGCCATTTTCCTTTGCTCCACATTTACGTATGTGAATCCACGCTATCCAGCAAATTCTCTATGTTACCATAGAGTCTCTATCCCTGTTAAACCGCTTGGTAGTTCGACACTTAACAGTCTTCCGCATCTCTTATATAGGCAATATTAATTGGATTACATCAATGTTGCTAGCATATATTAGAAATAACCGTAATTAACTTGCGTGCAATAGGACAAGTGCCTTCCTATTCAACACACCTAATTTCTTAGGCATTTTTATGTTTAATTTCTCCAAATAAATTATTATGAATAAAAAATAAATCCTACATATTCGGACCGTCTCTTGCTTTCATATTCTAGCTTGTTAGTGCAGGTGAGTTACTTCTGCAATTTGTTCACTCGAATTAAATCAGAGGAAATAAAATTAAACTAAGAACTTTTAAGCATTAAAGCTAGCCTACTGCGAATTTCATAATCTAGATTTATATATTTAGATAAAAAATGTCAAAAAGAAACAGTTTTAACAATAGAGGGTACTACCAATCCTGCTCACGCAGACATCTCTATTAACTATCCAATTCGGAATAAAATTCAACTTGGGGAGGAGGATTTATATTCACAAATTAGTCCTTAGACCTTATGTGTAGATAGACTGTTCCTGGCGTTTACGAGTTGTGCCAGGGTTGCTCGTTGTTAATGGTTCAGTCACGGCAAGATAGCCCCAAAGGTTCTCGCTATGAATTCATTAACTACAAAGAAAGGAGGTGGCTTACCAGCCAGTTTCGTATTTGAAATGACACTCGTCGAGCCATTCCTGAGCTGCAGGAACAGAGATTTCGCCGATCACACGCTTTTTGTCTTGCATCATGCTGAGAAACCAGCCACGAGGAGTTTTGAAAAGCGTCTGAAACTTGTGTCTCGCATTTTCTTTCGGTGCGCGAAAAGCCTTATAGTTCGGCTTCTCTGCTTTGAGACATGCGAAATCTTTCTTTCGCATAGTTTTCTTAGAAATGAACATAATTACAATTTTAGATATTGTTAAACTTTATTTAAGAGTTTTAATGTCTAAAATAACTTTTTCAAGTGTTTCAATAACTTGATTTTTTATTTGAGACTGTTTGCATTCTTGAGATGCAATTTCTTGATCACTAGGTATTTCATTGAATTTTTCTTGAACTATTTTAAAATATTCCTCAAATTCTTCTTTTTTGAAATTATGCTTTTTACAAAGTCTTTTACAAAATTCTTCAGAGTCTTTGGTATGCAAGAATAAAATAAATTCTTGAACAAAAAGCTTAAAAATATTATTCTTACAGAGCATATTATTTAAAATTAAAATTTTGTTAGACTTTTATTAAAAAGATTCATATAATCTCATTGTACACTGGATAACTTAGAATCACTAACTAGAAAAACTATTTTCCTAATCAAGTTTGAGAATCACTCTTATTATCTCATACATAAGGCTGATGAGGCACATATGCGACCTATGTAAGCTCTGCAGAACTCATAGGATTTTTTGTACCGAGAACGGGAGTCGAACCCGTACGGCCATTACTGACCAGGGGATTTTAAGTCCCCTGCGGCTGCCATTTCGCCATCTCGGCATCCAATATTTATTCCTTACGTTTTCATACTATAATAATTACAAGAGCAATTAAAAGAGATAAAAAATGCCATAATGAAGAAAATTAGTTGCGGAGTCAGGATTCGAACCTGAATCTCCTGGGTTATGCGTGGCCCAGGCTGGTTATCCAGTTACCATGCGCAATACACTCCGCGATATAGATTAATGTTTGAAACTCCAAGTTCCATTGTGATTTGGAAAAGATATCGCTTCCACAATTCATTAAATAATTATTACTACCGTCTTGAGCAATAATATAACTCATAATGTACTCACTTCCTTTGTGACAGTCAGTTAAGGAATATATACATTACTTGTCGACCTACTGTACTTCGCTCCCTTACACTATTCGACGAGTGTGAAAAGCCAATTTCGGGTCTTATTTATACTCGTTTAAACCCTACTTACATTAGGTAAACTAATCATAGTAAATCCAGACATTAGTTTCTGGTAATCATCAGCAGGATTTCGAGTTTATGTATGTTTAAAGTTTGAAACTTTGAATTGTCAAATTATAAAATAACTAATATTACCAAAAGCGATTGTTTAAACTTCAAAATAGTAATTGAAATTATTATTATTGAGGAGTAACTTTCTGAATGTGAGAATAATAGATATTTTACATGAAGGAAGTTGGTCTGACAAATTGACAGTTTTAAAAAGAGTAGAGGATGAATAACAGTGTGATAATCAACGACTTACACCGATCACTTCACCCTCTACTTCAGTCACAACATGACATTTTGTCAGGTGTTTCTGTCATTTTGTCATGTCAATATGTCAAAGAACTATTATTACTATGCAATCGCAGTTAATCTCGGTTAAGATATATAGTTAAAGCGATCGCGGCAATTACTACAGCTGCCCAAGGACCACAAGCCATGACTATTACTGTAGCAATCCATCCAAGCATAATCAAGCCAAAGATTATACCGAGTATTACTTTAATTGCATCCATAATCTTTAATAAAAATGTGGGAAGAGCTCATCACTTCTCTTCCCACGGTCACTAATCATCTAAACTCATCAAATCATCACTAGGGCCTATAAGTCCGATCAAAGACTTATAGACAATGGACACATCGTACAATGTACCACATGTCATACCGTCCTTTTTCAAGGACTCAGAAACTTTCTGGATTACTATATCAGCTATCTGCATTAGCTACATATATTCTACCCATATTAGTTTCTAAACAGTTAAGAGGCCGTACTCACGACCCCTTAACTGTAATTTGACCGTTACGCATACTCGAGAACGGGTACTTCGCGCTCGGTCAGTTCATCGGTTGCGACACCGTTGTTGAACTTACGAACCTTGATCTTCGTCATCTCCTTGCACGTCAGCTTCTTGCCACACGTCTTGACTACACGATCGTAGTCATTCTCTGCCTTCTGCAGATCCTTACATACAGGACCGACGAAGTTGCCCTGATAGTCCATGCGACGAAGTGCTGCGACCGAGAAATAGCCGTCCTGACCGTTTCGTTTCACTACGAGCAGTGTTTCAACTGCATCACTGTTCGGACGAACAGTACGAGTGAAAAGCTGAATATCAGCTTTCGTGTCAGGAAATTCGACAACTTCATTCGGTGCGATACCGTAGGTTACTATACCTATACCCTTTTCCTTCAGGAATTCGGGAGACACTTCTGCTACTACACGCCCACCAGGAGCTGCAATCTTCGGCAGATTTTTTACTTCAGAAATTTTCATGTTTTATAAATAAATTAAATTAAACTTCTATGTACTACAATCACGTTTATTTTATACTTGTGATGTACTACGAACTTGTCGGGAGCTTTGGTACCTGTTGGTGGCTTTGGTTGATGGAAAAAAGAAGGAGAGCAGGGATTGCTCCCCACTCTCCAGTTATTATGCCAGTTCCTCGAATAACGAGACTGGTTTGAGGTCAAACTCTCCCTCCAGCTTCTCACGGTCCTTGTTGAACCGCTGGAACTTAAAGGACTGGTTCTCCGTGACTTTGAGCCGCTTGCCTGCGAGGAGTTGGGTGACCTCCAACGCATCACCGCAGGTGAGTATGCGCAGATTGAGGTCGTGTTTCTCGCGAATGGCCTCCATGTAGTCCGTGCGACCTTCAGGTGCGATCTGACAACCGCGCTGAAACGTGCTGAGCGGGAACCAGCGCCACACTCCGTTGATGCAGCAAAGGATCATGAGACCCCGAACGGTAATCTCCTCACCGTCTTTGTTGACGGTCTTAAATTCCTTCCCCTGCTTGATGAGCTGGATATCGAAGTCCTCAAACTCGACCGTATCACCCTTCAACAGCAAGTTCTGGGTAAAAATAGTCTTCGACTTCAAGATCTCGACAGTTACGTCATCGAATCCCCTGTTGACTGCATCCTGCAGCATTTCGGCCCTCTTGGCGCCTTTTAATTGTTTCATAAACGTGATGAGTTAAAGATGAATGATTAGTTAGTGATTCGCTACCTTTCAGTAGCTTTTGTTATTTGACCAGTGCTCGAAGTGCTTGTAGCTTAGCTTCGAGTCCTGCAATGTACATCTCAACAATTACATTGAGCGGAGTAGTAACAGTCGATAAAGCTTTTACAGTGTTGTGAGAAATAGCTTCAATAGAAGCTATTTCATCTGCAACACGTTGGGTTCTGTCATCCATAGCAAAAGCTATTAAAGAAAGGGCTTTGAGCCCTTTCTTGATTACACCTGCCCACATATCGCGAGCAACATCCATGAGTGCACGGTCTTCTTCCGTGACCTTGTCGACGTTCTGCAGCTTGAGCGGCTCCTGATAAGTGTAACGAGGTCGAGCAGTGCCACAATTGTGAACATCCGACATAGATTCTGCTTCGATGAGCAGGTTGTGAAAAACAGTCTGTACCATGGTTTGATAGTTTGATGAGTTTCCGAGAAGCACTATTGCTATCTAAATAATATTCAGATATTTTGGTAAAAAGAAAAAAAAATCTATCTCGGATTTCTCCGAGATAGATTGAGGTGGTTAGCGTTTCCACACGACCTTGCCAGTGTTCCACTCGCGGATGTCGAATGTTACACTCGTAGAGTCTTCATACGCTTTCTCGCGCGCGATGACATAGTCGTCATGGTTGTAGCTGCCGTTCCTTCCAGCATTGGCGTCTTCCTCGGTCTTGTACCAGCGAGTTTCGGTTCGTGTGTAGTTGATAGAGCAACAAACCGTTCCTTCGAGCAGATTTACGGTAGGCTCGCCCATGAACGAGAGGTTGGTGTAGTTGCTGCGGTTGCAGGTCAGTTCAACCTGGTCTACAGGACGAACCGTGAGTTCTGCAGTGCCAGTGAGGATGGCAAGCGCGTTCTCTCGAGTCTCTTCAGGATGAGCCTGAATGAGAGCTGCTATGTGCTCAGTGAGCTCAGCAGGGTTTGCCGACGAAATGGAAGTAGCGACGATCGATTTGATAAGTGCGATGTTTTTCATAATGGTATTAGATGAAAAAGTTTAACATATAGACAGTTCAGATGCTTTGGTTTCTAAAAATAGAACTTTTGTCAGAAATATTTTACTCGAAAAAATTTCGATTTTCCATCTGAAACCCCCAGGGGGAGTTTTAATAGAGTATCCATATGTGTATACAATATATACAATATTCGTATGTATACATGATATCCATACACAAATCTCTTTTTCTAAACTCAATGGGGGGGGGTTGTTTAAACAACCCAACAGGTATATAGATCTGTTCGAGCGCCTCCGCGAAGCGAGAACATATATAGATAGGTATCTCCCAGGGCATATAAGTGTATCTCCCAGGGCACTTTTTTAAAATAGGTGTATCAAAAACGACACCTTAGTGTATCTCCCAGGGCTATTTTTAAATTGAATGTACTATATCAAATTCTTATACACTTTAAATAAATATTGGTATAAATATTTGGTAATATTAAATAAATGTTATATCTTTGTAATATTAAAAATATTAATTTATGGATAATAAAGTACAACACATTCAAGTCCCTCATGATTTGGGGGTTGCAAAAGAAATTAAAATGAATCCTACTGATTATCTCATTTATGGTTATATGAGAAAAAATATGGATAAAGATACATTCCAAACTTTTGTTTCACTAAGAACTCTTGCAGAATTAGCAAGAGTATCTATTAATACAGTGCAAAGTAGTATTAAAAAACTAAATGCAGCAGGTGAAATTAAAATTCTAGAAAAGAAAAAGGTAGGAGTAATATTTATGAGATTCAAAAATCGGGAAGATATTTTGAAAGATTTACTTACGAGTTTATGGATGCTGAGAATACTACTCCTGAAGAAAAAGGAGTTCTATTAGCAATGCAACAATACACTAGTACAAATGATGGACAATTTGCTATTACAACTAAAACTAATAAAGAACTTGCAGCAAAAATGGACATAAGTACTAAAGTATTAACTAGAGTATTTAGACAATTAGAAGATAAAGGTATTTTAATTACAAGTAGAACATCTGCTTTAGATAAAATATCAGGATTACGTAAATCTGCTAAACTTATTGATTTATCTTTAGTATGTCAAGCAATATTATTTGTAAATCAAAAAGTAGATCAACATTCAGAACAGATTGAAAAACATTCAGAAGATATTAAAAATCTACGTAAGGAAATTATGAAATTAAAACAAGAAAATGAAAAACTTTTAAGTAGATTAAATACTAATTCTGATTTTAATTTTGCATAATATGGATACAACAAATATGACTATAACAGATAAGACTACAGCAGATTTGTCGGGTACTATTTCATTTCCTGGAAGTATAATTAATACAACACCTAATCCATATATAGGTATGGTAAGTACTATAGGGGTAGCGAGTGCTATGGCAAACTCAGTAGGTACTACAGTAACTAATCTAAAAAATGAATTAGAACAAAGAATCGCAGCTTTAGAAAGCGTAACAAGTTATTTATTATCTAAAGTTTCTGAATTAGAAAATAAAGTAGATAATTTAACATCTAGAATTTCTGAATTAGAGAATTCAAATCGTTGTAAATTAGATCCAGAAATAGGTGCTGTAATTTGTGATTTATAAAAATAATGTATATATTTGCAAAATAATATAAAACAATTATTATGAACGATATCACATACAGACCATTCATACGAGATAGTGCTTTAGGAGATATTAATATTCAAATTCCAAATCTTGAAATACCTGTATATAAACCCAGATATTCTCAACCTTTGGAAGATGATACAGAGACAGAAGTACAATCTCAAGTAGAAGAGATAAGAAATCCAGAACCAATAGTTCAAGAAACTACAGTTCATAAATTCAATTCTAAAAAGGATTTCAAAGATACAATGCTTCCTATTTATGAAAGATTATTAAAATCAAAAGGTTTAAATCCTGCATTTGCTAAATCATTAGTAGCACAAGACGGATTAGAATCAGCTTGAGGTTCTAAACCTGCAGGATCATATAATTTTGGAGGTATTAAAGGAAAGGGAACAACTAAACGAACTAGAGAAGTTATTAATGGTAAGGATATTTATATAAATGATCAATTTAGAAATTTCAAATCACTTGAAGATTATGCAAACTTTAAAATTGATCTATTAAATAATAAACGTTATAACGCATTCTCTGGAGATATAAAAGAATTTGCAAATAGAGTTCATAGAGGAGGATATGCTACAGATCCAAGATATGCAAATATTTTAAATCAAGTTATAGCTTCTGCTAAACATGGAGGAGTATTAAAATTTCAACAAGGAGGAATTCAAGAAGGAAAACAGTGGCTTGAAGATTGATATAAATCACGTAAAGGTTTAGTAAAACAAAATGTTAAACAAGTTCTACCAATTCCTCTCCCTGTAACTGAATCTTTAGTATTTAATGCACTTAAAAGAAATTTAGATCTTACTAGAGCAAAGATAAATCCGAGTAAAGTCCCTGATAATGCTTCAGGAGTTTATTATCCGTTTGGTAGAAGAATATTTTTAACAGATGGATCAACTAGTACTGCAATTCATGAATGAACTCATAGTAGTTTACCTGATGCACAAGAGAAAGTAATTAAGAAGTATCAAGATAATTTTGGAGATACTGTCTATGATAATAAAACAATCGTTCCTGATGAATATTTAGATAATCCTCAAGAAATTTATGCTAGATTAATGCAGTTAAGATATAGTATTAATGCAGATCCTAATCATAAATTTACTAAAGAAGAAATACAAAATATTAAGAAGGAACATTTAGATCATTATACTCTTACAAATAGACTTAAAAATTCAGAAGGTAAAGGTAGTTTCTCAGTATCACAATTTGATAAAGATGGAAAGATAATTCAATCAGAACCATTTAATCCCGAATATAAAATTGTACCTGAAGAGTCTACAGTTACTCCACATTATAATAAAGAGAATACATATAATTTATTGAATAGATATAGTGATGATTTCTTACTTTATTTATTTAATAATGTAGCTCAAGCGCCTACTAAAAAGAAAGATACTACATTATATGCTCAGTTGGGATTAAAAATACCTAAATATCAAAATCCTTCAAAGCCGATTGAACTTCCTCCTTTAAATTCAGAGGGTATAGTTGGTAATTCAAATGTAATAAAAGATCAAAGAATTAATAAACTAATAAAAGATGTTAGTTTATGAAATACAAATAACGATTTATCTAAATTAGAATTTAGAGATAGTTTAATGACTAATCCAACTAAAGCACTAGATTTTTATAATGAATATAAAACTGCTAGGCAGAAAGGAGATATAGAAACATTATATAATTCTGGGAAAACGTGATATGAACCAATAATGGTAAGAAATTCAAACTATGAATGAGCAAAAATAGTTACAGATAACTTTAAAGGCAATGACTCACAAATAAATGCAGTATTAGCAAATACATATACCGAAACTCAAGGATGAACTAGGTTAAAACAAAATAAAAAGGGTCCAGCAAAGGGTATAATGATGTTTGAACCAAAAGCTCTAGAATTGTATAACAAATGATTAAATGGAAGAGAAGATTCTATTGCACTACAAGTTCAATATGTTTCTGAGTTATTTAATGAAAAAAATAAAATACTTAAAACTCCTTGAGATAGAGCCACCGAAAAAGATAAACAAAAAGCTCTTAATACATCTGAAAAAGACATAGACAAATTAAAAGATTGAGAAAGAAGCATTTTTATGCACAAAGGATATACTACAGAGCAAGCTTGGCAGGATTGAGAAAGTGGAGATCTAACTAGAGCTACTAAAGCATTTGAAGCATTATTTCTTAGAGCAGGAAAGCCTAATCTAAATAAAAGAATAAGAGCAGGAGAAGCTATAAATAAGTACTGGTATGGAAAACAATAAATTATATGATAAAGTAATAACAAAACTGCAAGATAAAGATACTCCAAAAATTGAATTAAAAGATTATGGTTTTTATAAAAATGCAGCTGTAACTTTTATTAAAGATTCAAAAGTATATTATGCAGTTTTAAATAATGGATCTAATGGTAGTGAAAACTCTATATTAAATCCAATGAAAGAGGTAGTTTCAATTATGGAACTATTAAAACAGGAATATCAAGAAATAGATGATGTCACAATTTGTGATGTTATAATTGATATTCTAGATGACGTTTATACTTGAATATTTCTAATATATTTAAAATAAACTGATAAATACATAAATATATAAATACATGTTTGCATTAAGAAAAATTTCAAGTAATGGAGGTGAAATAAATTTCGATTTAGGAGACTATTATAGTTTAATTACAAAAGAACGTTCTCCAGAAGAATTTGAAGATAAAATGAAAGATCATCCTAATTATGATGAAGCTTATGCCTTTATTTACTGAAAAGATGGAGTATTACCATTATATAGAGGACAACAAAACTATATTGTTTCTGAAAATGGGGCAACTTATAGTAACTTAACATATAAATAATATGAAAACAATGACTTGAAAAACAAAATTAATTATTGCTGCAATCGTAATTGCTTTAGTATTAGCAGGTTGTGGCATTGTATCAGCTATGAGCTTTGGAAGTCTTTTACTAGCTTTAACTAGCTTTATAGTAGGTTCTGCTTGTGGGTGGTATGCAAAAAATATTTATGATAAATATTTCAAAGATAAGTAATGAAAATATATAAAATATTCTACATATTAGGATTAATGTTTATGGCATTATTCTTTTTAAGTACGCTAAACTCAGCAGTGCCTTTATATGCATTGCTGAGTTTAGTATCCTTTATAATTAGTGGAAAATATTATAAAGAAGATGATTAAACAGTTTATATCACAAAATATCACTGGGGGGGGGGGTACTACTATAAGTTATGTAATAGGAGCAACTCTTTTTAGTAAAGGAGTATCAGAATTAGTATACGTTGATGAAACTTATGCGCATCACCTTTTAAAGAGATGAAATAATGAGTTAATAACGAATTTTACAATTGAAGTTCCAAAAAATATATTAACTTCTAGTTGAGGTCTTCAATTAAAGTGGATAAATCCTGATTATGATGATGATTATAAGAGTTTTATTCAATCTTCTGTATATATGGATGGAACAGACATTACAAATTATGCTTATATTGAATCAAGCACTGCATCTGATCCACATATTAATTTTAATGTTCTAACGGATGTTGGAGTTATTAGAAAAAATCTAACTATTACAATTAATCAACTTCCTATCAATGTATTCTATTTAACTTATAATTCTATTAATAAGCCAACTAGTTCATTTGTTAATTTCAACCTTAATTCTAGTCTAGGTGTTACCGAATCAACAACCTGTAAACTAACTTATGGAACTGAAGGTGCAATTACTATAAAAACTGTAACATTACCAGCTGGAGAAAATATAGTAAGAGAACAAACTGGAACATTTTTTGCTACACTTCCATTAAATATGTATATTACTCCAAAAGAGTCTTCTAATATATTAAATAGACAGAATCTTTATTCTGGATTTGTTTGTATGAATTTTGATGACGCTTACTTATATAATTCTACACCAGATGAACTTTTAAGTTGAAAAGAGGTTAGAACTAATTTCTGAGATAATAATATAAGTAAAACTAAAGTTACATTAACTTTAACAACTACTGATGGAGATATTGTAAGTGCTCTTACGATGTTATCTATAGATAATAAAACTTTAATGTTCTTCTTTGATCCTAGAAGTAATATATATAACCAAGCAGTTGAATCTATGACTTTTAAAGACGAATATTTAGGGTATAATCTTAGATATGAATTCCCAAGTAGCACTTCTGCCTGAACGACCCAGATACAATTAAATGGACAATTTATAGGCCTAACAAATATTGGAACCTTAGAACCTGTTCCATTTAGGGGAAAATATAAAATATAATAAAAAAGGAACCCAATTGGGTTCCTTTTGTTTTAAGTTCTCATTTCTACACTAAATACTTCGAAATTAATCTCTACGTTTTCTCATTTTGGAAGACTGACTGCAGTTACAAATCCTCATGAAGAAGACATAACTAGATGACAATCAACATCATTGTGTGTTTCTATTTCGTTTGTATCTATATTTCTTATTGTAACATTAACTCTTCCTATATTATCCATTCCAAGTACTTCTATACCATCCTTCTATACCACATATTGCAATAAATATAAAATAGGTCAGTTCTGGGTTTATTAATATAGGATCTTCTTCCTCTTTCGCTAAATAATAGTTTGCATTTTGTCCTCAAGATTGATATACTTGTGGTGGATAAGATACAGGTAAGAAATCAGAATACATTCCTTCATTTAAGGATAGTTCTTCAGAAATAGCTCCTCCATCTTGTGTTATTAAGTATAATTTTGCTTCTTATGTATTTGGGAATGCAGTTAAAGTTCCTTCGTATCCACTATTTCTTTGTTACAATAAATGTAGCACCAACAGAATATACTGTAGCATCATTAAGAGTAGCTATATCTTGTGCAAATAGTTTAGTATTATTTCCAAGATCTTCTGATTCTGTAAATATCATAAAGAACCCTTCATTTGAATAATTCATAAGGTTCTGCATACATGTATAAGAGCTTGCATTACTAATTACAAAATGACATGTAGAAGAACCTGCTCTTATCATTAGGTCAGACTCACCTATTCATTGATTCCAATCTGCAGGCATTATAACACATTCTTCTGAATATTTATTTCCCAGCATAAAAGTAAGTGATGCAAATGCTGCTAAAGAAGAATTCTTTGGATTTCCACTAAGGCCATTAGTGCCATTAAATAAATCTACAGGAGTATCTAATTCTTGTATAACAGAGTCTCCTGTAAAAAAAAAATTTCTAAATTCAGAATCAGGAAATTCTGTTATATTAAAAGCAATCGGATATCCAAAAATGTCTCAACTTCTTTGAATCTCTTCTATAACATTAACATTATAAGGTG